GAGGCTTGTCAATGTTAGTTATTCGTAGGCTCTCAAAGTATATAAGTGTTAAGCTTTGTTAATCATGGTTATATAATAGCTATTGTTGCTCTAGTGTAATGTAATCCCTTTAACGTTTATAATCTCATACAAAGGAAGTGACAATGTCTCGCTGTTATTACCTGTGAACTCTACCCATGATGCCGCTTGTTCTTGTACATCATATATAATACGTTCTAGTTTAACTAGGTCTGATGTAACAAACTCCTTTAACGTATCATTTGCCCCTACCTTCTTATACTCTTTGTATACGATATGAAAGTGTGATACATCCTCTTTTAATACCTCTGCTATTTCATTCCAGTCCATAACCTCTACTGATGAATAGTATCTGATTGTCATGACATAACCTCCTTATATAGTTCTATTCTTTTATCACGTGCTCTTTGTTCTTCTAATACCTTTGTAATTGCTCTATACACGGGATGGTTATATTTTACGTTATCTTTGTTTTTATTATTCATTGAGTGTAATCGAATATCTATTACCGTTTGTATTAATGTAATTGCCTCATCAATTGGCACTGTTACAAATACACGTTCTTCTAGTGGGTGCGCGAATACTGTTGTTTCTTTTAGTGTTTGTTCGAACTCTCGTTTGATGTGTATAAGCATCCAGCCTATTGCCTCATCAAAGCTGTTGAAGTTACAATTGAGTTGCTTAATGTCTTTGATTGATTCAGTTGCTTTCTGTATCCATACTTGTTCTTTAATGCTTAGTTCTTTTACAGTGTCTACATTGATTGTATAATCCGTATGCCCTGTTTGTAAATATAACATGATATGCTTTAATGCTAAACGTTTAACCACGGTTAACTCATGACCTTCGAAACTATACATAATATTAAGCACCTCTCTTTACAATTACGAATGGATTTCTTGATAAATACTTTTGTAGTGATTCTTCGTTTGAGAAGTCTCTCTTTTCCTTTACACCTGATAGTACATCAATCAAGGTTACCGTTAACATATTACATTCCCCCTTGTATTGAACTGTTTATGAATTGTCTTTCTCTAATAGCTCTATCATTGTTGGTATTGTTTCTTTTCTTTCTAATGATACCCGCATGTACTAATCCTTGTGTTATCATATCATCTTTATTAAAGTATGCGCTGATATTATCGCGTCTGTGTTCTTCTTCTCTCAGTTGTTTTAATCTTTCCTTACTCCGTTTGATGATATGTTCTAGTGTAACGATTTGCGTATCTAGTTCTTTATCTGTCCAAGTACTTATATCATTTACTTTGTTTCTTTTTGTCATATACACCTACACCCTTTCATTATGTGTTATATACTATTTATTGTTTAGTCTTCGTTTAGATAATATTCTTCGTAGCTGAAGATATTTCCCCCGAGGTCTTTGTTTGCTTTATCACATCTAGCCTTTGCTTTCTCCTCTGTACTATACACCCCTTCAAATTCATTCTTATCATATCCGTAATCAGATGTAACAATGTATACGTATATCTTGCCATCTTTTATTGTAAGCTCTTTTAATAAGTCTACTAATGATAAACATATTGCTAGTTCCTTTTCTTTTGTCATGATATATGCTCCTTTCATATCGTTTAGTTTAAGTACATGATTTGATAATCAATATATCTTCCATGGGGATAACTAATATATTCCCCTCATAGTCAACGAATCGAATATGTGTTACCTTTAACGCTGTACTGTATACAATCTCATGTAGCTTGTACACTGTTGTTACTAAGAACTTTCTTTCTTGTTTCCCCTCTTTACGTCGAATATGTGTTACCATAAAGAATTGTGTGTCTCTTGTTCTTGCTAGTGTTTTCATGATAACATCATAGCTTGTTATCTCCTCTGACTTGTACAGACCTAACATTATTATACCTCGTATTCTCTCTCTATTCCTCCGACTTATCGAAGTTGATTGCTCTTACTACACTTATGTGTGCATTCTCTAAATGATTATTAATCTTTGTCCATTGTTCCATGCTTATTTCTTCTTGAATACACGCCCTTGTTAATACTTCCTTAACCTTCTCAATACCTTCTAATCCTGCGTATAGCTTAGCTCTCATTTGTTAAATCCCCCAATCTAACAAATCTAGAATTGTTTGTTTACTGTCTTGTGATGCTACAATGTCACTACTGTTGTATGAGAACGTGATAGTTTCATTCCAGTTATCAATTGACACTTCTAACTCGTTTGTACCATCATCAAAACGAATGCTGTTATCAATGTTAACCCCGTCAATGTAATCGTATAGTATATTTTCTTCTTTCTTGTCCAATAATACTGTATACTTGATACGCTTGTGCCTACTGTCTTGTACATCTCTAATGAATACGAATTCAAGTTTTAAATCACTTGTATTAGATGACTTAGTGAGGGTCAATGTATCGTTGTTGAACTCCTCACAGATTAAACAAATAGAAACGTCTTTTTGATGTCTCATGCGTTTAACCCCCTTTCTAACTCATCTCTAAACTTCCTGCACGTTGTACGGTTCAAGGCTATAGCGTCAACACCTATATAGATGTATGCGCGCTTTCTAGCTGCGTCTGATACAATTGCAACTGTATCCTTAATTTCATAACCTTTGTTAATTTCTTCATGTACATCTTCATACATACAGATAGATAATGTTTTGATAAGGTGTAACGTCTCAACACGTGATAGTAGTTGATGCTTTGTAAGTGGCTCCTCATTAAAGATTACATGCATGAATATGTTCGTCATGCCTTTGTCATTCATTGCCACTGTTAAATTATCACTTTCCAGTACATCACATACGATATGAAATTCATTTACTTTTGTCATTATAATCTACCATCCTTTATAATTGTTTTAGTTTAGTGTTGCGCGAAATACCAAATACCTTGTAATTCTTCTTTAGTAAACTTTGTAGCAGCTTTCTTATAATCCCCTTCACCTAACAAATTGACAAATGTTTCTGCCTTTTGTTCTCCGCAAAAGTCTGCACCATTCCAAACTCTTGACACCTTAATGTTATGCGGTAAAAACCTTAATTCATTATCAATTGCATGTACATATTCTAATTTATTAGCTGGTTTCATAGAGCAACACCTCCTACAGTGAAAAATTCATTTTTACGTGCCATAACCTCGGGTAACGGCTCGTTGTGGTATGCATAGCAAACATTTTTATAAAGTGTTTCCAATTCAATAATTTCCTTAACCCATGCTTTACGGTACTTAACAAACTCACTATAACGCATGTCCGTAGGAGCTAAACGAATAGCCTTATATAATCTTTCCTTTTCCTCCACAACATCAAGACCTAGTTCATAGATGCTTGTAACTTCCTCAATCTTAGTTGGAAAAGCCTTTTCTACTACAGTACCATTACTTAGCAAGATTTGTTTGATTTTCATATGTAACTACCTCCATTTATTTAATTGTTTATGTATTTCTTAACTGACTTCATTGTATCATATATGAAAGGGGCTGTGAACCCCTTATTTTAATTAATTGAAAGAAATGTTTCCTTTAACTCTATCCTTTTGGATTAAGTCCATAATCTTTTCAATTTGTTCAAGTACAAGGATAACTCCTGTGCCATTAAGCTCAATCAAAACTTCCTGTTCCTCAACATCATGACCGATACGCAAATCAATATCATTAATTTCATCATGTACGATACGTTCAACCATATTTCCCATAACACCAGTATTTTGATACATTGACAATAGAAGTTGCATGATTTTATCTGTAAAGGCTGCTGTTTGCTCTGGTGTTAGTTGGCGCTCAATACGCTCAACCGTTTCGCCCATGTCATCATGCATTAAGATTGAAATGTTTTCTTCAGCAGTAACACCAACATTCATGTAATCCGTACCAGAGCACACACAACCAAGACTAACCATTTCCACAACCGCTTTTAATTCTTTCATATGTAACTACCACCTTATATTTTTTTTTGTATTTCTTAACTGACTTCATTGTATCATGTCTGTATATTACTTGCAAGCACTTTTTTTATATTGTTTCATTATGTCGATACCTTCATGTTTAAAGCTCATCCAAGACTTATTATACCTGTTACCAACAGTAAGGAAGATAAGCCCCTTATCTCTTAATTTGTAACAGATTGCATAAAACTGACTAATACTTTTAAACTCGTTACCTGTATAACGGTACGCGTCTTTAACCTCAACAGAACTATATTTTGTTACTGTACAATTCCAATTATGCTTTACAGCTAGATTCATGCTAGACTTAATATGTCTAGCAAGTGCTAACATTGCATATAGCTCTAAACGTTCTACTTTCATGTGTAGCAACCTCCTTATAATTAAGTACAAGCTTAGATTACCACACATGAAATAGACCGTCAACACTTTTTTATAAGTCCTCAATAAATCTATTTAATCCCTCAGCGTCGTCCATCTCGTCCCATAACGCTGTATAGTATTTATCATAAACACTATCATTTACATACTGTCTTTTCTCTAGCTTGACAATAGCATCCATCTTCACTATAGTATCGATTAGTTTACCAGCTGGAGCACCTGTCTCAACCTCATATGCGTGTGGTAGTCGCTCAATGATAAGTACACGGTCACACACTTCTACGACTCTGCAAACATGTGTATATAAAGCCCCGTCATACTCACGATACGTTAGATTTATGAACTCTGTTTTCGCGTGTAAATCTAGTACAGCATCAAAAAAGTTTGCTGGTGTTTCCTTGATACGCTTGGATACAATGTAATTACGATATATTTCAGTCATTGTATTCAATATCCTTCCCAGAGAAGTAAACGTATGCATTTTCTAACATAAGAAACAAGCGGTAACCACCGTCGCGGGGCGTTCGTCCTCCTGTTACCCATCCGTCCACGGGGTGTTGTTGAGCTGTATTAAACTCTAGAATGTCCCATACACGTTTTACATCGTTGTTTGTTGTTTGCCCTAAAGAAATTACGAGTTGTTCCAAGTCCTCATATATTAGCTCGTACACTCTGGACTTATTGAACAAACGTTTTAAGGACTCTTTATTATATACAATGAGAGAACAATATAAGGTATTGCTTTCCTCCTCGGTTAAAGAGAATGATACCTTATTATCATCAGTAGGCGTAAAACCAGCGTGCACCATGCTTATTTCTCTATCTGTTAACCGTTTAACCATTAATTAACAACCTCCTGTGTTAACTCGTTATCCATAATCCGTTGATTGCGTGTAATTTCGCTGCACATTAACTCTAGTTTGTCAAGTGTCACAGTCACTTCTCCTGTTATATTCTTTCCTAAATGATACATACGTACATCGGCTACAATTTCGCGTTTACCGTCTGTCAAACGAACCTTAATGTCGATTGATATTGTAATTTCGTCGTTGTGGTCACGGAAACATACATAATTAGTTCCCTTTAATTTGTCAACACCTTTTTCGAATTGTGCACGGTCTACAATTGTAGTAATCTTAGTGTAAATCAAATCACTGTTGCGAACCTCGCATACTTGTTTAAAAACAATAGTATCCTTATCAAAAGTATACACTATCTTACCAGTTTTTTCAAACCCTTCACCATTAAAAGGTATAGATAACTCCATAATACGTCCAGCCATGTTATTCCCCCGCCTTTTCTCTATAGTCTTGGTAACGCTTGTCAAAGTCGTAAAATGTATGATTCCCTAACTCGGCAATGATAATGATATCAACAAAGTCAATATGTGTCAAGTCATAGTTTACTTGATGTTTAACAATTAGTTTACCGTCAAGTTTCCCTTGTATAATTCCATCAACTATGCTATAATTCTGCTTTTTACTACTATCGATGTATATAACACGTACTGTATTAACCTCTAAAGACAACAAAACTTTATCTAGTAAGTCGGTTTTAAAGGTAAGCTCATCCATAATGACTTTTGAGGGCTCCAGAGGCTCGCTGTGCGCGATTACCTCCGGAGCTGGTGCAATTGTCTTCTTTTCATCTAACGTGGGCATAAAGTCCCACATAGAGCCCGTATGCGTATTCGTCATTTTGTAGACCTCCACAAGTTATTATTAATGAAAGTAAACTCAATGCTATCTTCATTTTGTAATCGTTCTTGAATGCTCATAACTTCTTCGAATCCAATTTCTGTACACTGGCTAGGCGAGTCATCATGTCTAACAACAACGACTTCACTTTCCGCGTTCACAACATCAATTCGCCCTGTAATAATTCTAATAATCTTGTAATTCATGTCTTTAGCTATTACAGTAATCAATATGCGCTTCTCATCAATGTTGGTAAGGTATTTAAATAGTGCTGTTTCTGTAATGTCAAGCGCATGTTTAAACAAATCAGCGCGTAAATCATACATAGAACCATTCTCAAGGAATACAATTTGTTCAACATTCTGATATTGAATGTTTGTTATTTCATCAAACGCGCTTTTAACATCGAAAGATTGTATAAACGAATTTGCTATTCTACCATCAACAGATTTTAGGGGCTTGTCTACATGCTGCACATCTCTATACCAGAAACGGAACTGTTTACCTTTCTGTATACGTTGGAATGATTTAATTAAATCACTAACGAATAAAATTTTGTCCGTTTCCTCTGCGTTTGTTAACACTACCTCTGTCATTATAACGACCACCCTTTATAATAGTTTGTTGTACCTAACATTTCTACCAAACTTTCAAACTCTAAATCTCTAAACGTTTTTGCTAGTTCGCTAGGATTAGCGCCGTATACCATGTTACACCATAATGTTTCTTTTGTCAACCACTCTAGATAGCTGTTTAAATGCTCCTGTTCATCTGCTATAATCTTAGAAGTGCCTACACCGCTGTACGCGGCTAAAACCCTAACCTCAGCATCACAATAATCATAAGATAGTAAACTATCACCGTTGTAAACAACGTCTTGTATTGACCCGTAAAACCCTGCATACTGTGCCGCATAATCCAGAGCCGTTCCATACATCTCGGTAATAGCTCCAGTTGGTAAGCCTTCACCCATGAAAAGGCTTGTCTCAGTATTTAAACATAACAACGTTCCTGTCATTGTCCTGCACCCCTTTACCCCAACATTTATATTTAACTGGTACTTTCAAGAATTCAATAGGGTCATGTTCTGGGAATTGCTCATCTATCCACCCCGACCAATACACCCACCATCTAACGATGAGTGTATTACGGTCAAAGTTTTCGCTTGAATATTCCCAGCCGTCACCATTTGTAAGGCTGTCGCCGTTATTCATCTTCTCCACCCAAAACCTTAACTATACGGCTTTCATCGAATGTAGATAATAGTTTAAATCCAGCTTCCTCTATTGCCTCTTTTAATGTTTCAACCATCGGATAGAATGTGAAGTCTTCATTGTGCGTCTCGTTTACAAATGACTCTTTAGACGCCCACCCTTGACGGTCACTATAGTCAATGTCAATATATTCCCATCCTGCAATTAGTTCCATTGATACATTAAGTCCAAACCCTTGACTCATGTCTAACTGACTGTAAGATTCTAACACATACACCATCGTTTCATCTTCGTTTGTCACGTAGTTTTTACCCGCAAATCCTAAAGTGTCCCATTGTCTTCTAATTACGTTTGTCATATTCATCTACCATCCTTTAATTTGTATTTGTTTTCTTAACCTGTAATCATTGTATCATATACGCAAGGGGCTGACAAGCCCCTATTTATTAAAACGTTACATTAATATCTTCTATACTATGTCCATTAAGTAGGTAATCTACTGTTTTAAAAATAACATTCTCAGCACCGTTGTAATGTACGTTCCCTAGTACTTCGCTAATAAATTCATCATCTGGTAAGTGGTCACCACCTATATAGTTTGCAGCTAGGTCAATTTCATAATCGTAACCATTAACCTCAACAGTTACCGCGATTCCTTCATTTAACATTTCTACAGCGTCCTCAAACCATACTTGACCTTTGATTAACTCATCGTTTAATGTATACATATTATTTTCCCTCTTTCATAGTTTTTGTGATTGTGATTACTTGTGATAAAACCAGAGACATAAAATTATGTTTATCGAACTCGTAAAGCCCTGCAATAGTGTTGCATAGTTCACTTATACGGCTATTATGAACATGTCCATATTCTTTGTACTCTTTGATGATTATATGAGCAATCTCAGTGGATTTAGAAGAAAATAGTTTATTCTTATTAACTTCTAAGTACATGTCATACTCATCATCGTCCAATTGATTTTTACGCTTAAGGATTACTAGTGGTAAGACAAGCGTTTCTGTTAAATCACCAGCAAAATTATAACCAGAATACTTACATTCGACAACACCCTCATCAATGCTTGTAATGTCAGTCACAACAACTGTTTCCATGTGTACCGCCTTGTATTTCTTGTTAAACATGGTTGTATTGATGATAACCAGTTCTTCACCTTTTTGAATTCTGTCTGTAGTCATATGTAACTACCTCCTATTAATTTGTTGTTTTCTTAACCTGTAATCATTGTATCATGTAACCTTTGAAACTGTCAACACTTTATTTTACAAATCATCTATCTTAATTTTACGAACGTAACAAACCCAGTTTATACCTTTACTTTTAATTTCTTCGATAGCATCAAACGTGTCAACCATCGCCGCGATAACATCCATTATAGGACGATTATTTCCTATAGCCGTTACTGTCTCCGTTATACGTTCATTATGTCGAGCTGCAATAACAATATCTTTCGTTAACGAATTAATTTGAACATACAGACTGTGACCTTTTTCATTAGTAATGTTCATATAAGTTGGGTGAACGTTGCTAACTTCCCAGCCCTTAACCTCTTGAACCTCTGCCACTACATCAACCATACTAATTGTTTTATTCATATGTAACTACCATCCTTTTTTATATGTATTTGTTAACCTGTAATCATTGTACCATGTATGTAAGGGGGTTTCAACCCCTATTTTAAATTAATTCATAATTTCTAAGAATTGTGCCATTCCCCAAATAACTCCACCCATAAACCCGATACACACAACAATTTTTAAACTACCTCGCATGCTCATTTGTTTAACTCCTCCTGTGCTTCCTCTATTAAACATTGCACTTTCGTTGTAACCTTGTTACTAGCCATTGAGAAGCCTTTTAACTCTAGTTCTTCACGTAGACTATTAGACCACGCAAACCAAACCATATACGCCGCCCTTGCCTCGTCCTCGGCTCTATTAGAGTAATTGAATCTATCAACATATTCCCCGTTCTCCAGACCTGCTAAAAGGTACACGTTAAGGTCATACATTAATATCGCGCCTTCCTTTTGTTCCCCTACATCCAAACCGAAAACCGCTTGTGTATCATTACTAATAATTACAAATTGAAAGTCGTTAACATTAAGCATTATAATCGAACCCCCTGTACATTTCTTCCCATAATTCATTTACTAGAATCATTTTGACATCTCTGCAATCCGCAATCAATTGTACACACTGTACTTTCCTCATTGCTCCGCTCATAACGTCCTCATGAGCTTCCTTAATGTCTTCCATAACCTGTGTAATGTTGTTCTGTCTTAACTTAACTTGCATTACTGTCCACCCCCTATAACACGCTCTGAGATATGAACATGTTTTAATTCTTTGTTTAGCAGGTTTATAATGTCTTGTACTTGGAAAACGTCGAGGTAGATTCTATCGCCGTACATATCAAAACATATATCACAGTCATAATGATTAACCGATACTGTAAACTTGGTATTGTCTGACTCTGGACATATAACCACTTCTTTATTAGTAAATGTAGGCTTGTCCTCCTCTAATATTTCTAAGAACTTTACTAGCGTTTCTGTAAATAGTACAATCTCCGCTGGTGTTAGGTTTGCGCTTGGTGTTGACATTGTTTCTCCGTTATCCACACGAATTGCAACAGTAACATTATTGTTTGAATCCTTGACTACACGGATATCATCACAAGTGCTATAATGACAATCGAACATAACACACTCTTGAACCACCTGTAAACCATCATTTAACTTTTTCATATTTAACTACCACCTTATAAAGTTATTTGTTTTCTTGACCTATAATCATTGTATCATATGTATTTTCTAGTTGCAACACTTTTTTTATACTACCTTATAACTCTCACTGACACCCTCATCCGTTATAAAGGTTTCTACTACTAAATTACAGCCACACTCCGGACATTCAACAGGTTCCCCATGATAGGCAACCGCGTGACATTCACCGTTTGCACAGTGATATACAAATCTATCATCAATCACCGCCCCGTGCGCTTTATAGTTTGTGAACGAGACAACTTGACACATATTACAAAGCCCCTTCTATTACTGTGACTTTGTCGTTTTTCAAGTCTACTACATGCATTGTTCCTTCATAGTCATTGATAACCCAGATTGTACGAGAATCCACACCAGTTGTAACCGTGCCTGTGAACTTATACCCCATTTGAGTTTTAACACTAACCTTAGAACCTTCTTTAATTGTCATATGAATCTACCACCCTTATATGTATTGTATTTCTTAACCTGTAATCATTGTATCATATGTATAAAAGGAAGACAAGCCCCTATTTTAAATATTAGGCTTGTCCACCTATATTATTTAGAATTGTATTTCTTCGTGCTCCGTGCTCCATACCACATTTACACCAGCGTTTCTAAGTGCTGCACATAAGTCTACAGCCTTTTCACACTCTGTTGTCGAAGGATTAAAGTTTTCAATACCGTCATATCCTATTAAAGCGCTAATTCTTTCATATGGTTCCGCGTCCATGCTAATTCCTGCATACTCGTTGATATCATACCAGTTAATCCAACCATCGTTTAAATCAATATACATACTATCTAAATAGAATGATTCAAATTCGTTACCAGATACACGTTCCACATAATAACTATTGTCTGTGTCTTCGTCTTTCTTAATAAACATTGCGCCCTCTGTGATAGTTACATCACCGATATTTTCCCAATCTTGATTATCAAGAGGTTGTCCCATTTCAAGACCTGCCATATATGAATCAATGAATTCTTCCAACTGAGAAAACATTTCATCATCCATGTAATCGAACTCACTATAACTATTTTCTGCCTCGTCTGCATAATTCTCAATTTCCTGCTCTAGACCTTCGATGTCCATTTGTGTTACATGCTTGTCCACTAACATTTTATTAACACGGTATACAATGTAGTTATATAGAATCTCACTTCTATTCGCTTGTAACTCACTGTCCAAAAGATACAGATAAGCGTTTAACATTGTGTCATTCATGTCCTCCGGATTAACGACAATCATTCCTTCACTTATTGCATCTTGGAACGCGTCGCGCGCATCTCTTATAATTGTCCAGATATCATGAGTGCTATCACTGCTATAACGGTCAACCATGTCACTAATAACTCTGTCAAGGTCGCCGGATTGCTTGTCCTCTACAATAAACGATAACGCTTGTCGAGTAACGCGGTTCCCTTCACTATCACATAATTCTTCGTTGTAACCATCATATAATGGGAAATTAAACTCCTTGCTTTCAATTTGAATTACTTCTTTTTCCTCAACTGCTTTTAATTCATTTACGTTTGTCATATGTAACTACCACCTTATAATTTTTTATTTGTATTTCCTAACCTATAAACATTGTATCACATGCCGTCGAAAAGTGTCAACACTTTTTTTTATTGGCAACCCCCACCCTTATTAGGCGGGACGCTCTGGACTTAATGCCCTTTGACTTTCGTCACTGTCCAGACAGTTCTTACCAAGGCGCACCCCATTTATTAGGTACATAGAAAGCGCCCATTTCCTCTTTAGTTTTGAATTGAAGTAATTCACCTTTCTTTTGTTTAGGTCTATTAGAGCAAATGTAAATGTATTTCATTTCCTCGCGACCTGTCCCGTTACCTGCTACAATTTGCGCTTCCTCATAAGATTCACATTCGAAAGCTAGTTTGTTTTTACGGTCTTTAGCTTCGCCCCACCCGCTCATGAAAGTATCAATCATAGTAACATAATATTTGTAATCTGGAGTTTTCTTCATTTTCATCTACCTACCTTTTTAGTTGTTTTGTTAACCTGTAATTATTATAGCATGTCCACTTTTAGAATGCAAACGTTTATTGCCAAATACCGTCGATTAATTCATTTTCATTTAAATCATAACGCCCTACCAATTCACTAATAATGTATCCTAGAGCGCGTTGTGTCTTTTGCTTAACACCTTTACCGCTCATTTCATCTTTAACCATTTCACAGCTAATTCTATGAAAAGCTAACATTAATTGAGTTTCTGACATTGTTTTCACTTCACTACGAATATACATATTCAACTACCACCTTATTAAATTATTTGCATTTCTTAACCTGTAATCATTGTATCATGTATGTAAGGGGGTTGCAACCCCCAATTTCTACTTTATTTTAATTCTTATATACTTGTACCCGTTAACACTGCCAATATCAGACGTGTACTTGATTCCCATTATATCTAACACATCTTTTAATTGATATGAACTAAGCTTACTAGTTGAAAATACGTCAAAGAATCCATAGTGTATAAGCTCATGTAATGCCCCATGTAATGTAAGTAACTCTTTACTATTGAAGGAAGTCATCTTGTGTTAACCCCGTTTCGTATAATCTCGCATCACTAGAACTGTACCAAGCATCCTCATTAATGTTATCTTGTAACATGTCTAGCGTTTTATTAAGCTTATCAATTTGCGCCTTAATACCGCGAATCTCTGTTTTAAGTTCTTCACGCTCCGACGGGCTCGACGAATAGTCGAACGCATCCCACAATAATTCTAGCTTGTCCTGTAGCTCCTCGCGTTGTTCTTGTAAGGTTTCTGGTGTTGTCATATATAACGACCTCCTAATATTTAGTTTTCAATGTCCAGTAACTCATAGTATGATTCATAGAAATCAAGATAGAAACGTCTATCATATTCGCTTTCTATAATGTCTAACGTTTCGTTAAACTCTATGACCTCTTTCATAGAAGTTCGAGGGGTGTTAAACCCCTTAACGAACTCCTTTACCTTCATGACAAAGGTTTTATCATCTAATGATTTCCAATCCATTACTTTTTCACCTTCTTACTTTTGCGCAACGCCTTTAACATTTCGTTACTATTGCTATTGTTAAATTTACGTACCGCGCGGTGTTGGCTCTTAATGCTTGTCCCACCTTTGTATAACGTAGGCTCTTTAGTCATTTGCAACTACCTCCTTATTAAGTTAACCCTAGTTTACTAAAATTGTGACAGTCTGTCAATACAATCCTGTAAAGTTTTTTCTAATCTCTCAATATTGCGGTTTGCTTCCTTTAAATCACACACCAGCACATCTAAAACAGTGTTATTTGTCACGCTTGTCATACTTGAAATAATGCTAACTTTTTCATTAGTAAAGAACTGTAAATCTTTCTTACATTCATCAATCTTAAGTGTGAGCTTTTCCTTTGTTGTGTCCATACCTTCAAACTCAATACCGTGATGTGTTAACCACTTTTCAAATAGTAAGCAGGTCTTTTGTAAATCCAGTTCACTAATACGGATTACAAACATGTTTAGCTCGACTGTTGTTCGCTCTGTCTCTGACATATATTTGAAGTATAAAGAGCGCTCACTTTTATAGATGAACTTATCACGACGGAAATGTTTGTGCATAGAGTTTACAAGGCTTTTAACCTCATCAACGTTTAAATAGATAGCTGTTAAACCACGGTCATATAAATCTGTAATTTCCACTAATAACTCAACTTGACTCAATGCCTCTCTAACAACTAATTTTCTTTCTGCCGCCTCGTTTACCACTGTTAAACTATCTGTAAATCTCATTTTCAACTACCACCTTTTTTTTTGTTTTTCTTAACTGCCCTCATTGTATCATACATATTTAACTTGTACAACACTTTTTGAAACTCTTTTTATTTTACCTTGATGTGTATGTGATACGCACGCAATGAACATTGTATCACCTGTTATGTATAGCACTTGATATTCTTTGTTATTATGTGTGAACACATCGCCGTAACTGTATACGCGCCTTACAAAGAAACTAATGTTACTATCAACTATGTACGCCCTTGTCACCTTGTCCCCTCCTCTCGTTTAACTCTGTAAACATCGTAACATGGTAAACAAGGAAAATGCAACCATTATTTTAAATAACTTTTTTATGTTTCCTATAATGGAAGAAACTATTTACAAAACACAGACAAACCCAGTCATACCAAGGGTTCACAAGGGTCTTAAAATAAATAAAAAAAGCCTGACAGAATTGTCAGACTCTTTTGAACTACCACTTTTAGGTTTGGTCGGCGCTATACTTGTTCCAGTGAGCTACTAGTCAAATGAACCACATGAGTCTGAGGAGCTACTAGAACCTCCACCGTCATCATGATAACTACGCCCACAACTTGGTGCTGGTGAGCTACTAGGCGTATGCGGCGATGTAAAGAATGACATATTCAAGTCATCTCTATCATTCCAGTTCCTACGAGTATCTTTAGGTCTAGTAGGTGTAGGTGGTTGCTTCCCATGCATTCTAAACCCTCTATCATTTAATGGTGCTTTATGTTTGCTAGGATTAAAGTTACTCTTAATTAGATACTCTCGCGTCTCTCGTCGAACCTCTTCTAACCTAGCTTTATTGTTCGCCTCAACAGCGTCATTCATGTCCTTGCTTAATCGTCTGTCCTTATTATTTGGAGGTGTACTATTAGAATACATATGAACAATAAAATACAACGCACACAGTCCAAAGAAGGCTAATAAAGATGCCATATTATCATCCTCTCTAGGGAGCTACTAGTTTACTAGTGAGCTCTCCACAGCTTTTAGAATCTTTTCGAATGCTCTAACACCAATTACTTTACGTGTACCATTCTTCCACCCTGTAGGGCTCATGTACATTGGTTCTAAAACATAAGACGGATTCGAACCTTTGTAACATTTCTTAACCGTGAACTTATTCTTGTCATCCGTTTGTTCACTATAAATCTCTTCTTCTTTATCCCAGCCTGTCCATTCTCTTGCCATTATTTAATCCTCCCAACAATTTGACACATATACTGACAATCATAATCACTAGGTTCGAAACCAACATGGATATCGTGGTTAGAGTCAACGAAAGCCCACTGAGATACGAATCTTGTTGCGTTAAAGTGTAACACTGTACGTTTACCATACCCAAACGCTCTAGCAAAGTCATTTCCACTAATGTAGTACATGTACTCTCCTTCTTTAAAACTATTAAGTTTAATTGCTAATCCTTCCACTTGCATAGCAGCTCGAGCTTGAGCCCATGTACACATTGCTTTCTCTCCCTCATGCTGTTTACGTAAGTAGTGAGTCTCCCATTTACCAATTAATCTTTCGTTATCCATGTTAATCTCTCCCTATTAATTATTTCCTGACTCTCCAACCTTCACTTTGAATGTATCTACTTGGCTCATATCCTATCTTAAGAATCTTGCCACTACTGTATAAACGTCTATCCACATTTACTACTTCTACAACTGTGTCGATGAATGTAGGTTCACCTTCATACTCCCCATACCCGTATTCAAATGCTTCACATAGTCGTTTACTAGTAATAAGGTATAGATAGTCACCATTTTTAAAAGATTCATGTTCAACTGTGTATCCTTGATTTAGTAATGTTCTAGCTTGGTCCCAAGTCAGATTGAATGGGATACTCATACAGTCACCCCGCGGTCCGTTAAGAACTTCTCGTAGTTTTCATAAGAGTATACGAACTTAACTTCTACGAAAGAGAAATCGTAGTCTACCATTTCGTCAATCTCGTCATCACCTACATACGCTTCCGCGAACTTAACGAAGCTGTCCAGCTCTTTCCAATCGTGTTTAACAATTTCACCTTTGTTTAGGACGATAACCCCAATACCACCTCGTGAGCTACTTAAAATATACTCTTCTTGCTCCTTCTCAACTAAAGCCTCTTGTCGGTCTGTCTCAGTAATAACTCGTAACATTTCCATTCCTCCTAATAGTTTTATAGTTTTATAGTTTTACGACCAACTCACCAGAACAGAGCCTAGTCAGTATCCTAGTGAGCTACTAGTAACTTGAGTTTAGTATAACATGAATCTATTTATTTAGCAATACTTTATTTACTAGAGAGTAATCATTAATTTCTTCTATGTCTATTACTTTAATTCCTAAACCTTTAATACCTTTCTTGTAGTCTGCAATAGACTCAAATTTAGCACCCCATACACCTAGTGAGCCTCGTTGACTAATCTCAACAACAGAGAAAGAGCCGTTTTTAACTAACGCTAAGTTATTCACTAGCATGTGTACAATTCCAGCTTTAAACGTTACAACTAACCCTTTACCAATCGTTTCTGGAAATTCTACTAAATCTTCATCTTTTCTAATAACTCTAAATGCACTCACTTCGTTCTCCTCCTCTTTCACACCTTTAGTATATGTTACTTCTAACTCATCACTATTTAGGTAGATGTCTATACTTTTAAACTCTACTACAGTTGATACGTTCTCTCTATCTAGAGCAAACTCTTGCTTATCGATGTTTTTACGGATAGTTCTGCAAAACCCTTCAGCTGTGGAATACCCATAGAAGTAACGATAGTCCCTATGCTCAGCAATAGTAACTCTATCAAATAGATTCATATCAGAGATATAACGATTTCTAGGGTTATTGAACATAGACAAGAGAGACTTCATTTCCATAACTCTTGCAATTGTTACGAACTGACGGAATCTAAATCCTGTTTTCGCATACTGTATCCTAACGACTACATCATCGTCATCTGCGTCGAATGAGTGTCTATCAACCTTGATAAGGAAGCCTGTACCAAAATCAATATCATCAACTGACAGCTCGTCCTTCAAATACTGGATTATAGTATTCCGTCCAACTACAGGTCTTAGGACTACTTCATGACTATTAAACGGTTCGAAGTAAGTTACAAGTTGGTCCATCGTAATAGTAATCTCGAAGTCTAGTTGCACGTGTCGCAGCGTTACCCCAATCTTGCACTCATCTACCTTTTCGTACATATCGTACTCCGAAACTTCTTCTTGAACAGCATAAGTAATTGGCATGAAAGATTCGTCAAACATCGTCAACATTAAACCCATATTTTTTACCTTGTATAACTGACCACCATTAATTGTTCTCACTCTTCTTTTCCCCCTTGAACTTTATGTGATTGATAAGCATATCACGGTTATCAAACTTAACTGTAATCGTCGAACCTTCTTGAATAGCTTTAAACTGGCTGTCTTGGATTTTAAGTTCCAACTTAACATCCGAGCCCTCTACCGTAATCGTGCTGTACCTAGCTCTAGCTGTCGAGTAGTTCTTACCAACAACCTTAACATCCTCAAGTGTAGTTACATAATTATCAGTCTCACAACCTATTAACAGTGTAGCACACAAAACTAGTAAAGTCAACAACTTTTTCATAGTTTATCACTCTTCCTAACTTTAACCCCATACTCGTGTAATGTATCAGTAGCCATGTGTATAACTTCTAGATAACTCTCTCTAGTAGATACCGCCCATCCTGTAAACTTACGTACAGCTAATTCGCTCAAAATCGTCTTATCACGTCTAGCGATATTCTTTAGGGTCATTTCGTAGTAAGCTACTTGAGATTCTAATTTTCTTACCTGCTCTTCTAATTGCTGCTGTTTCATTGTGCCGCCTCCAGTTCTGGTTTAATAGCTCTAGCCTTGTCCCACATCATTCTAATAATCTTCCCTCTAGTTAGCCCCTCACATTCTAGCTGGAATGTCATATTACTAGAATGGCTTTTATAGTAACCTTGTAGATTCGTATCATCCGCAGATAATACTAATGCAAATACGCCCCCAATATCATATGACTTAATACTCTCATCGAGTACGTGCCTACGGTAATAAGCATCGTCCTCTTTCTCCCAACGTTGGTACATTCTATCACGGTACGTCATTGTAATTCTCCTCCTCTACGAATAAGAAAAAAGCATATAATATATAGTCTTTGTGATACCCCTTCACACTTAACCCTATTACTTTATCAATATGTTCTTTCTTCTGTATGTCATAACCGTTATAAGTAATGACTGTGTAGAAGTCGAACGGTTTCTTTGTTACCCCTCTATAAAACATATTAGGTACCTGCGGTATCTCCTTCTTGAATAGAGTCTCCATTAGAACTCATCCCTTTGAATGTTGTTTACATGGACAACATGCAGGTCATTAGCCTCATCAGCTAGTTTATCTAGAAACACCTCTCGACTCGTTATACCTCTTCTAGTGTCATCCTCAATCCAATCATCAAAGAAACTTACAATGTTCTGTACGGGCTCAATAGACAGCTCTAACTCCTTAACTGTGCAAGGTAAATCTATCGCGTGCTTGTCCATATGTGCGACAGAGTTTTTAAGTTTCTCACGCAGCTTGTCCCATTCCTTATACTCCCAATCTGGTAAAGATAGTAACTTTTCATAGATACTAATAATCGCGTTTACATGTCCTACGTTAACTAACTTTGTCATTATAACATTACCCCCGTCATATTAATGTATGGTGTTGTAGCCTCGTCAATAGCATCATCCACTAATTCTCTAACAGCCTCTTGTGCGTCTAAAGGTAAACTATCGATAAACTCATCAATATCACTAAAGAAACTACCTTGACCATCCTCTTTTAAATCAATGTAAACCATTACACAGCCCTCCCTAAAGATACAATCACTTTATTACTATTCTCTAACTCTAGTATATTTAGTCTAACACCTGTTGACATGGCATCATACGCTCGTTGGAACACCTCTAAATGCTCTCTTGTAACTTTCACTGGTGTACCATTAACAAGATGTGCAAACATGTTATGGACGATGAACATCTTCTCTTGGTAATTAATCTTAGAAATAACTCCTAGTTCTTTAGCACTCATCTCGTAGTCCGTCTTAAAGTTCTTCAGTTCATACATCATGTCGTTCTCATCGACAATCTCTAGCGCATGCTCCTTGTCACGCGCTTCTACAGTTCTAGTAATTTCTGCTGTCATTGTGCATGTGAAATATTTAAGTTCACTCATTGCTTGTCCATCCTTTCTTTTACCGCTCTAAAGTAGTTGTATAAGTGGATAATCCCTCTGTCCGTATATTCTTCAAAGTTATCGGGCAGCCCTAGCTGGGTTACCCGATTCATTTGTACACAAAACATTATAGCTTCTTCCCTTGAACACCCGATAGACGACATAGGATATAATGTGCTCATTACTTCACTCCATTCCCCATCTCCGCCATTACATCTCCAGTTTCATTAATGATTTGTAATGTGATTTGATGTGTCTTTGCTTTTCCTCCATGGAAACGGTCATTCATTTCATCTAGTACATACGATACATCTTTCGCCACTGCTGCTGCATACTCTTTGTGGATGATTGGCTTAATACCGTCAATCCGTTCTACAGCTCGGAAGTTAATCGCTAACTGGACTGTGTTCTCATCCTTTACAATCCATTCAATATCGTACTTCTTCGCTTCCGGCTTTCTGTCATCGTTGAGTGCATCCTCAAATACCTTTGTGTTGTTCACTTCAGCAATCAGGTTCTCCGCCTTCTGGATAGCTTCATTATTATTGTGCACCGTTTGGTTTTTCTTTCTTAACGATTCACTGTAAGCTGTGTCTACTGTGTCACCAGCATCGTGCGGTATTAATGTCTGTGCAGAACCTCCATTTGTTGAGTATACATAAACACCTACCACTAAAGTTGTAATAACTACCGTTGATTTTAAAGTGAAGTTTACGAATCCTTTTCTAAACTTAAACATTCTTCATCTTCCTCTACTAAGTTAAATTTGAACAAGAGGTCCCGAATACTGACCCGAGCTTGCTCCTTCGTGTCATTATACTCGATAATTAAGTCTGTGTCAATACGATACTCAGTATGTTTTAATCTTTCCTTAATAGTGATGTCTCTTCCGTTATGTGTTGCTTTATGGTCACCTCCGAATAATTGACCACTAAAGTCGATACGGTAACCATCACCAATCTCCTCTTCCCAGTTAAACAAATTTACGCTTACTTCATCTTCCTCTTCTACTATAAGAGATTTGATATATTCTTTAACATCCTCTGCAACCTCTTGACTAGCCCAGTACCAATTCTCCTCACATTTACGTCCCATTTGAGTAGTGAATGCCATTGGTCTATCATCGAAGAAGTAGACTTGGAAACCTACGATTGTATCTGTGCAGTACCAGCTACCTAACCAGTAAACTTTAATTCTGCAATCTTCTGGTTCACTAATATAATCTTCCCAGATTTGAAATTCACTAGCGACATCGCTTAGACTTAACCAACCCTCATTACCTTTGCTTCTATCAACTCTGTCAAAAATGTGTTTTGCTTTCATGATTTAATTCCCCCTAGTAATTTGTTGTTCTCTTAACTTGTCTTTATCTTATCATAGGTAAAACTAGATTGCAACACTTTTATAAAAAAAAAATAGCCCACTATTTCTAGTGAGCTACTACATTATAGTCCGAACTTGTTAGCTAGTTCAGATAGTTTACGGTCTTCTTTCATTTCTTGAGATAACATAGCATCAATCTCTTTATTTGTTTCTTCTAGTTCTTCGCGCTCCTTCTTAAGGTTGTGCTTGTTAATGATAGTGGCGATATCTTGCATCCAGTCCATAATAGGGAATCCAGCAAACTTGTACCAGTATTCTACATTTAAATCTTTCGCTGATAGATTGTGCATGTTAAGTTGTACCTGTACCTCACGCAGCTTGTCAATTGATAGTGTATGGAAGTTTAACTTCTCCCCGTATAACGTAAGACTACATGGAGTCTTAAAGTCTGGTACATTAGATAAAGCTAGCTCGATAGCGTTTAATTTATGTTTAATACTAGTCTGCATTCCTACAATCTTAGCATCTTGTTTAGTTTGAATCATTATAAATCTCTCCCTTTAATTTAGTATTGGCTGTTAGCGCCTGTTTCTTCTGCTAATTGCTTGTTTCTTTCTTTACTACCACCATAAACTTTGAACGGGTTGCCTGACGCGTGACGAACGAGTAACATGTAGGGCTTGTACTCATTTGCTAGTTTCTCTCGAAGTGCATTCTCTGTTAACGAGTACGTACATCCCATGCTCTCATGACCACCTAGAACACGAGTCTTACAGATTGCATACTCATACTCAGGTTCTTGAGGTGAATCTTTATGTCTAATCGTATACTGGTATTTTTGTCTACGTTCTACTCGATAGTGGCACTCAGCTGCTCTATCTCCTTCTAGATGGAACGCGAATGAGTCTGCGCTACGATAACCTTCATACGAAGCAAGATAGGACATAATCTCTTCCACGTCAATCTCGTAGTACTCTGGTTCCCAAATCTTAACCTCACTAATCTCTGTGCTGCTATCCATCATCTTTTCGAACACAGTGAAGTCTTGTACACATCCCCAATCCGCTTCCTCACAGAAGAAATCTTTAACGTTGGAACGAGATGCAATAGTCCACCCGTTTTTCGTCCAACTAGACTTTTTAGCAAAGAACCATTGCTTAGCTTTAGTTCCATATACATTCTTACGTTTCTGTTCATCATTTCTCCAGCCATACGATGAGTTACTAGGTGAGCTGTACTTAATGAATCTACCAATGTAGACCCATTCTTCCTGCTTCTTTGTATCGATATACGTGTATCCAATCTTAAGGTCCTTAGGTTCCACAAACTCTAGCTTCTTAATTACAGCAGAGTACGCAGACATAGTTTGATAGACGTCAGATTCTATAGGAAGTAAATACAGCTGCTGCCCTTCCCATGCTAGTATAAGCTTACCTTCGATACCCTTACCTTTCGTTACGCTACAATGAGCTAAGATAAACATAAGGTTGTCCAAGTCAATCTCGAACTCGAAACCTTCTGGGTGCCATACACGAATGAATGCTTTACGTTCGCTCCATTTAGGTACGCCTCCACCAGAACGGTTAATAACAAATCCTTCAGTAGGCTTATTGTCTAGCTCCATGATACCTAACTCTTCCCTAATCCAACCTTTCCAACTGTTCTCTTTACGCAACACTCCCTTCTCATCATAGTAAGTGATGTAGCTAAGTTTACCAGAGTACGTATCATCACGACTCTGGAAACCTACTTTTAACTTGTCAGGGATATACATTTTAGTCATTAGTTCTCCTCCAATGCGAATTGTAATAGCGCTTCTGCTACGAGCTTAGCTGTCTCTCTATTTAAATGTAACATAGCGTAAGTAGCATCCTCTTCATCCATTCCTTCATACTCTCGCTCTGTAATCTTAATTTTCATTACTTCGACACCGTAGTCTGCAATCTCTTTACTAAGCTCCATCTCATCTTGAAATGCAGTATGACAGTTTACTCGTAATATATTAGACACTGGCAATCGTCAACTCCTCTAACAATAGTTTAACAGGGATTACATTAAAGGTATCATCAAGCTCTGATAGTAGGATTGTATTATCTACATGACCGCCATCCCATCTAACTGTTGTAATAACAAGTCTTGTGTCGTTGTACTCGTTGACTATACCGTACTCCTCTCCCCATCTCATCGCTACTGGACCAGATGTATAAGACTGAATGAGGACAGGTGAACCTACTGCGAAATGATTCTTATTAAATACTTCCTTCGTTTCCGTTACCTTACCTTCTACAAAGTACTTTGCGTCTATATGTGGTTTGCTCATTATTTACTCCCCCTTAGTTAATATTATATAAATAGTCTTCTAACTCCTCTTGCTGTGCTTTAAGTTGTTCCTGTAACTGAAGTAGCCACTTAGCACAACCGATTACATCAATTTCATCCCTGTCATTGTACAACATATCTTTATACTCTTTGATGTAATCTTCAGTATCTTTGATATTATCTAAGATTCTCTCGACCTCTTTTTCTGCTTCACGTCTCTCCTCGATAGTCATACGAGCCCCCTTAATAGATTTCGTTATACATTTTACTTCCAGCTTCTTTAAGTGCGTAGTCTGTTGTTATGATATCTCTCCCTAGACTGATGATGTAAGCTGCATCCGCACCCATTTCGATAGCCTCATCTAATGTCTCGTGCAACTCCTTCCAATTCTGGTAAAGTTCATTATACTCTTTTACTGCATCTAACATATTACCCCTCCACTGGTTGGTACGTATCAAATGCGTCCATACCTGTTTTCTCTGCTGTACGATACATCTGGTAAGCTAGTATTTCTAGTTGGTCATCTGTAAAATCTACTAATAATGCCTTGATTCGTTCGTACGACGCCCCGTATCCGTGACGTGTCATGTTCCAAGCTAACACCTCTGCTGGTGTTTCCGGTATCATATCTGTGTTCATTCTACCACTCCTCTTCCCAATCTACATTTGTTAATCCCCACGTTTGTTCATACGCCCACTGCGCACTCTCTAGAACCTGCTCCATCTCATGACCTACTATACTCTCGATAACAAATGAGCCAACTTCTATGTTATCTACATAGGCGATACACTTCACATCCCTGACTTGAAACATTCTTCAACCTCCACTACGTTAAAACCTAAATTCTTTACGGTGTCTAGATGTGGCATTAGCCTGTATCTAAATGCATACAATAAATCCTGCTGCGTAGTTCTCTATGCGTGATTGCATTTACTAGATTCTCTAGCGATAAGTGTACGTTCCCTTCGTAGTGTAACCAGCTCGTATCTTGATAGATGTAATCAAACTTGTTGACAATCGTCGGCTTCTTAACGAACCAAGGTAACAGAGTAGTGTCGCCACTATAATAGATTGTCTTGTCGTTAACCTCGATGACATAGCCATACGCTAACAGCTCCTCTACATGTTTTTGTGGTACTGCAACTATTTTGATGTCTTCATAATCTTCAAACTTCATATCAATATTGTTATCGAAGTTTCTAGGATGGTAGTACTTTGTTGTGCACCCCACTTTATCTAGCACATCTTTTAGTTTAATATCGTAAGGAGAATAGACCCAGATATTCTTCTCTCCTAGATTACCCATATTAAAATAGTTATGCATGATTAAGCTACCTAATGAACCTACATGGTCATCGTGTGTATGCGTGACAAGTACTCTAATATTAGTAAACTCTTCTAAGAAGAAAGATTCATTTAATCTCTTAAATGTCTCAGTACCACAATCAATCAGAATCAGCTCTTTACCATAAACGAAGTAAGCTGAGTTACTACCTTCCCATGTGTTAAACGCGCTACCTCTACCAATAAACTTTAACATTCTACCAGTCCTTTCTATTTACACTAACTGCTTTGTAGATGTAAGGTACTGCTAACATGATTGCAAGTACTAGAGAGAATGCACCCATCCATATTGCTTGTACTCGTAAGTCCTCGGAAGAACCTGTTGACCCTACTGTAAAGAATGCTACAGACATTAAACCAACATACGAAATAGCTATCGCAGTGGCTATACCTTGAAATACTTTCATTACATCAACTCCTTAGGCTTAATTGTGATAATGTTATACTCATGTTTCTTTATGAACTCTTGTATCTTATTCTTTACGTAGATGTTTGGATTAGCGTGATATACATGACGTAAAACTTCCCCTGCGTCAATGCTAATATCCTGTTCAATTTCTAATAACTCTTTCAACATATAGTTGTAATACTCTAGTAGAGCTATCTTTTCATCCTTCTTGTTAATCACCCTACGTTTAGCCCCGTAAGTACGTCGCATAGGCTACCCCTTCCTAAACACTAACATTGCGAACAATATTGCGCCTACATAGATTAGTATCGGACCACCAATTACCACTGCCAACACACCTAACCAGAAATCCGGAATAGTGAAACTAATGTCCATTACTCATCCTCCCCGAATGCTTTATTTACTGCGAAACGGAGACCGATTAACTCGCACATTCTATCATCACTATGTCCGTGCGCTTCTTGCACTTCATCCCAATACGCCTCGTATTCTTCCTGAGTTCCGTTATCGCTAATCCAAATCAACTTGTCCGCTTGTGCTGGTGTCATTCATTCTCCTCCTTAATCTCTGCTCGCAGGAACCATTTCATGTCCGATACAGCTTGTTCGACTTTATCTAGCTCGCCTAGCATGCGTTGTATATCCTGTTCTGTATATAGTTGCACTTCCGTCTTAGCTAGTGCGCTGTCAATCTTACTAATCTTCCCTTGAATGAAATCCTGCATTGCTACTTTCTCCTCTTTCGTATACTTACTCATTATTTACCCTCCTTAGCGTTGTAGATTAACTCAGTCACTTCTGCAACAGTATTCTCTGTTTGAATGTACATTATGCCACCACCCTTCAATATTCTGGTGAGCTACTTGCTCTCATTGTATTTTTTAACCTTTAGAGCTACATAAGCTCCGATACCACCCAACAACACATAGAATAGTAGAGTTGCAATAGAAGGTATTAGTTGGATGATGATGTTAGCAACTGTCAATCCCCCTATGATAGCGAGAATACCTACAATCGCTTCCTTAACCTTGTCCGGTAACACGTTAACTCCTCCTCTCTTTAACTTACTTTTATTCTATCATATACTCTAGTGATTTGCAAGTACTTTTTTACATTTTTCCTTCTCTAACTTTTTTAGCCCATGTAGATATAGTTCCTACTGGTACCCCTGTTAATCTACTAATCTCTTTATGTCCGCCACTTCTAGCTCGCAGGAGCTCGATACACAGCTTTTTATCTCCTACCTGTGGCTTTGTTCCTCTATTTGATGGGCGAGCTTTATCGCCGCCTACCATACGTCTAAGGTTACGTAACGCATCTAGTTCGATATTCTTAATCGTATTCTTTGTAACTCTCATTTCTTTCGCGATATCAATCTGTTGCTCATTGTCGAAATAGAGTTTAGAGATGATGTACTTCTCTTTAGAAGGAAGTCTATCAATCAAATCTCGAAGTGCAACTCTATCGTCAATTGCCATCTCTCCAGATGAGATAATGTCCCCTAGTTTCGCATCGGCTACATTATTACTCTTACCTGTGTTAACTTCTTCATCCATAGATATTGACTTAAATGCTGATAACCATGACATCGCCTCTTGTAATTCTTCTAGAGAGCAATCTAACTCTACCATTAGCTCTAAGTTTGTTCGATTTGATATCTCCATTTTACGTAACTTTAGTACAATAGGTTCTAGTCTGACAGGTATTTTAAACCCTTTCGTGTTTCTCATAAAGTTCTTTAGTACACCTTTCATAGATGCTGTCATATACGTCCCTAACTCGAATCCTCTTTCCACGTCGAAGGCATGTACCACTTTAAAGAAACACTGAGATAGTTCTTGATACGCGTCATCGTGGCTGTTCTGGTTTATTTTATGACTGTTAATAAGTGACCACATTAGCCCGCTGTACTTAGTTAGTAGTACCTCCATTGCTTCTTCGTTTCCGTCCTGTGCTCGTAAAATTAGTTCTCTGTGTTTAATCATTTGTAACTCCCCCTCGGTAACTGATAAAGTAATATTATCATAGTATCTAACAAATTGCAACATATTTTTACAAAAAAAAAAAGAGGCGTTAGCCCCTTAGTTTTGTTTTACTGTGAAGCGAGTACTAGCGCCATGGTAAATTTTAGCCTCTTCAAGCTTGTCCTTTGTTTCAGCCTTCATGTTCTTCTCTTTCATTAAATCACGTAACTTAGTTGCATCGATTTTAAGTACTGCAACTTTGTTGAATAGGTGAGAAGGTAAGATGTGCTGTACTTCTCGTACATCATAAGTAGTGAAGGTATTTGTTGAGCCTGTCTTAACTGTATCAGTAAGTTTAGCCTCGAATCCGTCAACACCTTCTACATGGTCTAAACCGTGTTTCTCCATGAACTCTTGGATACGTTTCTTGATTTTATCCTTCTTAGTCTTAGCTGCTGATTCTTCTTTAGATGCTAAGCTGTAATCCTTGATTGCTTTCTTGATATCCATAGGTACTTCAACTGTTACTTCGTGTTTGAACACAGCGTGCTTGTCCGTTACATCAACCCATCCAGAAGTTACGAACTGATGAACGACATCTTCCAATGTGAACTCCTCGTTATATACATTTGTTGTAGGCTCCTTAGTCGGATGGTTCACATCAATTGTTACCGTTACTGCTCCGTTACGGTTAACCTCTACAAATACTACCTCACCAGTTGCGATGTTCTTTAACATTGTTTTCTTATTCATGATTTTTTCCTCCTAATAGTCCGTTTTTAACTTCCACTAATAAGTTGATAGCCAACTCGTATTTATAGATAGCCACTTCTGTCCATGCATAATTCTTAGCCACACGCGATAAGTAATCCGCGTTTCGGTCTCCACCCTTTTGATTCTCAAGCATACTCTTTCTTCGTTTGTTCTTAGATTTCATCTCTTCTAGCTCATAGTGCAAGTGGGATAGTGCGCTCATATTATCTAGCCCCTCTCATAATATTTAACGCTGCCTCTAAATCTTGGATATTCATCTCGTCGCACAGTATGCCTTGTTTAACTGAACTAACGTGAGGATGTCCCTCTACATTTGTACTAAGCCAACGCTTACGTTGAGCTATAAGAAACGCCAATCTCTCCAACTCTTTCTCTAAGATAAGCTCCGCATAACTCATTTGTATTGCACCACGATATTACTAACATCCTCTTTAGGTACATAGATGTCTACTAATACATCCTTTCCTTTTAAGATAACTTTACCTGCTACCTCAGTTACTTCTGGTTCTGCTGGAATAATCTGAGCTCTAAGTTCTCCAGAAGCTTTCATAGCATTCAATTTATCAATTACTTCCCTAGCTGTTTTTGGGTCCACTTTAGCTACGATTGGTTTACCCGCATAAGTTACCCCACCTGATGTCATTACGTCATAGTCCACGTCACCGATAGCTTTCTTACCTTTAGCGTTAGGGGCAATACCTTTCTCTGAGCGACGAACGATTGCTCTCTCGTCTAGTATATCATACACTGTTTGGTAGTTAATTCCAAACTTCTTAGCAATATCGAGTACAGGTTTACCTACAATGTATAAGTCGGCAATACACTTTTTCTCGTAATCGTTAAGCTCTAACATGCGTTGTGCTGATTCACGATTGTACGGTCCACGACGTTTAGGGACACCATTACGGCGTAATATACGGTAAATCTTACCTGCTGATAAATCCAGCTTAGCTTGGATAGAAGTTACCTTTTCGTCATTCGTGTACAGCTTGATAACCTTTTCCTCTAACTCTACTGTTAATGCATCCTCGGACCCCCATGATGCTGTGACTGCACCTTGGATAAGTGTTTCCTTCTTAACATCTTTCTCCATATCAATAACTGCCATAACTTTAACTCCCCCTTTATTTATCTCTCGTTCTATTATATCCTTAAAACCCATTACTGTCAACCCCTAAATTTTATCTATCGCAATATTCCATGAAATGGTTAACCTACTCATATACTGTTTCTCTCCATCGTTAGCGTATGCAGGTGTTACCGTATACCCTGCTTGTCTAAATCGACGTGTTAGAATCATATAATGCTGGAAGTTCTCAAACATAACTTTCGATACTAGATTATCCTCGTTCTTAGTGAAGATTACACGAAAGTCACCTTTACTGACAGCTTCCTCGATACTTCCTAGAATATAGTTAACTACAGCAGCCTCAGTTACGCCATTTTTCTTTAATATCTCCAATACAGACCTGTTACGCATGGTATACGCACTTTCTACTCGTCTAACTTGTTCTGGTATCTCTATACTTCTATTAGTCATTGTCTAACTCCCCCGTTCCGTTACAAGTCTCGCAATCCCAGAATGCATCATCTCCGCGGTCTAAACAAACACCTTTCCCGTCACAGTTCCAACATGTTCGGACAGGGATAACCTTCTCAACTTTAACTTCCCAGTCTTCCAATGCAGATTCTAAATCTAGCTCTCTCATCATCTCGTTAACATCGTCTTGTATCATTTCCTCTAAGACTTCATCTAAACCATCATCCATAGTTTTAAAGTTTAGCTTAACTGTAAATGTTACTTCGCGCTCTCCCATTACTCTGCCCCCATTAATTCAGTTTGTTCGTATGCATACTTTTCCTCTCTTGATAAAGCGTATAGATGGTGACCTTTCTTGTTAGGGTCAATGCTGCGGTAGATATCTGTGATGAAAGCTGTGTCATGTTTACCATTCTCAGCTGATACGTATGCTACGACATCGCCTATCTTAAACTTATTTGTGTCCTGCAAATCTTTAATATCATAAACTACTAAAACAGGTAGTAGTGATAAATCGTTGATACCGATGTTGTAGACTTGCCAGAATGCATCACCGAGAGAAGATTTCATAGTATCATAGCTAATTACTGTAACATCTTTCCCTTTAATATTCTTCATTTTAATTAGTACATCCGACTTTGTGAACTGTTCAAAGTTACGAATAACTAGAACATCTCCTGATAATAAGGCGTCTAGCTTGTCCTCTAATGTTGTTAATAAATCGAAGTTCATAACTTCCCATCGTTGCTCAAATCCATCTTCAAATTGGTCTACTGCCATTACTTGTCATCTCCCTTTTCTAAGTTAACTTCGGTATCGAACCACTCTATTAATATATAAGGAGGAGAGTCTATACCTCCGCATAATTTATTCTCTACCCCATTATGATAGCTAACTCTATAACCTTTAGCGATAAAATCATCTAGAACACTTTTATATGTGTCATACCATGCGAATAATTTATAGATAGCCGTGTCTCTACGGTACTCATTAGGAATCAACATCGCTTGTAATGAACCGTCATTAGCCTCTTTACTAATTTCATCTACTATCTCTTTCCTAATTTCACTTTTTACCTTTTCTTGTTTCGAGTACTTTTGCATCATTGATACTGACCTCACTGTATTGGCGTAAGGGATATCCGTATACATCATACCAGTTCCTCCAATTCTTCTAGTACAAGCACTTTTCTCCAGTGACCTTCGTTATTATATTTGTCTTTTAAAATACTAACCTCATCTAAGAACTCACTGTAAGTAGCTCCATCTGAGTAGCACCAATCTAATACGCCTTTCAATTCTAGTAGAACACTGGTCTTACTCCAGTCTCCATACTCTGCATACTTATCGTACAACTTATCGATATCATCTTTAAAATTAATCAACTGGTTTCTCTCCTCTCGCTAAATGCGTTATAACTGTCAGTACCATGAATGTTACTGTGATTACTAGATTAGAAGTGCTAGGTTCCATACATGTAAACGCTAGACCTGCTCCACTCATCATTGCGAATGTAGATGCCAATGACTCGAAAAACTTCCACCTCATTGCATACCCTCCTATATTAACTCATACTTGATAACCACAACTGGTTTACCTACTCTCATCTTAACATGAGCACCGAAATCTGTCAACACTTCTTTTGCTAAATAGTAGTCTTTTGTGTAAAGCGTAATATCTCCTGACCAGTTGTAGATACTACCATAAGCAAATACACTTTCACCATCTTTAATAGAAGAGTTATTCTTACCTACTTCAAATCCTGCTGCCTTCAATTTGTTCTTCATAGAAGTTACTAATCCAGTCACGCTGCTAACCTTGTTTACCTTCGTCATATTTAACTACCTCCAAGTAATTTGTTTTCTTAACTTACTTATATCTTAACATAGAAAAAGAGCCCCGTCAAGGACTCTTTTAAAAGTTTTTCTATTAAATACCGAATGCTTGCATTGCATCTTTCACTCTTCTATCTTCTTCTGTTAAATCTAAGTTCTCATAGAATGACTTCTCTGCTAACTCTAGGTCTGCGAATAGAGCATCATGATATTCTTCCGGAACGTACTTCATAACAACTTCAGTTAATGCTGATTCCTTCGCTCTCACTTTAATAGACATTTCTTTTAATGCTGAGATTGATAGACCGCCTAACGCGTTGTTTGTAATCTTAGCTTTAACTTCCATAGCTTTGATTGCTAGAGGGATATCGATAATATCAAACTCTTGTAATCCTACAAATGCTTTAGCGATAACTGTATCTAAGAACTCTACATCATTGAATACGTTGTTCACTTTATCAACTGCACCGAAGGGCATTGCTGCTGCTTGTGACTCTTCATTAAATTCTTGCACTCTCTTATCACTAATATATGTTACGTTATCCTTTGCACGTTTGTCAAGTAAAGAGATTAACGGTACGCCTTCTGTAATAGCTTCCTCACGCTTCTTCTTATAGTTTGTTAGAGAAGATTTACTAATTGTGAACCCTTGGTCCTCACAGAAAGCAATAATGTAATCGTACGTTCTACCATCATCTAACATATTGTCTACCTTGGTTACTAGTTTCTTGTTATTATATAGCTGCACCAATACCGAACTTGCTTGTAATTTCTTTTTATCTTTAGTCATTTTAATAGTCTCCTTTTGACCTTAATGGTCTACGTTTTTGGAATATCTTGCATGAATTGTATATGCTTAGAACACTGTAATGACAGCTGTCTTTGCTACTATGTCTAATATAGCGGATGCATTACCTTGTTTGGAACGTAAACGTAAATTATGTAAAAAACACTACTACTTTGTTATGTATTTTAGGGAGCTACTACGTTTACGATATTAAACAAAATACAGGTCGTACAAGATATTCGTAAATAACGCGAACAAGACAAAATAAAAAGCCCCACTAGATAGTGAGACTTTCTCAACTTAAAACTTCCTTAATTTAACGGATTTATACAACTTTACCCATAATCCGGTGTTCAATTCCTTTGTGCCATGGATAATCAATCCTCCAAATAACAAACCGAAGAATCCAATACATCCACCTACCCAGATACAATCATTCATGTATCCATCTCGACTAAAAGGGTCTATACTAATCATGTCAATCTCGCTCCCATCTTTAACATGACACAATCAAGGTCTGTGATTTTACGTTCAGCATCTGCGATACGCTTCATTCGTTCATATCGCTTTCTGTCTTCCTCGTATTGTTTTAAGATAGCACTCAAATACACAATTTCTTCGCTGATATCACCTAACTTAGACAACATCCCTGCTTGTTCTCTAGATTTAGCTCCTAATTTTAGGATAGTATTTGCAATCTCTTGATTTAAACTATCTAAAGTCTCTTTAATTTCCATAATTACACCTCGAAATATAAAGTAATTGACGTATCTAACTCATCGTTGTTTAACTCAATGTACTTTTCATTTGTAATTCCGTCTGTATCAACAACAATTTTGTTAACTCCGTCTAAAAATAACCCTGTAATTGATGCAGTAGAGTCTTCAGATTCAATGTTATATCCAGCGGTACCTACTCGTTTACGGATACTCATCATCTCTGTGCGTGGTTCCATCGTAACTAACGTCGTCGGAGTATCAATCATCATACCTGTGAAGGCTTTTCCTGTAACATTTTTGCTAGAAAGTAAGTCTAGAAACACTTTAACGTCCTTAATCGTAGGTTCGCCTGTAGATAGTAGTCCGATAACACTATTAAAGTTAGCATCACCAATGATTAACGTGATTTCTTGGTCAATATTTAGCTCATCGATGAACATTGTGTCCTTGATTTTAACCTCGTACACCTTATACTTGTTAATTGTGTGAGGTTTGATGACCACATTAGGGTTTTCTAGAGAAACAAACATATCAGCTGTGAATAAACTCATGTGACTTGTAATCTTTTCTTCTAGATGTGGCTTGTCCAGCATATCTCCCTCTGCAATATATCCCATCACATCGCCTTTACCTGAGATTTCGAACATATTTAGTGTATATTCTAGTGCTGGGAAGTCGTTATAAGGTAATCGTAAGAAGAACCCAATGTCAATTCTGTCACTCTCAATCTTAGTTAACTCCTTAATGTAGAAGCTGCGAGTGATATGGTTCTTAGCAAAGTAAGCATTTGTGTAATGAATACCTAAAATCTTCATATCACCGTATGTTAAAATTTGTTTAACTCGGTCTAATTTAGTTGTTTCTGTAATGGTTTCGTTTGTCATGTGCTATCTCCCCTTTTGTTTTCTTAACGAAGGTATCGTTTCTCGTATAAGCTTTACGTTCTCCAGACTCTTTAAGTACTTTAGTCTTATAAACTATCATAATACTTCGTCCTCGGAACGTTCTTTGTACCCTTATACTAACCTTACCAAGTATCGTTGTACCTATTTTAACATAGTAAACACTATCAAGGCAAGTTAAAGTTACAACTTCTCCGTTTCTTTTTGGTACTAGTCTGATAATGTCGATACTAGTTCCTGTATGCTTAGCTACTAACTCTAGTGCATACTTCTCTTTAAGCTCCACATTACGCTCTGTGACGTTCTTAAACTCTTCAATGAACTCTACACGGTAATTACCGGAAGTCTTCTTCAGTACGCCTTGCATAGCGTTACGTCCGTTGTCATTTAACCCGTTCATCCCGCGAGCGCCTAACCCACGGGAATGTGAACGAGAATTAAAGCTACTCTTCTTCACCGATAACACCATCTATAAAATCTTTTATTTCTGTTTCACTAAAATCTTGATAAGACTGGACCAACTCTTCAATCTTATCATACTCTTCATCCCATCCGGTAATATCATGAACAATCTGCATATGATGTGTGATATGCGAATACATCATCATATCTCCTGCGACCTTAGCAATGAAGTCACGGGAATAACTGCGGAAAGATAAGTCTATTTTCTTCTTACAGGTATGACATGCGATTGTATAATTGATACCCACTATAACCCCGCCTCTTCAATCTCTTTATCTGACATGGTAACAACAGTATCTAGAGTTAAATCTGCCTCCAGAATATCATCCTCATAAGTTTTTCCTGCTCGGATAAGGTCTTTCACTTCATCAATGCTATCTGCCTTAACATAACAGTCAGAACGAATCGTTTCTGTATACTCTACTCGAACCCACTTAGCCATGGAACTCCTCCTTACATGCATCACACTCTTCTTTAGTATATACTCGCTTCATGATAATAGTTTCATATGGGAACGTGCTCCATAGTTCATTCGCGTGTTTAGGGCATAGGGCTTGATGCTGCTTTAATGTTAGTTTTTTCTCATTAACTATATTCGCTGCTACAGTTATTGCTTCTTTACCATCAAAAATAACAACAGCTTTACCTTCGCTGTAGCTCTCTTCATCGAACTTATGAAGAATGGCTACTTCTGTACCTTTAGGCATATCAACGGCTCTCATATTGTTTTCATCTCGTAAAACAATGGAATTTTGTAATATATGTGTCTTCTTCATTAGAACGCCTCCGTTGAGCTGATTACTGTTGGTTCTTTTATGTTATGCCAACCAATTACATACCAGTACGGTGTACGGAAGTACTTCGTGTTATACACTTCTACAAACTCAAAACCGAATACCCTGTAGTCCTCAATCGGCACTTCATTAACATCTAATAACATCGTCTCGTTTAATGAGATTTCTCCTTCGTAATACTCATCATCAATTTCTAGGTCGATTCCAGTCTCTTGTTTGTAGAAAGACTTCGCCTCACGCTCATCACGAGCTGCTACAACATCACAATCGTTCATTTTGTACACACGGAACATACGTGTATCTCTTGGCTCATTATCGTCTACCAATCTCATATTCACTGCTTTTAGCTGTTCTTTTAAATCAGCTACTTTAACATAATTATACGCGTACCCTACTTTGTGTTCAAAGTCGTTATATACTTCTACCATTAGCGTGTCATCCGAACCACAACCACCTACTGTAACTGCATGTTTACGTTCTGTCATACTAGTTTTCCTCCTTAGAGCTTATACGCCCAGATTCTGTGCCGTGTAATGTAACCTCTTTCAGTTCTCCATCAATAGGGATAAACACTCTAGATAAATAAATCTTTCCATCCTGTACATACTTCATTAAGAAGTTAGTGATTGACATACTATTGTACTTAGCTAGGTCTTTGATTACTGCTGATGCATTTTTAAAAGTTGTAGCACCAACACCGATATCTAGGTATTCAAAGATATCTACATACCATCCGTTCAGAATAGCTTCATCGTCATCATTTAAGTCATCTTCTAACCAACATAACATGTCATGACCATTAACTGTAGCTATGTGTGTAGGTACGCCTAAGTTGCTTCCGACAGGATTACTCCATCCAGCATCTTTCCAGTTGCTATCATCGATACACATATCATTTACTAGTTTAGTATAGTCAGCCGGAGTTAATGATGCTACTTTAACTTCTTTTGTGTGACTGATAAACTTTAAATGTGTTACTGGTTTGATACCTAGTCGGTAAAACTGCTCCTCGATGTCTCCGATTGTAAATACCTCAATTTGCCCTACTTGTAATGAATCCGTCATTTTGTCTTCTCCTCCCATTTCTTAAGTTTTTGATTGAACACTGCGTTAAACTCACTGTCCGTTACCTTAAGTCGATGTAACATAGACTCGATGACCATAGTTGCATCAACTAGTTCTTCGATTACATCCGCTACATCTTTCGCTTTGTATGCACTTCCCTGAGCCTTCTCAACAGATAGTACTGCTTGAGCAATCTCTCCGGTTTCTTCTGCTAGTTTAAGAGCCATTTCTGTTAATGTTTTAGTATTCTTGCTGCAAAGCTCGTCCAACTTATCTCTATCAAGTGTAATTGCAAACATGTTATCTCCTCCTTAACTAACTTCATTCTATCATACTATCTTTTGTTTGTAAACTACTAATTTAAATATATTGTAGAAACTTTAAGATTACCAAGAGACAGAAAGCTAAAGGGAACCCTACTAAACATAGTAACATACACTTTACCATCTCTCTCATAACCATATGTTGTCGTTTCTCTAGTTCAAACTCCTCTTTTGTCTTAAACATCGTAACCCCCTATTGGAAATAATATTTATTTAATGTCTTCTCTGGGTGCATCTTACCATTGATGTACATATTGCATAGTAGATGTTTAGCTCTATCTGGTCCTAATCGTTCTACAATATGTGATGCAATCTGACTCTTCTTCATACGAGAACTCACACCAGACTGAACAAGTAGACCGTTCATACCGATTGCTCCTCGGCTATCTGCGGAACCTACTTTAGCACCATCACCGGATAATGTAGATACTTGTCGTTTAAAGGAACCAGCAATGTTAAGTAGCTCCTCTTTCCAGAACAATGAATTAAATGCTGCCTTCACATCATGTCTAGGTGATGGATAAGCTTCACTATACATACCGAGAATACCTTCACCGCGGAACTCTGTATAAGCAATAATACCTACTCCATGATGCTTGTACTCTTTAATAATAGCATCTACCTTTTCAACGTGCTTATCTTCGCATACAACGTAGACTAAATCGCATATCTTACTGTATGCCCTAAGCTGCTTGTTAAGGCGTGTAGTCGAGTCTCTAGCTGTCTTAACTTCCACTCCTATCAATATACCATCACTACGGAAGATTAACAAGTCTGCAATTACTGAGTTGATGTCGATACCTTTCTCACTAAGCACAACAGATTTCATATCTTTAAAAGGGAGAAACAGCCGCTTATTATTAAGTACCAGCTGTTTCACATCATCTTCATAGAATGTTTGTTTACTCATCGTATCTTCGACTTCCTTACTAAACCTTCTTGAGGCGTAATCATGAATCTACCATAATCCCAATCGATACCCATCGTTAAGCCTTTCACTCCTACTGATACTCTTGCACCTAGCGACGGTTCATTCATAACAATCTGCAAAGGCATATCTAGTACATCTTCATTAAATTCTGCGGCTCTTCTCATATAAGCAATTGCTTCCCGAACTGTTAATGTTTTAGTAGACATAAGTCCCCTCCTCAGTCAAGTGTCTTGTTAGTTTCATTAATGCTGTCGTATAACTATCTGCTTGAATATGCCACCCTTTATCGAAATCTTCTTGTCGTATAAAATACTCCATGTAAACATCTTCTACGTCAAGCCACCCGTTTCTACGTTTAATCTCATTAGGATAAATCTTCACCTTATACAGTTTACCATAGACAAGTATCTCACTATTGATAGTTTCGCCTGTCCATGTCTTATAATAATATCTCTTATTCTTAAAAAACTTAAACATACTATCTCTCCTTACATTTTAGGTCGTATTGTAGTTCTGCAATAACGTAATCGAGAGCCTCCTGATGTGTCATTCCTGCTGCTAGTTGAAATTCTGTGAATATCTCCCAAAACCGTTCTACTTTTTCTTCTTCTGTCATAGCTTAGCTCCGATTAAAGTGTTATACAAGTCCTGCTTAGATTCTAGTGCTGCAAGCTCTTCCTCTTTCTTTTGCGCCAATGTACCAAAGTGAACAACAGAGTTCCAGTAGCTGCGATTAGCTGCATCTTTAATAGCGTTCCGAATGTGTTTGATGTCTTTCTTGATTAATTCAATGTTACACGTCTCATCAGGGATACCTATAATCTCATGCTTCCAATCATTCATAAAAGAAATACGCTTTTCTGAGCTCATTTAATCTCGCCTCCTCTTCTCTAATTCCAGCTAGAGCGGACCACATACCTGCATCAGCAGCCATGGTAGCCATTTTATCTAATAAACTAAGCTTATGCTTAATTGCGTGCAACTCATTTAAACTAGTAGTGATAAATTCATGTGGATTACTCATCGTCCGAACCTCGCTTCTCGTTCATTTTGTCTCCATCTAAGTTCCGCTTCCATAGCTTTAGCCTTTCTAACTAAGTTATCAATATCTGACCAGAAACTGTTACGTACAGCTCTACAAATATCATCTTTCGTCTCATCTAACACGTCGTAAATCTCTTCATCTGTAGCATTGTTAATTAGCTCCCTAGCTTCCTCTGGTGTCATTTACCTTCCTCCTCAATATCAATCCATAATGGGTGATTCTTGTACTCTCCTTCAAACTTTCGATATGATGCGTATTTACCTGTACCTATTTGTAATTGTTTAACTCCGTCTTTCATTACGATAGAACCTCTCCACGACCCGTTACAGACGTAGAATTTAGTTTCGACGGGTAAACTACTAATAACAGTTTTCGTTCCTCCGTACGGGTTGTACTCGCTCATACGCGTGACCTCTTTTGTTTATCTACTAAATCAATCATCTTTTCTAGGATTCTATCGGCACGACCGTAGAAGCCGTTAGCAAAAGCTTCTTCCCGTTCGTAAACCAGTTCATCCATTCTTTTATCGTACTCTTCTTTGGTCATCAATTTCTTCCAACCCCTTATCTAGTACTTCGTAATATCGTGACAATGGACTACTTACACTTTCGTTACTATGTTCTAGGTCATAGAAGTCTGATATAAACTCTCCCTGTTGCATAGACAAGGCTTGTACAATATTCTTGACTCCTACAGAGAACTCATTGAACCAGTATACATCGTTTAAATGAATAAATACGCCTGTGTAATCGCCACGAACCATAACCAGCTCACCACCACGAGGTTTAAGTACATCAGGTTCACGTTCGTAGAAACCTTGTCCACGTCGACCGGATAAAGTTGATACACCATTGACAATAGGGCATACGAATAATGGGTCATCAATTACCCATTGCTTCTTATACTTAGCTGGTAGTTTACTATTCGCCCAAGCTCCTAATGTTGTATTAATGCTAAATGGATTCATACGTTCACTCTTAGCTGTTGCCTTCTTCTTAGGAGTAACCCCTTTTGGATGCGGCGTATGAGCTTTAAATACGATTGCATACATCGTACCGTCATGTTCTTTGATAAGGTCTACAATGTAATGAGGTTCCCCTCCTACACTGATTGCGCCCTGTTTCGTATAACGTAAATACTTACCTGACAAATGAGGCATTGCATTCTCGATAACACCTGTCATTCATTACACCTCCCATTGAAATTCTAACCCGTATACTCCTAACGTGTCATTTCGTTTTCGGTATACTTTTATCTTGTTATAATGAAGCTCCTCGATTATCATTTGACGGATAATTTTCGACTCAAATATACATCCAATTCCCATCTCATTTGCGTTACCCTTTGGTAACATGTACTGTGTTTTACCTTGTCTCGCTTCATGAATTAACTCAGTTTTGATAACGTCATAGATGTCTTTAATCGCAATCCCGTAATCGATTAGTTCTTTTTCTCGAACTAAGTGTTTCAATTCGATTCCTAATGGTAAATGAAAACCTTTACCTTCATCATGTACATGTTTCTCTAAAGTCATTCTACATCCTCCTCACAATCACGAATGTATGCTTCTAAATCTTGAATTAATAGTTTAGCTGTTTCTGGCGTAAGATTGATAGAAGGATTCTCCCCTGATTCGTCACTAGATGAGTAATGCATCTCAATATTAAACGCGAATCGCTGTTCTTCATCAAAAGCTGTCCCAACCTCAATGAAATCATCACCGTCTGTTACACAATGGATTCTACGATATAAACCTCCATTACCACCATCTACAAAATAACCTGTTTTAACTTCACTCATGTTATCTCCTCCTTAATTATTATATTACTAATATAGCACACTATTTTAAAAAAGTCAACAAAAAAGAGAGACTTTTTAAGCCTCTCCTCCCATTTTCTTAATATCTCTTTTTAAGCTCTCTTTGAATTTCTTTTCATTCTTCTTAACTACAATTGCCCAGTACCCATACGCGGTGTAGTGAGCTACTATGTTTTTAATAAAGAATAGCGAGATACCAAACGCCATAGCTGTTAAGTAATAGATTTCGATAAAGTTAAAGTAGAGTTGTGTGTAAAAGAAGGCAAACACAATCTCAGCTACTAAGGTTAACCCGAAACCTAACAATACTGTCCCGTACAAAGGTGTCTCTCCTTTAGTTTTAATCTCTTTAAACTGTGCTACAACTCCTAGTAACTTCAACCCGTAGTTAACGCCGATACTAGCTGCGATAACACACAATACTAAATCGATATTCGTCATACTAACTCATACCCCGTTTCATCCATCTTAACATTCTCTACGATAGCGTATTTATTACCTGATTGGATTAGTAGCTCTTTGATGAATTCTTTCTTAGGTATATACTCACATCTAAATGGAGTGTACACGTTCCGAACTGTTCTAGCTAACTCTTTACTTGGATACATCTTAACAACACAAGATACTAACTGTCCACTAGCCTCGCAACATGATAATTTTGGTTCTTTACTGTCTTCGAGCATGTCTAAATCATGTTTAATAGCCGCACGAAACGTTTCACCTTCTTCTGTTTCCCAAACATCTTTATAACATACTAGTCTTCTAGTCATTCTATTACCTCCTAAGGGAGCCAGCTTATGCCAGCTCTCCGTTTTCTCCAAACATTAGTGTAGTAGATTCATATGTTTCTTTACCACGATATAACACAACAGCAGACTGAGATGGCATCGTTGCTGGTAGGTTCAGTGAGCTACTATAATCATTTTCTCCTACTGGTGACGATACTTGGTAGTGCATACGACCGAATGACTCTTGTGTAATGTCTAGGTAGTGTAAGTGACCAGAGAATAAGATTTTAATAGTTTTACCATTCTTCATAAACACTGGAATCTTCTCTTTTGCCTTAGGCATCTTGTCACCATGCGTACCTACTACGCGATGACCTACTACCTCGATATCAAACATATCATTCTTGTTTCGATTGTCAGTAATTACTACGTTAGGCATCTGGTTCAACTCTTCTTGAATCATGATAAGCGTGTCTAGAATAATGTACTCAACATTATTATTTGCTAGATTATCATTCTTGTTTTGGAAGAATCGTGAGTGGTTACCTGTAATCATACTAAAGTGTACCGTATGATTTGCTGACAGGTCGTTAAGCATCTCTACGAACAATCTGATAGATTTACTAATCTGTGCTGCCATGTGGAACTCTAAGTCGAATGACTGCGTATTACGCATAACTTGGTTCTCGATGATATCACCTAAGAATAGTACATGAATCTCGTCGAATACGCGAGTATCCATCTGCTGCTTAGCCCAACCTACTACACTGTTAATCGAATTCTGTAATCTCTCGAAATTGTAGTCACCAGTACGACTGTGGAACGTTTCAAGACCTACATGCCAATCAGAGAATGCTAGAATCAATGCTTTCCCATGCTCAGCAATCTTAACGTTCTTAGGCTCGGCTAAGTACTTAGGTGTTGGTAAATCTTTAATCTCTGCTACGATTTCCTTTTTAAGGTCATCCATTAAGATTTTAAGAGCTGTACCTTCACGTTGTACTTTCTTGTATTCTCGTAAGAACTCGGTTTGTTTTTGTCTCTCCATGATATGAGGCGTGACCATAGAGAATACATTTTCCTCTACAACAGCTACCTCATTTCCAATAGGTTCGATATTGTCTACGGTTAAGTCACCGTTCGTAGCTGCCATATAAATAGCTGCAAGTGATTCACTGTTGTTAATGTCATCGATACAGAACTGTAAGTCCTCTTTCGTTACCTTATCTCGTCCTAGTCCTGTTAATAGTTTATTCACAAGCGTGCGGTCGATTACCCCGCGTTCACGCTTGCTGTATCCCATTAGTACTGCAATCACATCTTCGTATAGTTCAATCTTCTTCATTCATTAACACTCCTCGTTTAATTAGTTCTTCTTCAGCTGCTTTCATACATTGGAAGAAGTGAGCTCTATTTATCATGTTCCAAGGGGAATCGTCTAAGAATGCTGCTTTAAAGTCTCTATATACCTTCAGTACCTTTTCGTCTGACCATCCGTCGTACATCTACTCCCCACTCTCTGCCATGGCTTTAATCGCTGCTGCAATTACGTTAGCTGTACCAGTAGGTAAAAACATTGTCCCTACATAACCAGAACCTGTAGTTCCATCCTTCATGTTAGCTGCTGCGAAGAACTGTTCAACTGTTACACCTTTCGTACGTACTTGAACCATGTCAGATGTTCTCGTTGTACTAGCTACCAGAGCAACACCATTCTCTCCGCCAATATCCTTAAGGTTCCGGTGAGCTACTTCATTTGTCCAGTCTTCTGCGTATACAGTACCAACTTGTACAGGTTCTCCGTTAATCTCGATTCGCATCCATTTTGTTTGCTGTCGTTTCTTCTCTATGAAGTCTGACTGCTGCTTAAGTTGGCTCTTGACTACTGGTAGATTCTCTTTCATAATCTCCTGTAATGGCTTGTCCTCTAACACAGCTGTGATGTTACGCCCAAACGCACGGTATAACGCCATGAGAATTTTGATATTGTTGTCTGTATCGACGTCGTTCCATTGTTGGTAGTTCTTACTAGCTTTGATAATGTTAAAATCATACTTAGAATTGTCTTTGACATTCTGGAATGTCGTCATTTCACTAGTTAATAATAGTGTTCTCAGGTAAACGATAGGTGGGAAGTCTGCGCTTACCACAGAGCGACCTACACTAACTTTCTTCCCGTAAGTGTTAATGTGTATGAAGTCACTAAAAGGATTGTTCAGCGGCTCGATAGCCTTCTTGAAATCATCATTCTCGTAGATAGGTAGCCCTATCACGATAATCTTACTTACTAACTGTGCTTGTGTTCCTAATGCGTGGATATCAAGCTTGTCCACAAATTCAACATCAACTTCGTAATCCGGTAGCATACGTTTAATAACCGGAAGTGTAATTGTATTCATGAAGTTATCTTTCATGTACAACTTCACTAATTCTTTGTTCATTAATATCCCCATCCTTTATATACATTATCTTTAGGTGTATCCCTATGTTCTCTTGTGTATACATCTAGGTATCTGACAAAAGTTAGCACACCGTTTTCTACTGTGTATTGTTTCTCGATATCCCACTCTTCATAATGCTCATACATGTAAATAACTTTCTCTGCTATTTTCGCTAAGATAGTGTTCATGAAACATTGTATTTCACCATCGTAGTTTTTAAGAGCAAAAATAATCTCCCACTCTCTTGTTTCTTTATTTAGCGTGTTGACGTTGTGTTCTCCCCATTCATCCGGCATATATGCAGGTGACATGGAAGGTACTTGGTCTCCACGGTTTTTATTCGATAACGTTTCTACGAAAGGGAAAGCTTGTACTGCCTCGCCCCACTCACCATCACTGTCGATAACGTGCTCAACTAAAGGTAAGTACTCTTCTTTCACTACAATCTTCGCTCGTAATCCTGTGTAGTTACCCATTTCATCCCTCCTCTTCTATTCTACTAATCTATCTTATCACACTAAGTCTGTAATGTCAACATAATTCTTAAATTTAATTTCCTCTGTTTCTGTGATTGTGAAGAAAGTAGGTTGTAGTTCATTCTTTTTCATCCAAGTGATAAATGTATCGGTTAGCATATCACTCAGTTCGTGTCGCATATCCATGGATACTCCTGATAAGAATCCTTCTGCAAACTCGCCGCACTGGTCATATACATCCTCTTGAACCTCGTCAATAGCGTGGTCACCACAAACACCGATAGACGGTTCAGAAACCTTACCTACAAACAACGCTGTCCACCCCATTTCAGTAGCATGTCTTACTCCCTCTACAATAGCCTCTTCGCGAGAATCAAACATATCATTGTCCCAGTAGTCACATGACTGGTGATTAAACGTCCATTGCTCTTTTTCACTTACTGCTTTTAACTGGTCCATTCTAACTCCTCCTTGTTTACGGCAATAAAAAAGTAGATACCGTTTATAGTATCTACTTTATCATAATCTATTAAATTTGTCAACTACTATTTTTAAGGAGTTACAGGGGGTGCAGCTTCAACCGCTGATTCTTCGATACGGAAGTCGTTAACACCAAGTGATAATGTGCTATCTGCAAAGTCTAAGAACGCTAACACCATTTGCTTATCGACATCCTCTGGTTTCACACCAGTGTATTTGTCGAATCCAGCGCCATTGTAAGGTTGTTTGTCTACATGGTTCTGACCTACGTGGAACACGATGTCCGTACCGTCAACGTATACAACTGGTTCTTTGTCTTTGAACTTTAATGCTTGAGCTTGATGGTCAATATAAGCTGGTAGGATTGATTTCTTTCCACCTACTGTTTTAACTTGGAATACTAATTGACCTTGTGCTAAAGATGTAGAACCTTCTAACGATGGTAGGTAACCTTCACTACGTACATGTGCGAATAGGATATCACCATCTGCTAATTTTGCTGTTGGATTCTTTAAGAAATCTGACACTTTGACTACTGCCATTATTTTACCTCTCCTTTGTCTAAATCAATTTGTTTAGCTGCATGTTCTCGTAATCGAGCTTGCTTTGTTACCGCGTTGTTCTTCCAAGCCATATGACTAGCTGAACCGAATAATAGGATTGCAGATACTAAATCGTACGCTACGTTCTGGTCAATCTCTAATCCTAATTCATGCCCACATAAACGAGCAATCGCGTTAATTAATGCAACACCGAAAACGATAAAGCGAACAATCGTTGCAGCTCCAATCTTAGGTGCTTCCTCAGGTACAAATACCTCGTGTTTATTTTCCATCTATATCATCCTTTCCCTATTGGGTCTTCCTATAATATAGCGGTTAATGTAATTGTACGTTAGTTACCATGACGTAGGAATCCCATACCCGATGTACTCCACCAGACTTAGTGATAATATCGTAGTATTTACCTTTGTCATCATAACCTGTTTCGGTAATCTTGTGCTCAAAACCATCGAATTCTAGATAACCGATAACATATTGTACAGGGGCTTCATCCTCATCAGGAACTAGCTTAATAGCTCGTACATCAGCAGAACCGTTATATGCATCAATTGCATCTTCGATAACATCTTTAAACTCTGATTCCGTCCAGTTATCCACATCGAACCAGATATCTACCTCTACACGTGCTTTCATCAGAAACTCACCTCTATCCCAGAATCGCGCCAATCTACATCAGCTACGTCAATCCAAAATGAGCGTTCACCCTCCTTGCGAGGTGTAAGCAATACTGTGTTGTCGCTGAAGTCGATACGTTCTACTTCATGTAACTCGTCATAGTATCTAACCAACATGGTTACTTCGCTCCCTTATCATTTCATGTAGTCTAGTTCGTAACAATTCTTTCAAGTCTGCTAGCTTCTCTTCTATGAGTAATGCAGGTACTGCACCATCTCTAGCGTACTTAGCTACTAGAATCTTAATGATGTAGCTGTCTGTATTTTCACGAACTAGTAATGTTAAGATATCTCTGTCAATCTCATCTAGTTTAACTCCGTATAAGGCAGCCTCTAATACTTCCATTTCCTCTAGTAATGAATCCATAGATTCGTTCATCTCTATTAAATCCGTTACATCGAAGTCGTGTTTCGTAGTGAATACGCGGCTCTTGTCTCTGTAGTTATTCTTGATGAAGCTGTTCTTGACACGGAGCTTTAACTTGTTATCTACGTAGAACGGGAAGTCTACCGGACCATTAATATCATACTCTTTAACTAGTCGTAGAAACTGTTCAGAGATATATGACATTAATTCCGCTCTAGTAGCTTCATCTGGAATGTATCCTTTGTACTTATTGTACACTGATACTCTCAGATTCTTGTATTGGTGAAATAACTGCTCTGGGTCACGTGAGAACACACCGCTAGTCTCCTCTATGTTCTTAAGGAAACCAGCACCATTTAAAATCTTATTTGCTTCTTTTTCTAAGTCTCTACTCATTTACTCCACTGCTAGAATCCATCCGGCAACATTCCTTTCGATATTGTTTTTACACCCGTCTTCTTACACAAGATATCTGAGTAATGGATTGTTTGAGGTATCTTAACTAACTCACCTTCAATGTACCCCTCAGCGTACCCTGTAGCCCATCTATCGAATGCTTTTGTAAGATGCATAACAGACGTTTGAACAGCGTAGGCTGTCTTTACTTCTACTATAACAGGTAGTTTCTTAGAAATCAAGTGTTCCATCTCTTCTTTTACCACCGAGTATGAAGTTGGGGCTTCATAGGATGTGACTTCTAATCGCTCTCTATACGTTTCTAGTAGTTCTGTTACTAAGTCCATGTTTGATGCCTTCGTTACTTTCATCTAACCCCTCCTTAAAAATCAAGAGAGAGGAAACCCCCTCTCTCTATAAGTCTAGTACTGCATTTAATTTTTCTGAGTCAATTTCACTTAGCTCATCATCATCGTCGTCTTCTGGAGCTTCCTCATCTGGTGTGATATCACTGATATCGTAGATAGGGTCAATCCAGTTGTCGAGTTTCAAGATAGAGTTATTAGAAGCTGGATAAGGCTCACCTTTGCTACCGAACTCTTCCCAGATTAATCGATTAAGAATCTCCGCTCGTACCTTATTACCTTCTTCTTCATCACGTAACCAATCTAGGAATCTAGCTGTTTGCATCTTATGTTCATTACCTTTAAGGTCAATGTAGATGTAACTTTGTCCAGATTGTTTAGCGATACCAGCGTCGATACCTTGGTGAACTAAGTTATACTCATAATCGAATCCAGTATCAGCAATTAAGAAAATGTCCTCTTCTTGCATCGGACGAGCTACTTTGTTTTTACGAGTACGAATACCTGCAATATGTCCAATACGCTCTTCCTTACCTTTGATTGTCTTCTTAATAGCTTTCTTCTGTTTAACTTCCCAACGTTGTGACATCGCGTGTTCCCAAGCTTTACCACCCGGAGTTTTGTATTGTTTTACAAAGCTCATACCACCAATATCGTCACGTACTTGGTTGATACCGATAAACATTGCTTTAGATTCTGCGATTAAAGGTGATAACTTTGTACACATCTGAGCTAGAGCGTTAGCCTTAGCGCCGACATCCTTCTCACCAAAATCTTTCTCGTACTGTACAATTGAAGGGGTTTGTCCTAATGAATCCCAGATGTAAACGATTGGACGATTAGGCGCTTTCTCTTCGAAAGTTTTAAGAGTTTTAGCAACTGTTTTACCAACTTCCTCGATTGTTAACGGACGACCTGCTTTAGCATCCGGCTCCTTAATCATAATCTTCTTCGTGTTAATACCTAACGTTGTTAATCGGACCTTATCGCTTGTACCCTCTACATCGATTAGTACAACGATACAGCCTAATTGAGATGCTACACGTGCAATGTGATGGGTCATTGTTGATTTACCGCCAGACGGAATACCCGCAATCTCAATCATACGACCGAAAGGTAATCCTCCACCAAGAGCTCGGTCTAATCGAGGGAAGAATGTAGGTAGCCAATCTTTTACTTCTGCAAATCCAGAGTCTTGTAATAATACTAGACCGTCAGATTCACTTGTTAACTCACTTAAATCGAAATCCGCTGTTAAATCTAAAATAGGTCCTTTACCTTTAACTTTCGCTTTTGCCATTTAATTTCCTCCTAGTGTTGTATTTCCTCAAAAGAGGAGAGTAGGTGTTACCCTACTCTTACAGTCCTGCCTCATTGATTAGCGCGTCGATGTCGACAGCATCTAAATCACCTAAGTCAATCTCTGTATCACCAAGAGGTGTATCTAAGTCAACGCCTTCTAGGTCGTCTACTTTAACTTCTTCTGTTTTAGCAGGAGCTGCTGGAGCTGCTTTAACAGGTTGAGTTTGTGTAGTTGCTGCTTGAGTTGTGTAAGGATTTGTAGCTGGTGCAGTGTTTGTTGGTGTTACTGGTTGGTTAGTAGTAGCAGGTGCTGATTGACCACCTTCTTTAGTTACGTTTGAATCAGGGTCGTTACTATTTTTCCCTTCCATAACATCCGCAAATCGTTGTACCCAGTTTAACCCATTTTCTAATAACTCAGTTGCACGACCGTGGAATGATAAATCTTCCAGTTCATTCTGCCATCCTTCTCCTAGCGGAGGTAGCTGGTTTTGGTAAACTGTAACAGGGGCTTCCATTTGACCTTGTTTAGGTTTCTGGATTAAGACTGGTGAACCTGCGTTAGGGTCTAAGAATGATAACTGACGACCGCCAGCTAAACGCTTATCAGTTAACGCTGCATTGATAGTTTTCATAGCTGAGTGAGGCACATCGAATAATCGAACAACTAATTTACCTTTCTCATCACGTTCTTGGAACTGAGTACCATCTGGATTTTCAATGATTTTAACACAGTTAATCGTGAAGAATTGTTTAGGTTTTTGTTGTCCGCCGAATGGAGTAGGAATCATTTCTTTCGCTGTCCATTCATCAATCTTAGCATCTAAGAATAGGCTACCATCTTTCTTGCCTGTTAAAGTGAAAGTATTAGATAGTTTCTTTTGGTTCTTAGTTGTTGCCGATAAGAAGATTTTACGGCAGTGTTCTGCAAACTTACCAAATAAATCAGCCGATGGTAAGATTTGAATGAATACTTCCGGTTCTTCCTTACTTAAGAATAGACGTTTATGTTTAGCTGTAGGATAAACAACCTTAGGATTGTTACCGCTGTTACCAGAACCTCCACGTCCGCCTCCAGAACCTTCTAATTCCTTACGTTGTTGTTCAATAATATCTGCAAAGTTTACCATTATTCATTTCTCCCTTGTTTTATAATTTTGGTTTTTTACGTCCTCTTTGGGACAGCTGTTTAAAAGGGTTTAGCTACCTTTTCCGTCTCTCTGTGTACCTCTACCCTCCTTTTAGTAGTTTGTAAGAATCCCTTCTTACTATTTCTATATACCATTAATCTAGTAAAAAGGTAACTACATTGTGGTATTTTTTAATTTACTTTCTAAATACTCTAATGCCCATTCTGCACCTTCATCAGATAGCGCATAGTCTACTACTTTATCGATAATACACTCTATTACCTCCTCACGTGTATACTCGTCTGCATCATACATATCTAGCATTCTTTGGATTTCGGATAACACGGTAATTCACCTGCCCCTCCACAATTGTCACATACTGCATCATAGCCTGTCCCATAACCAGAAAAGCCGCTACCTCCGCAAGTAGCGCACTCTTCTGTCTTAATTTTCGTACTCATTACTTATCACCACTAGTACGAATCTTGATATCTGGGATAATCTCTTCTGGACGGAATACAACTTTATAATGATACGCATCTTCATACTTAGCATCTGTTTGTTCGATGAAGTAACTTACATTATCGCTAAGACCTAGATAGTGCTTCTTATACGTGTTGTCTTTCGTCTTACATGTCACAGTAACTTTCTTAGCATCTGAAGCGTCCATAGCGCATAGACCTTCAATAGATAACAGATACTTATCTGTAATACCGTTAAAGAACACTACTCGACGTTGTACCTCGAAGTTATCTGCTGATTCTGATAGATTTCTAGAAACAGTATCCGCCTCATTTGAGCACGCTACTAATCCTGTTAAAGCCATTAATGCTACTAAACCTGCAATAATCTTCTTTTTCATAATAAAACCCTCCTATTAGTTATCTAGTAAAGATAGTTCCTTTTGTATTCTATTACTTTCTAGAATCTCTCTAGCTTTTCTAAGGTCATTTATAACGCTGTCGGGCTTCTTCGTACCGTCCATGTTGTGCGTACACTTCGTGCAGTTAGAAGATAATTCCCCATCTTCACATATACATACATCGTTCCACCCACCTTTATATATCGTCCCTCTATTGGTTGAATACGCTCCGTCGTAAGTGCTCATACTTCTGTTTCGCCTCCAATTTAGGAATCACTAACTCTTCTAAAAACATTTCACATAGCTGCATGTCTGTCATATCTGGGAAGCATCCGTCCTGCTTTGCCTCCTGCGCTAAGCGGTAGGCGTACCCATAATAGAAGTACACCTTTTGCTCAGACGTCATTTTCTCTTTAATTGCCATGAGTGAACACACTCCCTGCTTTATGACCGTATTGACCTTCGTTAGCTAACTGCTTACCGATAGATTGCAGCATGTTACTGCGCTGCTCGAATGCCTTTACGATACGAGATGTACGACCTAGAATCTGTTCAAATTCGATTACACGTTTACGCTGCTGGTCATACTCTGTTCTAGTCTTTACGTACGCATCTACAGCATCTTTTGTAGGTTTCTCTCCTTTAGACTTAATCTCCGCTCTCGCTGCGGCGTCTAGCGTGGCTACAATCTGTTCTAACTTAAGTTCTTGGCGTTCTAGTAGGTATCGTACTTTCTCATGCAGTGCGGACCAATAGACGTATTTAACAGGTTGTTCTAACATTTCCTCCTGCAAGTTGACAGGGTTAATTTTTAACTCTTCTCGTAAATCGAATGATTCTACTAACCCATTTGTGTCTTTGATAGTAATCTCATCGAAGTCGAGGAAGTCTACTGGAATGTTCACTCGAAATCCTCCTCTGGTTCTACGTAGTCTTGTAATAAACTGTAATCTAAGCTGTCTTTTAGAGGACCGTTCCCTTCCTTTAGTGGTACAAAGTCGAACTTATCTAAGAAGTCTTCGACATAAACCCAGTACTTTACTCGTATTGATTTTCTGTCATAGAACTCAATACGGAACGATTCACTATCTTCCTCTACGATAGCTTCTACCTTTGTATCAAACCCACCGTTCCTTTCATCCTCGTAACCATACCAGAATGTTAGATTCGTGTAAACCACATGGTTCTCTAACAGGTCCTGCAAGATTCTTCGTTGTTCACGATAAATCTCACCTGTCTGTTCCAAGTTATCTCTTAATCTAGTTCTTAGTTTTAGCGTAGGTTTTTGCATAATAACAAACTTCTCTAATGCTTGTTCTACAGTCATTAATACATGTTCACCAGTCTCTGAGATTATGGTTCTAGCTCTGTGCGCTTCTGTTATATCGGTGTCTAGTTTCTTCGCGATATCTTTTAGTAGTACATTAGCCCAATGTGACTTAGCTAGTAGAACCTCCTCATATAACTTACCTTTGATAAAGTGTTCGTTAGTCTCTCCGATGTACTTTAGCATTCTTCCTCCTCCGTTTCCTCATCGTTATGCATGTACCAAAGGTCACAGTCCTCCGGTGTTACGGGTAATAGTAGAAGGAACACACCTTTACTAATCTTCTTATCTACAATATCTTTATGCTTGTACATACACTCGTCGCAAATGTGACCGTACATGTTAACTCCCCCTTATAAAATATAGAATACTTTCTGCCAGTAACCGTTATCTACTACTACAGGTCGTCCTTCTTCATCGATGAAGATAAGATACCCTTCTGTGCTTTCTTCGTACTCATCATCCACATCAGTTTCGTTCATTATTTTTAAGAACTCTTCTTCCGTTAAGTTAGCCCACTCTGTGTGACATCGCTTAATAGATTGATAGATGTGATTCTTCTTAAATTGAAAGACCTTCTTTCCACCTTCATAGTAAAACTCTTCTTCTCCAATATAAATAGCTTTCATATTATCTTCCACCTTTCACTTTATCTTCGAATTTAATAACCCATTGGTCATCATCAACTTCTAAGAAGAATAACTCGGTCTTGATTATACTTGAATCTAGCACCTCAGCTGTAGCCCTAGTAACGATGTACATAACACCGTCAATGTTAACTAATTTACCCTTTCTAAGGTCTTCATGGGATTTATCTGTAGTATGTCCATACTTTATGATACCTTCATCCCCTCGTAAAACCCAAGAGTAGTTATACTCATCTCCTTTAAGTCTAACCTCCGTTATCGTTAACCGTCTTTCTTTATCCATATGCATGCTACACACTCCTATCCGATTTTAATAGTTCGGTAATCTCGCCACCATGGACTCTATCAAGGAATGTAGAGAAATGGACTTTACATATGTTCATCAACCCTTCTCTACCATGTCCGATGTCGGATACGATATACCTTGTCCCATCTAACGTGTAAGTTCGTCCTCGTTTGAAGATAAACTCACCTGTTCCTCGGTCAACCTCGTTACCATTAGCTTGATGAATAATCCATGTAGGCTCATCGTCTTGTGCATGTCGTAACATTGTCAACGTTGTTTCTTGTCTACAAGTTGGCATTTAATAAACTCCTCCTCCGTTTTATTTGCTAATTCTATCAATTTCCTTCCCATCTCTCTAGCATTAGATGGATGTAGATAGATGAGACCGCTCTCGTAAATGTAATCGGTTATGTCTAGTTCTATGCTAGCCTCAAGCGTTTTATCCTTACGTTCTTCAACATAACCGGATACAGCTACGTAAGCCTTGTCCGTACCATCTATGTCAAAACAATCAATCTGTTTACGCATGTTCTACCTCCTCACTATAACATGGATTCTGGATAATGTCAACACTTTCTTGAAACTCTTGTGATACTTCGAAACAAGCTGCCATTTTAGCTAAATCCCTAGTCTCATAGAAAACATCCCATCCCATAACACGTCTACCTTCTCGATATCCGTTAGATAGCGCTTGTTTTGATACATCAATCTTGACTGCTAGCTCTGCCCATGTATCCGCTTTGTGGACTTCTCCTCCTTTTTCTACACCTTTTATCATATATGCTGGAGGTGTATCGCCTACGTACCACATTCTCCAACCCATTATCTGTTCCCACTCCTTGTTTAACACCTTACTTACAGAGTTACGGGATAATCGATTATCATCTGCGAACACTGCTGCACTATCATGCAGTGTAATCTCATTTTCATAAGGGTCATAAACATAGAATGGTAGTTTAGTTTGGTTAGGTAGCACACGTAACACGAATTTGCTTCTATCGTTACTTCCTGTCATATCCCCGATAATATGATAGTAACCCTCCATCATGATTATTTCTGTTAGTGGATATGTCTTGATATATTGTTTACCTGTAAATGTATCTGTAGCTAAGAATGTTACGGTTGATGTTAGAGGTCTTCGGATTTTAGATACGTACGCTATCTTCTTGTTCATCAGAAGTTCTTCGCCGCATCTAAGATATCTTCGTAGTCTACGCCAGCTTCATATGCATCTTTTAACGCGATGTCTAGCTTCTTCTTAGCTTCTTCAATTTTGTGTTGCTTTTGTTTCTCAATAAAGTCCTCTAACTCTTCTAGCGTATAATCATATAGATTAGGTACGGTATATGTCTTACCCCATCGCGATTGAAGTAACGTAGAAATAATCATGTGTACACGCTGCTCGTTCAACATAACATTTGCTGATTCTCCATCTGATGTATCTGTCATTAGCAACGATGCGTATAAATCGTGCGCCCCATCCTCTAATTCAAACTTACACCCTAAGTGGTCTGTGAAAGTTAATGATAATGCCATGTAAATCTCCTCCTTGTTTGATATAATACGATTCTATCACACTATTAATAGTTTGTCAATAAAAAAAAAGAAGAGATTATTTCTCTTCTTCTACGTAGTAGCCATATTCCCATTTAACTGTTTCTCCGTGATACTCTGTTGCGTTACAATTCTTACATGTCGTACCTACTAAATGATACACGCGATTATCATCCCCAACACGCTCGGAGTGGATTGTACGCGATGTTTCGGTAGTATGTGTATGCTTACAAAATTGACGCTTGATAAAATCAATGATTTTCATCCCATTCTAACCTCTATCTCTCCCTCTGTCATTTCGACTAACCGTCTTAATAAGTGGTCTAGGTCTAGTAAGTCATCCCAGTCCGCTTGGTATATGTCTAATTTCTTAGTCTGTCCTAATAATTTAATAAGTTCCTCTATCTTACCCATCTGTTTCCCCACGCTCCTTCCTTCATTCGTATTGCTAGTTCTGTCTCTAACTGTTCCGTTAACTTCTTAGATAGAGAGGTAAGACGTGCTAAGTATTCCCAATCCATCTCTTGTACATTGTTCGTTAACAATTGTTGTGCGTACTCTGTTAAGTTTCTCAAGTGATTAACGTTTTCTGTATGCATCTTTATTCGCCTCCATAAGATTAATAAACTCTTCATACTTCTCTTCTGTTAACTTACCACAGTTCTTACAGTTTTTCAAGTGTTTCTTTTTCATGTGATAGTCACAGTAGCCTTTAACTGTAGCGAAAGTAGATAGGTCTTCTGCATCGTAATCTACCATGTCATTGTAAGTGATACCAATCTCTGCATCAGCTGTTACTGGGAATCTAGTACGTTTCCCTTCCCAATCGATGTATAACCAGTCGATAGGTAAGTTTTCCATTACGTGAACACCAATCTTAGCCATTTGTTTAATCTCTTCTGGTGGGCAATCGATTACGATACTATCATGTACTGTCATAACGATACGAGAACGTAAGTTTAGCTTCTCGATAATCTTGTTGATTAGGATAACTGAAGAGTTTGTTAAGAATGCACCAGTACCCTGTACACGTGTATTGTTCGATTGACGAAGTGCCTCGTTCTGTTTACCTTTATCTTTAGAGAATATATCTCGAAGGTTACGAGTAAATCCTTGTTTCGTTTCGATATATCCATGGTCACGTACAAACTGCTTGTTACCTTCAATGTACGCTTCTACAGTTGGTTTCCCTGCGAAGAAGTCTTTAAATAGCTGCTCTGCTTCTTCTAATGTCATGTCCCACTTCGGCGCGAAGGACATCGGTACCTCACCATATACTACACCGAACGATACGGCTTTTGCTTTTGTACGTTCATCATCTGTGATTTCATCGATAAGCTTTTTAAATGTTAATGCCGCTGTCTCTTTATGAATATCAGCACCTTCAATGAACGACTTAATCATTTCATAGTCACCAGAATCTAACGCTAGAATACGAGACTCTAAGGCACTGTAATCGAGCTGGATTAATGCTCCGCCATCGAATGATGTAACGAACTCTCGTTTAATCGGGTTGATATAATCGAATCGAGTAATATCACCGGACTTACGAGGTAGGTTTTGCAGGTTCTTTTGTATTAACATGAGGCTCTTTATCCTCACCTCTACATGTTTCCATATAGTTTGGACTATATCTTCACCTTGTGGTGCTCCGCGCTCGTGGGGTTTTACCGTCCGTTCTGGACTCCATACCCTAGTCTCTGAACCTTGCACACATTCCTGTGTGCCTTGGCGGCTGATTGCCCTCGGCTTTACGTTAGGGGTTTCCAGCAATTCACGGAGTTGATTATTCTGGTCCCAACCTGTTTAGGACCAGCCGAGCTTAAACGTGATGTTGCTGTACCTGTTGGGTTAAATCGTCCGTGTAATCGTCCATCCGCATCTACCATTTCTAAGAACTTGTAAGTGAATGATTGTTTACGAGTTTTAACTAAAGAGTACTCTAGGTAAATCTCTGCAAGTTCTTTATGCTCTGGATAGTTGTCCTTAATGTACTCGAACGCTGTCTTATCTGCTTTAAAGTGATACCATTCTGCTTCATGCTCTGTGATGTTGTTATTTAGAGCCGTATCTGTAAGGTACTCTCGGTTAAATGGTAGCTGTACCCCATTGATAAGGTACCATGCACGTTGTTTGTCATCTGAGGATGCTGGATTAAACTTTCGTTTCTCTGGGTCCATAAGTTTAGTTCGCAACTTCTCAGTTTCTGGGTCACGTTCTGCTTTTGGCTTAGCGAACTCCTCTACACCCATCTGGTACAACTCTTCTTTGTAAGCTTCAACATCCTTCGACGTTTTATATGTGCGTATAAGCTCGATTAAGCGCTGTTCTTCTGCGATGTATATCTCAGCCATATGTTTCACGTAAGGGATGTCTAGCTGGACGCCAGTAGCCTCTAATTTAGCTAATACGTTAGTTAGTTCTACGTAGTGATTCGAGTATAGGTCAATCTTCTTCGTTAACCCTTCATCGTGTGCTCGTTTATCTAGCGCGTTGTAGATACGTAAACACACATCAACGTCACCTGCTGCGTATGGACTTAGCATCTCAAAGAAAGGAATCCATTCATAGTTAAAGTCACTACCATCAATTTCATTACGTGGACTCTGCGGTGTGCCGAAATCAGGCATCTTAGGCTTAACATATTTTAAATCCTGCTGCTTTAACAGAAGCTCGCCAATCTGCTCCATGATGGTCGGGTTGTCCTCTTTTGTACCCATATCTTTCTTGTAAGCTGTATTCTGTTTCTTGAGTACTTTTACTATTTCTTTTAACTCTTTAATCTGTGCGTTAGCTTCTGCACGGTCAAGTGTACATTGCTCTTTCCATTCATCTTTAAGTTTGTCGATACGCTTCTTGTCTTCTGCAAGTGCATTCTTCTTAAAGTTCTCCTTGAAGTCTTCTAGCTCTCTATCATATCCACCCATATCTGTAAATTCATATGTTAGGTCTGATAGTCGTAAAGAGTCTTTTACTTCTTGGTTGACTAGTAGCCAGTACATAACCTGTGTATCTCGGTTATTATTAAACACAGTGATGTTTCTAGTTAAACGAAGGAAGCGAATATCGAACTTAATATTATGTCCGACTTTAATCTGCTTGGAGCCTACGAACTCTTCTACGAATTTATAAATCTCAGCTAACTCTCCTAGATTCCAAGTGAAACACTTATGCTGCAATGGGATGGTGACACCTTGTCCCTCACGCCACGATAAACTAATACATAAAGGTTTAGCTCCTACTTTCTCTGCACTTAGTGTATTAGTCTCTAAATCCCATGCAACTACAGGAGCGTTAACAATCTCTTTCGTAAATATCTCACGTACACGTGCAATTGTGGTAACGTCCTCGTATTCTACTTTCTTAGGCATAAACGCGGAGTAACCGTCCTCTACATATTTCTTTAAGATACCCATATCTGCCACTACTAAGTTAGTAATCTTAGGCTGGAACAGTAAATACTCCATAGAATAAGTAGGAAGAATCCAACACTCATGTGTTTCATCTGTTAATTTAGATGTGATAATCTCTCGTCTAGGCACACCCCGAAGTTTAGAAATCTCTGACTTTCCTATTGTAGCCTTACACGACATATTACCCATCGGAACAATAACATCTGGTTTGTCTTTAATAACACGAGCTGAGAACTCTTCATATAACGGGTTTGCTTCTTTCTGCGTTACTGGTACGTATGATACTGCTTTCTTATTTCTATTACGTGTACGGACCTTAGGGACCCGTTTAAACGCGTAATCGATATACCATTGGTCTTGTTTAAGGTTTAAACCTTTCTTACCTACCAGAGCTGCTAGTGTTTTCCCTGCTTCAGTGTTGTGATAGTTAAACTCTAGTTCGTTTGTTCCGCGCTTCTGTTTGAAGTGCTCTTCGCGGATGTGGTCTAGCGCAAACATTATTTTCATTATATCTCCTCCTTACTAGAATAATACCATACTATCATACTTTTGTCAATAGAAAAAAGCAAGGGACTACTCCCCTGCTTCCTCTTTATCTTCTTCTACTTGTACTACTTTCATAGGTTTATTAGGGTCTAATCTACCATCTTGTAGTTCTTTCCAATAAAAGTCTACATTTCGTAGATTTACTGAGATGTCGTTGAATGTAATCCAGTTATAGTTGTTATTTCGTTCTGCAAAGTTTGCGAATGAGTCTACATCGACATTAAGGATTCGTTTCACTCGACCGGATGTCATCTGGAAAACAACTGTGATTAACTCTCCCTTCTCATTTTGTGGTTGTGGTTTAGACGGTTTGATTGTCATTGATTCTTTTCTGAACATTATTTTCTTCCTCCTTTAGTTTTTGTCTCTCTTTCATAGCGTCGATACGGTCACGGCAATCCGTGCAGCATCCTCCAAAGACTCTTTTAATTACCGGATAGATGTCGATTCCGCAAGCATCACATTTTGGATAAGCCATATTAAATCTCCTTCCAGAATGTAGCTTCATCCATGATTTGTTGGATTTCTTCTAAATCTAGTTCATGCATAGCGTATAAGAAATCATCAAGTAGCATCGGTCTAACTTGCCCTTCATTTACGTTTAGTACAATAACATCTAACAATCTAGTAAATTCATGCTCTAGTGTAATGAATTTTTTACCAGCTGTCATTAAACCTTTAATATCTGTCTCTTCCATTAACCATGTATTATTAGAACCGATAATCTCTTTAAAGTTTTTAGATTCACTGTAATCTTGATACACAAATGTACCTTGAGCTAGTACTGCGAACGGTAGTGAGTTATCGTGCTTTTGTTCTTTATTTAACATATCCCAGTGAATGATATTACCTTCAATAATCCTGTACGCATCTGTTGTTCCCTCTTTACGGAACCACCCTTTAGTTAAGTGTGGTAATACATCTAAACCTATGAAATGTAACTCCATGTATTCTTCTGCCATTATTTAATCTCCTCCTTGGAAATATTTGCTTCACCTTCAAAGAATAGAAAAGCAATGGTGTCTAAAGGTAACGCAAAGTAATCAGATACTAACAAACCTTTAAATGTATTGGTGCGTTTCTCGATATACTCACCCATGTCTTTCGACGATAAACGTACGCTATCTTTAATTTCTCTACCGTCCTTAGTAAGGATAACTACGATGTATGTGCTAAACATTAATTCTCCCCCTTAATTAACTTCTTGAATTGCTGATGATTAACTCCGATTGAGAATGTTTTACTATTTAAGATTTCCGAGATGTCGTCTGACGTAAATTGATTCGTTAATTTTTCTAGGAATTTAGCTAGAGTCACATTCTCATTACCGTAAACCGCGGTATAGTACGTATGCGTACATCTGACTTCAGTATAGTTTTTAGTAGCCTCCTCGAATGTACCTTCTGTTTGTTCCGATAATGTCTTAGGTACTCTCCTTACATCTCCCGCTACACTCATAGACTTACTAGACAAGTTGTTAAAGGAAATGCTGCATGCATAATCACTAACCAGAACACCTGACAAGTTGAATCTCGCTTTTCTAAGTTCCCCGTTTTGCAGGTAATAGTACTCGTGATGACTACCGTTTACTCCCGCGCAAAATACGTAGTCTGTTAACATTTCTACTAAAGCTTGTCCCTTTACTACTCTACCTAAATTAATTTGCTTGTACATATTATCTCTCCTCCCAGAACATGATATCGTTTAATGTAATCGTAGTTCTAAAACATTTTGCTTTCAATATGTTTTTTATATCATCTTCGCGTAATTCCTCTAACCTAGAAATGAACTTTCTTAATGATACGGATTCACTATTACCGAACGTTGATGTATACGCATTGTGCCTACAATCGAATGTCTTATCTAACAACAATATCTCGTTAAATGTAGCGTTACATCCTACATTACTAAATGTCTCAATAATGTTACCCACATATTGATTGCTCTTTAGTGGAATCCATTCTTCATCTGTAATTAAGTCTGTATCGATAATAGTTTTAACATCAATTGATACTAGTGTGTCGTTTTTGTTAAAATGTAGTATCGCGAACTCTCCATCGAATAATGTATACAAACTGTATGGTTTTCCTGTTGATTTGTCCTCATGTTCACTAATCATAAGATGGTCTGCTGCTGCTTTGTAAAATTCATTATTTCTAACTGTTTCACTCATTTGTAACGCCCCCCTCTTTCTTAACTGTCTTTATCTTACCATATGTTTCTAGTAAGTACAACCCCTAAAATAAAAAAAAAGAGAAGATTATTCTTCTCTAATAAAAATAGGGACAGGGAAGTTATCGAAATCCCATACAGACCGCTTACCACAAGGTCTACATATGAATCTATAGTAACGTTCACTCTCAATATATCTAACTTTACTTTCTTCCTTAATCATACCAGCGCTACAGCTAGGGCAAAATACCTCACAAGTTTGTTTCCTTTTCTGCTTATCTCCACCGAAAAACATATCAACTATCTTTTTCATTACGTTCATGTTTCCACTCCTTCGCAGGTATTCTAATAGATTCCAGTTTCTTAAGTAGCTGTGCCTTCACTACGTACGTCTCTTCTCGTGTTACATATCTTTCGTTCAGCTGGTCCCAACATTTCTTCTTCGGCAGCTTAACCATATCTAACGTAAGGGTTTTACCTAGTTTAACTTTCTCACCACTTAGTAATGCATCTTCGATAACATCCTCTAGTAATTTAAGTACATCGTCCATATCCCCTAATGTATACCCACCGTTATAGGCAATACGTCGAGCTAATTCTTGTCGATTTACTAGATTACTCATTTCACACCATCCAGAATTGTGACATTATGATTGTACTTGAACTTACGATTTTTTGTATCTACTAGACACTCGACCTCGTTAGCATCAAATGCATCATCACAAACAATCCAGATATTCATCTTCCAAGTTGATAATGGCTCTTGAAGATGGCAGAAACATTTATATTTGTATTCCGGTAGCACGTAGAACTTACCACCGCGCTCTTCATAGTATTTACTACGCTCTTCTGTAATTTCTTCAGCTTCTAGAGCTGGGAAACTAATACGTACCTTATCGACATGATATCGTAGGCTGTGAAGGCTAAACAGATAATCGTACACATTTATATCCGGAAGAACGATAGGCGCGTCTACGACCGTGCTAGTAGCCATAGAAGCCAATCTAACATTCTCTACTTCATCTGCTGTGTATTCTTTCTTCGGTCCATAGATAATCTCCGATTCTGGAACACCTGCTAGTTTATTAATTACATGTACGCTTGCTTTACCTGTTACATAATATTGGATGAATCCACCGTGGTCGAATACTAGATTGTTTAACGTATCGTCACCGTATCTTTGCTGGTATACAAGGTATTTATTCTCGTCTCGTTCAGTAATGATTGATGATTCATCTTTTAGTTCACCTAGCGTACGGTAAAGCTCTTCTGCATTTAGCGCAGTCACCTTGATACCTTCTGCTTCTTTTTCTACTGTTGTATAGTTAGCGTTAACACTTCGGTCCGAGTTATGGATGTTAACTGTTCTTTTTCTCACGTTCTTTGCCATATGATGACCTCCTATTTGTCTATACTATTAGTATAGCACAACATAAAAAGTACAACAAAATAGAGTCCTTTTTAGGGACTCTATCTCATTCCAGTTAGCACGATTGACGTGATAATCATATCTTGTTTTGTATATTGGATACGATGGATAATCTGTTCTAGCATTGCTAGGTTCTTCGCATCCAAACTAGCATATCGTCGTTTGTTATCAGCTGTTACGTAAGATACAGAATAAGTGTTCATCGATATAAACTCTCTTTCTCTTTTACTAGATGATTAACTAATGTGTCTTTCGCTACTTTAATCATCTTCTCTAGATTCCCTACTGTACAGTCGTTAACCTTAATCATCTCTACCTTCGCACTCATCGTTAATGCTACTAGCGCGTTCTGACCTTCCTTAGAAGAACTAACGATTACATACTCTCCTATACTGACTGTGAAGTCATTAGAGTTCGACGCTAAGTTTGAAATCTTCCCACTCATCTTCGCAATTGCATTCAACATGGTAACTCTCCCCTACTGGTTGGCAATCACATTGTGTTAGCTCCTCGACTAACTCTTCTTCTGTTGTATGAAGTAAGTTTTCTAATGTGTAGGTGCCAACTCTGTTTTTCCCTTTATCGTTTGTTATCACAATAGTTACGTACTGCGTGTCTAATGACCTAAGCATTAAATATTCTCCTCCAGCTTATCCATTTGCTTCTTAATTTCAACTAACTCGGATAATGTTCGCATTTGTGTCGACATATTAAAGTTTGTTTTACGAGAGAATGTATCTAGCAAGATATCTATTTTCGTCTTACTGTGTCTTTGCTCTAAGATGAATCTCGTCATATGCGCTTGATATCTAGGCTTCAAGTCGTCGAAATGGTCTTGTAGATACGTTGCATATTCATATAACTCGTTCTCTAAATCTTCTCGTACCGAAGACGGACAATCGAGCTGGTTAGGGGTTGCATTATCGAACCCCTCCTCACTCTCATGACAACAACTATCGAATGCTTGGAAGCAACAATACTTGTTATTGCACTTCATATTTAGCGAACTCCTCGTTAATGATGTCTTGTAGCTGCTCTTCATCAACCTTACCGTTAAATGCTAGAGATGCAATCTCTTCTACGAACGCTTTTGTTGGTCCTGCAACAACTGTGTTGTTCTCCTTAATTGCAGATACGATTTCTTTCGATTTACGGAATGCAGCAACTTTACCGAATCCGTAATCTCCGCCTTCTGCTAGGTTCGCCTCGATGCGCTCCTGTAACTTTTCCTGTGCCTCTTGTTTAGTTAATGTGTTTGTCATAATAAACCCTCCGTTGTTTTATAGTTTTATTTTACTAGTAATTCCGCTAACTCATCTAACTCGTCTGGGACGAATTTCATTGAGCGTTTAATCTCTGTTCCAATAACATCTTCTTCGTTTTCCACTTCGACAAGGATAACAGTCGGAACTGAAGCTAGTTCATAATGTGCTGCAACTTCCGGATGCTCCTCTACGTGGACTGAGTGATGCTCAACTTCTAATTCGTTCTCTAGTAATTACCTACCGCTTGGCATGGTGCGCATGGTGTTGTGTATAATTTGATTAACTTTTTCATTATTTTACCTCCAGATATTTCTTGAATTGATTAACTAGAATGTCATGCTTATGGACTTTAAACTCGGCGGTTTTGAATCCGGCTTTACGTACTGCATCTACACGATAGTGACGTGACTCTTCCGGATACAACGTGTTAATAGCGTCTACAAGCTTGTCCACTTCTTCTTTAACTTTATTAGCTAGTTTCTTTTCTTGCAGCGCTACATGTAAACGTCGCAGAATCTCTTCTGTCTTTGTGATTACATCCTTCGTCTCGTTCACTGTATCTTTCGTTAATACATCGTTAAGGATAGATGTCATCAAGATTTCGTCTTCCATAGGGAAAGCACCTGCTTTATCACCTACTACGATTTTCATTACGCGTGCTGCCTCTACTTCTGTAAATTTATGTTCTGTCATATTCTGGTCTCCCCTTCATAATGTTTTCGTAGTCTTCTGCTGTCTCGTCTGCGTAGTTAATCTTAAGGTCATCGTCCCACTCGAACGGCGGTGACTCCTCATGACGCTCTATTAGAACTGAGAACTCTGAGCGTTGTAACGTTCGTTTTATTTCTTGAGCTACTTGCTCTGCACTGAACTCTTCGTAATCAGTCACGTACATTAAGACTTTGTGTACCTTTGCCATTGGTAACCTCCTTTACCTCTTCTCTATATAATCTAGTAAACTGAGATATCTCTTTCGCTCTAGGATATCCTTCAAACTTAAATGTCTTCACATAGTTTGCTTTAACATAGTGTTGTCTGAAGAAATCTACTGAGCCACAGAAATGTTTGTACTCACTTCTACCACTACCTACTACTATAACATGTTTATCTCTAATTTGCAAGAGTTCTTTTTCATATTTTCGTAGAAATTTAGGAAAGTCTGGTTTCTCTTGATATGATGGATAATAAGTCGGTACTGCCAGTACAATTATAGTAGACTCTTTAATCAAGTCTCGTACTAAGCTTTTCGTTATACCATCATATCCTAAATCTATAATGTGCGTAAACTCTTCTTCTCTTAACTCAGATAATATTCCTACCGTATTACCTTTTAAAGAGTAGTAAAAGAGAGTAGACTTCATTAGAAGTCCATCTCTTCCTCTTCTGACTTGTGTTTGTATCCGATAGCGTTACCCTGTAGGAAATCTACCTTAGATGCAATCTCGTTGCTACCAGACATCTTAGAACCATACGTTACAATCCATTTAGCTCGTAACTCACCATTGTCTGGGAATGGCTCCTGCATACCTGCATTGCGGCAAATTAAGTTTGCTAGATACTCGGCGTAGTTGTGGTACTCATCGATTGACATTGTGTCAATATCTTTGTATAACCACTCTGTCCAATCTTTCTCTAGCTCTACTGCCGTTTGAATGAATGACAAAGCCCAATCCATATTCTCTTTTGTATTTAAGAATGGATTCTCTTTAATTAGGATTTGAATAACGAAACCGAATACCTCACTATGTTGGTTCTCATCAGCTTTGATTAAGTTAATCATATTGTTGGACTCAATCATTTTGTTATCTCGTGCTAATGAGTGGAAGTACACGAATCCACCAGAGAAGTATAGTCCCTCTAGAATCTGGTAAGCCACTAATCCTTTAAAGATTCGTAGAATTTCCTCTTCTGTGAATGTAATAGGTTCGTTTTTCGACAGCTTGTCACGGAACAGGTCACACATATCTTCTAGCTGCGCGATAATATGGCTGTTACGTTTAGCCAACAATGGTAACTCTTGTACTTTAGCGAAGTACTGCTGCTTACGCTCGAAACTGATAACTGAGCTCGTCATGTGCTCGTATGAGATGTTATGCGTTGTTTCAAACGATGCAATTAGTGTTAACACAGAACGTAACGCTGGGTCAGATGTCGTCATGAATAACATCGTTACGATATCACTAGCCATTGAATCTAACCAGTTGAGCATACCGGATACACGCTCGTATACGATTTTCTCATCCTCTGTTAATACTAATTTGTATTGCTCGATGTCTTTACCCATACGAACTTCTTCTGGAATCCAATACTCACCGTATAATGCTTTCTGGAAGTCCATCCACTTATCTACTAACTGGTCGTCCCAATTTCGGATACCATTCGCTACGCCACCAAAGATACGCGTTGCTCGGTTAGGTGCTGCTGGGTTGTAAAGTCTAAAAGGTTTTTCTTCTGTTACAGTGTTGAACATTAAATCGTCTCCTATTCTTTGTTGAATTTATATAAGAAATCGCTAACTTCCGAGTACACATCATTGTCATCACAATGGGAATCACCCATTATTGTATGTGCATCATCTAGTAAGCTGTACATTGTATTAATTTTCTCTTGTAGCTTTTTCTCTTTATCTTGTAATTCTTCAATACGATGAAGTACAGATAAGATGAACTTACTACCAGTCTCCTCTGACCATTGCTCTCCATGTCGTAAGACACTTAACGCTCCAGTGCTCTCGTTAAAACGAATGGTATATTTACCATTGTCTAAATCTACTTTTCTAATAGACATGTATTCTCCTCCTTAAATAAAAAATAGGTACCATAGCTTTCGCTACAATACCTACTATACACTATCTATTAATCTTTGTCAACATCTTTTTCTAAAGAAGTTATATCCTCAAAAGGACGAATCTGTCGGTCCATATCCTCGAAGTCTTTACACATAAACATTCGTTTTCCTTCTGGGTTCTCTTCTGTAATATAAACTGTTGCTGAGTAATAATACATTGGTTCGCCATTCAAGATGTCTACCGCTAAGTGATAGAAACCATTCATATTAAATACCGCAAACGTAGAACCATTCGTATACTCTAGCTTATACCCTCGTTGGATATAAATATTGATAACCTCAATAATAGATTTATACATGTAATCTCTCCCTTCTATATTAATATAGCGAAAGAGTGAACCTAAATCCACTCTTCTTGTTTAACCTTGGCACATTGGGCAATCAGCTGGTCGCTCACGGTCCTCTGTGTGCGTGTAATACACTGTTTTCATTCCTAGTTTCCAAGACATTAAGTCTAGTCGACGTAGTTCTGATGGTGGTGTATTTTCACTGATATGCATGTTATGTGAAATCGCTTGGTCTACATAACGTTGAGCTGTTGCTACGTGTTTTAACGCCCAACCCTCATCCATGTCGAAACCGGATTTGTATAACCATTTTGTTTTATTGTTATAGTTTGGCGGAGCTACTAGAACAGTAATACCTGATTTAACTTCCGTATACAGTACATCGTATAATGGGTCTTCAGCAGGTGAACCATTCATGATGATACTGTTTGTAGCTGTCGGAGCTGTCGCTTTTACATAACCGAATCTAAACGCCGTAGCTGCCATCTTACGGTACTCTTCCCATTCCTCACCTACGAATCCTCGTTTGTCGAAGAACGCGCCTGTCTGCCAGTCAGAGCCCTCATATAGTGGATACGAACCTTTCTCTAATGCAATCTTGTATGAAGCTTTAATAATTGCTTTTAGATAACGTTTGTGGAATCGTTCGATTTCTTCCGTTGCTTTCGTAGACTCCCATGGAATGCCTTCGTTAGTTAGATGTGTTACAGTTCCTAAAAGTCCTGCACCAACTGCGCGGTATTTGTTATTTGTAACTCGTGCCTGTCCAACAGATAAACGACCTTGGTCAATTACGTTATCTAACATACGCATTTGAATCTCTGTAAGCGCCTCATACTCCTCATCAGATAAGTGTGCTACATTGTGCATTACTTGAGATGATAGATTACAAGTTACTAAGTCTCCTGCTTCAACTTTATAGATTACTTGACCTAACTCGTTATCTTCATTCTGTATCAACTTGTCATAAGACATGTTATGAATGATTTCTGTACATAAGTTTGAGCCGAGTGGCATACCTGCATGACCATTAGGATTCATACGAGCACTTGTATCGCTGTAGTACATGTAAGGCGTACCTGTAGTCATACGAGATGAACGAATCTTCTTGTACACTTGACGAATGTCCAGTACTTCTTTAATCTCTAAATCTTTTAACTGTTCCGCTTTACGATACCAGTAAGTGAAAGCATGGTCATGAATGTTAGGCTCTTCTCCATCTTGCAGCAATTTCTTATCGTACTGTAAGTTAAGGTCTACTCCTAAACGTTGACGTACTTCACGTGGGTCGAATAATGTTACTGGTTGTACTTTATCTAAACGACGCATAAACTCATCAGGAATACATAAGCCTGTCGTAATCGATTGTGCACGTTTTTCTTGTGTACCAGTTTTTAATCGTAACTCCAAGAACTCCATGACATCCGCATGCCAGATTGGTAGATAAAGAGCGATACCTGCTTTACGTGTTCCTGTTTGGTCAACGTACTCAGCTAATCGAGATAGCATACCTGCTGGATGGATAATACCATTGTTTGCTACTTTAACGCCACGGATACGTGAACCTCGAGCTCGTAAGAATCCACCGTACACTCCTAGACCAGAACCATTTTTAGAGAATAACGCTACTTGTTTTAATACATCAAAGATGTTATCTAAATCGTCATCCATTGTTACGATGTGACAAGATGATAACGAACCATGTGGTCGACCTGAGTTCTTTAACGTCGGGGTAGCTTGTCCTACCATATGATTAGCTAATGCAAGATAACCTTGAAGAACGCGTGCCATACGCTTCTCTTTCGGTTCTAATCGCATCAGGTATAACACGGATGTTAATAATCGTTCCTGCGGCAACTCTACTAAATTCTTATCTTTGTTATGCACTAGATAAGTTTCTTTTAGTGCAGATAGACCAGCATAACTAAAGTTAACATCTTTCGATGGGTCAATCATTGCACCTGCTTCTTCTAGTTCATCACGCGTATAGTCTTCTAGTAATGAAGAATCATATAATCCACGCTCAACCATTGCTAGTACGTGAGATGCATAATCTCCATATCCTTCACGATAATCGAATCCACGCAACTTAGAAACACCTTTATACTTAGCTCGTAAATCTACTGCTGCTACGAAGTTTAATAGAGGAAGATTCTCTTTCGTTACACGAGATTGTGTCTCTCGGATTAGGTAACTAAATAATCGGTCCGCCTCGACTGTCTTCTTAGCTTTGATGAACGAGATTACCGCATCCGTAATTTCTTGTAACTCAATACTATCAATCTTCTCTAAATCTTTTGTTACTTCAATGATGCTATCTACAAATTTTACGAAGCGTTGCTCATCAAACTCTTTACTTTGAATGTATGTGCCTCGATTCTTCGTAATCATTGTTACTTTCTTTTCTGTCTGCTTTAGTGTGTCCATGCAATCTCTCCCTTTATTTTGTCTAGACTTATAATATATCAGATTAACTTCCATGCGTCAAGTGATAATTTATCTGACCATCCGCATTTCTCTGGTCTACGTTTTACGAATACTGATAGAATTGAACCGTCTTTATTAAATTCAAGTTCAACTTTCTCAATACCTTGATGTTTAATGGTGTCATTGTTGATTAACATACCCTTTAGAACTTCTCTGCCATCCATTATCGAACCTCCTCTCTATTTGTTTAACACATCCCAGTCGATACCTCGGTAGTAATCCCAGATAACATTTTTATCGAAAGAAGTGAATCCTTCAATAGTAGTCATTAACGTATCGAATTGTTGCTCTTCTTCTCGTATATCTAGGAATTTTATTAGCTGCCTTGATACTGGGAATTTACCAGCTAATTCATTATACACTTCTTCTACATACGGCATAATGAAGTAGACTTTATCACGGTTTTTAGACCAGATAAGACACGGAACGAGTTTGATATCTGCACAACGTCTAGCATCTGTAACTACTTGCTCCCAGTAAGACTTAATCTTACCACCGCTCATGAAGACATCCTTAACTTCTACACCTTCCTGTTTCTTGCATTCATGCACGAATACGTTCCCACTTCCTACAGGGAATGTGATATCTCCATTCATACGCATATCAGAACCGAAACGAAATCCTCCAGCACCTGACTGCGGTACACGTTGTACGTTTTCACCTGACCACGCTGTTAGTTCTTTTGCCATCTTAAGCTCAAAACCCGAACCTTTATTTCTTGCACCTCTACCTTGACTAGCCATTACTTAACCCACTCCTCTAACGATGCTTTATACTCTTCCTTGCCTTGCTTGATTATCTCCATGTTTCTGTTATGAATGAACTTACCTAACAGTTCATGCAGTTCAAGTACTTGGTCTTCAGATAGATTAATATAGCAATCTTCATCACCATCAACAAAGTTACTCTGTTGTATATGAAGACCTAGCCATTTCTTATCTACGTAATCTTCTTCTGTAACATCTAGTTTAATCCTCGGGTCTTCCTCATCGTGCATAGTAGCTCTGATATCGAACACCATGTCATGTACTTCTATATATGACTGACAATCTTCACAGTGATAACATTGGAAGTACCCATCCTCTACCGCGTTCGTATGTTTACATGTAATATCTCTCATTATACGCCTCCTAAAAGGAAGAGAGGCTTACGCCCCTGCTGTTTCCGATTGTTGTTTAATGATTTCTTCTGCTTGTGCTTTTGTTAGCTCCTCAACTTTCTTATCGTGAGCCTCAGCTACTTCATCAAACATTTCTTGTGTAGCGCCTAGCTTAACTGCAATTTCTTCTAGAACGTGTACTGTACGCATTGTACGTTGTAGCTGCTTATCAAATTCACCTAAGATTTGTGAGAATGCATATCGAGCTAATAATGTTGAATCTGCTACTGTAGCTGCTTTATTAGCGAAAGCTTGGATAAAGTCTGCATGCTTCTCTTCTTGTAATTCACCTGTAGTGATGAAGTCTAGATATACTTTTAATTCTTCAACACTAGCTGTCTTTGGCTCTAAGTTAACCATCTTACCCTCTAGTGTATTTACCGCTGCTGTTAGTTCTGCTTTTGTAAGTGCCTTTTGGTTTTTAGTCATGTTATTTAATCTCCTCTTTGTTTGATTTTATGAAGTGGTCTCCATATTCTTCTAATTCATCTATGATGTTTAACATTGTTGCTGGTTCAAGGTGACTGACAATCACTCGCATACGCGCTTCCATAATAGCTTGGATTGCGTCTACGTGCTGTATTACACCTTCTAGTGAGTCTACAATTGCATCTCCTACATCGGTTACACTTACATTCATATTTGCGTACTGTTTTTGCAGCTGCAACATAGTATGACCATCGTTGTTTAACTTAGCCTCTATCATCCCATCAATGTAATCTGTAATTCGATTTTGCATTACTTCACTCCCGTTCCTCCATATTTTTTATCACCGCGAGCTGTCTCTGACAATCCTTCTTTAGTGATTTCTTCATACTTAGCTCGAACGATTTCTTGGAAGTGAATCTGAGCGATACGTTCTCCTTTTTCTACCATAACAGTTCCAACAGGGAATAGGTCATAGAATAGACGTTGTTTTGCAGATGGTTTAGGTGCCACGCGGTCTACCCATGTCGCCGCATCTTTCATATTTAATTGTTCACCATTGTTTAGTAAATGCTGGATTCTAGAAATATTACCTTCTCCAAATTCTCCAGTCTTACTACGTTCTAACCATGCGTTCATCTCTTTCTTAAAATCTTCCATACTTTCGGGTTTACCATATCCTAAGAATTCACTTTCTTCTTCGAAGAATTCACGAGCTTGTGTGATTAGCTCCTTTGGAATCTCGGTATAAGGTACTCGGTTACCTGATGTATCGAATACAAAATCTACTAAGCTACTTCCTACAAATGTGTTTCGTAGTAACACTCCAATTGTACCTCGGTAGCTAGCTTCGATAATACCTGTTGCGTTAGCTAGAATTAAAGGCGTCTTATATCCCATACCACTTCGTGTGTTTAACTTAAGCCCATACTTTGCATCGAACTCAGTAGTTACGTTTGTTGGTACTAAAATTGATTTAAATGTAGCTGGTGGAACTAAACGTCCTTCCGCTGCATATACGTCATCACAGAAGTCATCTCCGTGCGCATTCTTAGGAATCTTAGCTCCATCTCCTAGTACAACTTTAACTGGTAATTCTGATACTTTTAATTCGTCTGTCATATAATCTCCTCCTTGTTTTATCTACTATTAAACTATATCACACGATTAATAGATTGTCAACACTTTATTTTAAAAAGGTTTCCAATTTACTAGACCGTGTAATGTGACAGCGTCCATACCATGCTTGGAGATAGTCTCTGTCGTATCATCGTAGAAGTCATCGGCTGTACAGTTTGCTAGATATTTTAGATTCTCTGGAGAAAATAACCCATCTATTGAAGTACAATAATAGTTACATGCTTTACAGATAAATAGCTTAGCTGCATACTCATCCGGATAATCTTGTTTTATCTTCTCAATGTTCATGTACGCGTTCTTAGTTTCTTCCATGTTCACCCCTCCTACATGTATAGTAATTCTAGTTTTAATATACCTTCGGCATCTGCCTTTATCGCATTGTTGACTCTAGCCCACGCATCTTGAAATCCTAAATCGTTGGCATCGCGGTCATCTTCGCTATAGACAAAGTATACTTCGCGAGATGGTTCTTTCTCTCGTATAACGTTAGCTGTACGAATCATCTCAAGCTTTGCATCTCTATCCAAGTACAGATAGATTGGTTGTTTCCATTTCTGTGTAGCTTTTAGGATTAAATCAATCTGGTCGTTCGTTACTTGTTTACCGAAAGTAACTACAGCACCATCACCTAGTGTTGTCATATTAAAGAATCCCTCTACGATAATAACTTTGTGGTTATCTCCAACTCTATCTAATCCCATCACTACGTCCTTACGTGAGTACTCCCAGTCCCTCGCTGTGGCGTTAAATGATTTTATATAAGCGTTACTATCAATCGAGCGAGTATTCCAGTACACGGGCTTACCAGCGTTGTTAAAAGTGAAGAATACGAGACTGTTTCGTAGAGTTAGTGTCTTATCATTTTCTAAGTAGACAATTCCCTCTAATGTGTAATGCGCATCACATTGTTTTATCTGTTCAATAGAAACACCTCGACCGTGTAAGTACTGTAAGAAAGGATACGCTTCTGGATTATTAAAGTTATCTAGCAACCTCTTACAGTTTGTTGGTGGCTTAGGACACTTCTTTTTCGTATTTACTTCGATACCTGTATTAACATCTCGACCTTCATTGACGATGAAGAGAAGCAACTGCTCCTCCTCAGTCAGTTCAGCACCATAACGTGTGTGAGACATGTTACCCTTTCGGTACTCGTCTGGGTCATAATCGTACCCTTCTAGAATTTCTCTAGCGGGTCTGTACCCTACTTCATACAGTTTCATAACAAAGCTGATAGGATACCCTGCTTCACCACAACGTTTACATTGCCATAATCCTCTAGGATTCGTCTCTACGTATAGCTTATGCTTATCGTTACCACAGAAAGGGCAGTTGAAACGCATCTCACCGTTTGCCGGAACACCTATACCCAGCTCTTGCTCTACAAAATCCATGAACATCTCAACTCACCCTTTCTAGTCTTCTCGTTGATTATGAATGAATAACGCTACACTTCGTTCCCTTAACCTTGTCAATAGGTCCAGATACTCATTCATTTCTGCTTCTTCATAAAAGCATTCACCGTGGTCTACCGTAGCGGATAATTCTTCTACTAGTTTAGTGATATATGCTTTGTCTGATTTATGCATTCGTAACACCTGCTCGTGCGCTCATGCGAAGGTATGCGTACGTTTCGCCGAATAAGCGGATACGGTTCTTCTCTGCTGCTGTTGCTACTTCGTGGAAATTTAACTCTGCTTTATCTTCAAGGATATCTTGTACGTTCCATAGGTGCTTAGAGTAGTATCTAGACTTTAACATAGATTCTAACGCTCGTAAGTCTGTTAATACTCGTTTAATAGATTCATCGTAGTTCCCTGTAAATACGTAGTTACTATCGTATGTTACATACCCGTTCTGTTTTGCCCACTTAAGTGTAGCTAAGTTCTTATTGAAGATATCCTGACTGAACGGGATACCGTTCTTCTGTGGTAACTTCTTAGCTCGTTTAGCTCTAACTACTTTATACACGTCCACTGTAGCAAGTTTATCCTGTGTGATATACATGAACCCTCGTGCGTCTGAGTGCTTGTACTCATATCCGTTATTTAATGGGTACCAGAAGACCATGTTTGTCTTCGGGAAGAAGTATGACACATTTTCCTTTTCATTGTTTGTATTCTCGAGCACTAGCTCGATACTCTCCACTGAGTGATTTTTAATTTTCATTTACTTTTTTCTCTCCTCTGTTTTAATTTTAGAAATTCCCGTGTTGTCTTTTGTAACTGTTATAACCTTCTCGAATAAGGATTTAAAATGACTAGATTGTGTGATTACGAACACTGTACCAACTTTATTAGCGATGTCTTTCAATACCTCAATAGATGACTCAATACCTTTTTCATCTAAAGCATCGAAGAACTCATCACATACAACAAAGTTCGTATAGTGTGACACGATATCCTGTAATGCAAGAGAAATAGCTAGGTCAGCACGTTTCTTTTCCCCTCCAGATGCTAACTTGTAGTTCTTACCTCCTACACGGTTGGTTACCTGCACATCAAACTTGTCCGAGTACGTTTTATCTTTCTTAAGGGTACGAGTAGTAAAGTTTAGCTCCATGTTTTCCCCTGCTAAACGTTTAAGGAACTCGTTACCTTTTTTATTAAGCTCTGGTGTAATTAAATCTAGTACGTGAGATTTAACTCCATCGTTAGAGAATACTTTTACAACATCTTCGTCTTCTAACTTCTCTTTCTCTAGTTCGATAATTTCTTTGTCCACTTTAGCGATAGCATCGGACCATTTCTTACGCTCAGCTGTACGTGGTTTTGGTTCCGGTGTTTCTTCTAGCATTTCTAATCGTGATACAACTGCGTCCTTGTTATTCTTCAACAACTGTAACTGATGTTCATAGTTGCGGATGTTGTTGTCTAACTTTGTTATATGCTGCTGCATACCTTGAATCTGGTTTATCACGTCTCGTTGTTCTTTTCGTTTAGCGTCTAATGCTGCACTAGCTTTGTCCATAAGACCGGAGTATGGCTGGAACTTAAGTTCTAACTGCTTTAGTGCGTTAACAACAACTTGCACTTCTGTTTTAATATTATTCTGCTCTGTTTTAATGTGCGAAACATCTACCTGTGAACCACATACCGGACAAATATCTGTAGCATCAAGTGCCTTGTAATTCTTCAATAGTGTCTTCTGTTGCATCCTTAGCTCTTTATCCTTATTTGAGAACTTTTGTAAGATGTCTTGAACCTTGGCTACTGTCTCTTCCTCTTTACTTGTATCTACATTTGCTATCTCTGCTATTTGTTCTTCTAGTAGTTTCTTGGTATCCCTATCTTTCTCGATAAGACCGAAGTTAGCTGCTGGATAATCGTTTAACTCTTTTACCGCTAGCTCTAATTGCTTACGTCCGTTGATGATGTTGTTTTTCGTAGATTCATAGTTTGCTTTATCGTTCTGCTCCAATACATCAACTTGTGATAGTTCCCATTGCAGCTTCTCTTTTTCTTTCTTTTTATCCTCAATCTTACCTTCTGTCTCACTAACTTTATCTTTAGCAATCTGCTGCGCTGTAGAGTAGACGTCTAGCTTTAAAACCGACTCTAGTATTTCTTTCTTCTTGCTATCTGTTAAAGATGCAAAAGAACCAATACCCTCTCCTTGTGCAAATAGAATACTATTGATGAAGGTTAAGTGTGAGATACCAACAAGTTGCTCGATAAGCGTGTCTGTACCTGTGTTACTCTTCTCTGTGATGTTGGTTCCGTTACGATATACAAGCACCTTATTACCAAACTTACTATGCTTTCTATATCTAGAAATCTCGTAACGGTCATCACCATCTCGTCCAATAAGTGTCACTTCAGTATCCTTGCCAACCTTGTCATTTACAACGTCGTCACTGCCGCCACCCTTGGAAATCTTATTATATAAAACCCAACGAATCGGCTCAGCTACTAGAGATGATTTACCTGCTCCGTTAGACTCAAATTTATCGTCACTCTTATTTTCCCCTTCTATCAAAATAAGACCTTGGTTCTCTAGTGGAATCTCAGCGTCATTGATAGCTAGGAAGTTCTTTACAATTAACTTCTCCCAAATCATTCGCTTTCCCTCACTTCGTAGTAATTCAAAATGTCTTCTACGTAACGCTCGATTACATTAGCGTCTACGTACTTACCGTCTAAGCGGCTATACCATCCTGTTCCTTCTTCGAAGAACACTTGCTCTTTGTTATAGTACCCATCGATAATTCGTTTCATCATACTTTGGAACTTATTCATTTTTCTCCTCCTTTATTTGATGTAAACCAAATATATCATAATACCATAAAAAAGTCAAGAAAAAAAGACTATTATTTAAAATAGTCTTCGTCCATAGTTCCGTACCAGAAATCATTCTCGTAAGATACCTTTGCAAATAACGTTCGATTCCCTGAGCTATCTACCTCTTTCGCGATGTATAATACTTCATGAACATAATAGATTCCATCAATGTCAGTAGTTGAGGACTCCTCTCTAAACTTGTCTCCAACTTCAATGCTATCAAAGTCTAGGTCGTATCCTAAAGGTATCGCTTGATTCTCTAGTTCCCTAGTTATCAACTTTTGATTGTCTGTTAATCTACTGAGTGTCGTTTTAGCTAAGTCGTAAGTTCCATTCTGTATCTCGATTTCTATTTTATCTCTAAGTTCTTGTTCTTTGTCTGTAAGATACTCCATTCTACTCATTGTCAATCTCCGCCTTTCGCTGTTTCGCCTCTTTAATGATTGCTAGCGCCTTACTCTTAGTATGCGTAAAGAACTCGTCCGTATATGCATCGACAATATCCTCCTCAGTAGAATCTACCTTGATATCGATACGTACTTCAGACTTAAACTCCCTCTGTACTTCAATTCGAGCTGTTGGTACGTCCTCTGTAATTGCAGCTACTTCTACAGCTAACTCTTGTGGGATGACAAATCGTACATAATGGTCTTTCACAGTTTGCTCAGTATTCTCATCAATCTCGGTGATAGTGATGAACTGTTTATTAGGAATCTCAATGAATATAGGTTTCTCGTAATACTCTCCGTTAACCAAGAACACACCTTTTACTTGTCCCTCATCAGAGAAGCTTTCTTGCAACGTATTGCCGCAATAGAATACACTGTCCCATTTCCCTATATACTGTCGTTTATGGTAGTGTCCTAGAACGATGTACGTGAATGAGTCTGGGTTTAGGTCAGCAATACTAAACGCTCCACCTAATCGGTGTGAGTGTCTTCCCGTTTCACTACCATCTACGCCGAGGTGAGCTACTAACATTGTAAGTCTCTCTTCTTGTTCCGCCTCTACTGCAAATCTGTCAATCTGTTCTTTTACAAAGTCAACATCGTCAGAATAAGACACTGGATAAATGACTACGCTGTCCGTCTGGAAGCTTTGGAAGTCGTCTAATACAAATACATTGTTAATCGCTTTAAACTGCTCTAACGAGTGCTCTGGTATCCTAGAAGAGTCAGATTGGTCGTGATTACCTACTACCATGAACAGTTCTATATCAGGTCGCTTATCCATGTTCTCCTTAATCGCATTGAACCCCATGTTGAACACTAATGACTCCACACGTTTACGAGCATGATAGTAATCCCCTGCAAACACAATATGTGCATTATGCTCATCCGCTAACTCAAAGATTTTATCAATCGTGTTCCACTGAGCTACTAGTCTATCGGTAGCTTCAATTTCCTTACCGTTGTAGGTAAATATTTGTGGTTTAGCGAATGTACTCCAGTTGTGCCAATGAAAGTCCGAGAAACAGATAATATTATTCCGCATTAGGGTGTTCCTCCTCTAGATGGTAATTTGTAACTACTACTTCTTTACCATTTTTGAAAGTAATCACTAGAGTGCCGGACTTATTTGAGCGGTAGTAATCTTTGATGTCTTTTCCTTCATAGTGTACTTCAGTAGTACCTTTCATAGCCCAGATGTCCACACCACGTTTCTCTGCTGCTGTTTTCTCTGACTTATCTTTTGGTTTCTCTTCAGACTTACTAGCCGCACATCCAGTGATGGCTCCAACTAATAGTGTACTAGTTAATGCTAAAGCTGCTAATCCCTTTTTCATGTTATTTCCCTCCAACTGCTTTATTTATTTCATCACTTAAGTTAGGCATAGCTATTTTAGATTGAGGTTGCTTTTGCTTCCCTTTACCAAAGTCCATACCATCATTTTCAATCTCTGCAAGTAATGCTCTGTGTGCTTTCTCTTCCGCTGATGTTTGATTACCGGAACCTTCATCAAACTTGTAATCTCGTATTAACTGTCTTGTCCCATCTACAACAAAGCCTAACATCTTATCGTATACACCTTCGGGAGGATTTCGGACCTTATCCGCGTACATACGAAGGAACCCTGCTTTGTACTCTTCGGGATACTGGTTGACAATCAATACCAACTCACAAGCATTCTTCTTACGTACTGAACCTTCCATGTGTTCTGATGTACGAATGATTGCGTTATAAGCTGAACGGTTAAGCTGTGAAGCTGCCCACGTTACTACGTTAAAGTCTTGTGCTACACGTCGAACCTCTTCAAATAGTTTACCACCATCATCAGATTCGTTACCTGTTGCATTAGGGTTACGTAATAATTCTGGGTAATCGATAATCAGTACGTCTACTGGAATCCCTAAACGTAACATCGCATCGGATAGTAATTGCTCAATCTTTGCTAGTGTAATAGTTTGTGGTGAATAACGAGAGAATAGTAAATTACCAAGCTTACCTTTAAGTTTATGATAGATAGCTTGTCTCTTCTTAAACTTCTCTTCATCTAGGTTATCTCCATCGATGATATCCCCACGAGTCTGCGCTAACATAGATTGCTCGAATCGTAGTGTCATACGGTCTTTCTTTTCCTCTAATGCTACATACAGAACGTTATAACCTTTCTTAACGTACATTGTAGCTAGGTTAGTCATGAATAATGTTTTACCAGAACCAGATAAGGCAGCAATTAGCCCTAGCTCACCTTTAGCTAGTCCACCACCATTTAATCTATCTAACTCTCGATAACCTGTAGAAATAGTATTACTTTGGATTGATGATAGGAGTGCTCGTTTCTCCATCTCATCGTAAAGCACGTTGAAGATTTCATTCTGTCCTCCAGTTACGTCTAACGCTTCTACATCTCGAAGGTCATCGATAACTTTCTTCTGGAACTCTTCATCGTCTAGTCTCATAGCAGATTTCTTCAAAATGTCAAGACGTAAATGTTTCTTAATGTAAGCCTCGATAGATTCATCGATTACACTGTCGTCACTCATATCTCGAACCTCATACAGACTTGATACTGTCTCGTAATATGTCTGCTGCTTCTCCGCATCCGCTTTCTGTCTGTCTAGCTTTTGCTCCACTAGTGACAGTAACGTAGACTCAGTAGCAAGAGACGAATTACTCTTGTAAAAATGCTGGATGACTTGAGAAATCTCCACGTACATGTGGTTCTCTTCTAGTGTTGATTTAGGAAGTAAAGGTAAAATCTCCTTTGCAAATGAAGGTGACTCTACCCCTTTCCTAAGTATTTCTTTAATAATTGGTTTCATTAAATCTCCCCTCTCCTAGTATGTTACTACTATATCACACTTTTAAACTAATGTCAACCAAAACCTTGACTTGTTACCCACATTATGATATGTCTACCATGTTCGTAACAATCATGGGGAATACAGTCCTTGTACTCATCATTAAATACAAGTCCCCCATGCCACCAGTCATCGAACATAGTGGCTGCTTCATACGAATGTTTTAGGGCTTCTGCGTACGCTTCTGTATACTTAGCCTCAAATATAATCGCAGTCTCTTTATTTAATTGGTCCATCTGCTCTTCGCTAAGTTCACCAGTAGCCAAAAGTATTACCATAGTTTCATCTCCGCTTCTATAGTAGATTGAATATCGTCTGATATACTTACTTCTTTTGCCAATTGTTCTGCTTTAATCTCATCACGTTTTACATCTAGTTCTGTCTTCTTAATGTTGTACTTCGGTGTATATTCTCCCATGCTAGAAATGAAACTTTCTTGCTCTAGTACAAACGGAGAGAACTCACGCGTAATTGCATCGATATCTAATTGACTGAACTTAGTTACAGGTACCGTGTTGAATCCTACTTCCTTGAATGCTGCATGTAGGTTGTCCCATGAGATGTAATTACCTTTATACTCTTGGATTAAATCTACTAAATTGAAGAAGTTACAATACTTGTCAATCTCAATCATATCGCGTAGTATCTTATTCCACTCTGTCATTGTTCCTTCTGCATTAGGAAGAATGTACTTACCTACAGTGTGACAGACTTTGTTATACCAATCTGTATCTTTGTTAATAGCCGACGTAGGATTGTCATGCTTTGTCGAATTGCTCAGGTCCGCCAAAGTAGTACTAAACATAGCCGACATAAATAGTTCTGTCTTAGTAACATCTCTTGTCCCTCTTGTCAATAGCAATGTTTGTCGAACAATGAAGTCTTTAATCGCACGTTGTGAAGTTTCACTAGTACCTTTCGCTTCCATTGTTTCGCTAACATTATTAAAGTAGTTCAACATACTAAGACCTTTGTTTGTTGTAGGGGCAAAGAATGCATCGTACTTACGTTCTAGTGTGTAATCATTGTAGTTCGTAGATGTTAATGCATATTGGCACATGCTGATAATTACATCGAATGCGTACTTGTCATAGTTAGCGGTAGCTTTCCAGTGTCGGAGCTCACCTTTATCACAGTACTTAATATGATTCTTGTAAATCTCCATACCTTCAGCAGATTTAAGTGTGCTCAAGTAAGGTAGTGAGTTGTTTTTACCACCAAGTCTACCTGTTACAAGTGCATATCTATTCATTTGTGCGCTAAGGTACGTACCAATATCAATACCTTCCTCATCACACATCTTAATGAAGTTCTTGAAATACGTCATTTCTTTAGAACCGAATACACCATCCTTGAACGGTGAGTAGTTTTGATTGATTTGAGGGATTTTACGAGTCATAACAATGTATGAGCTGTCCTCTTTATTCGATTCAACGTTCTTTTCATGACGTTTATTATGAGATTCGATAGCTAAATAAGCATAACGAGTGTACATAACGGACACAATGTATGCTTTAAAGTCCTCTACTGCTGTAGGTGACTTCTTAAATGTTTCCCATTGAGGAATAACACCTTCGATAATGTCGTTGTTTGCTAGATTGTAAGCACCATCAACAGCGCGACGTTTCAATAAATCAGCTTCAATTTGCTTGCTGTTACGACGCTTACGGTCAGTTTTAGGTTTACGTTTTGGAGCCATAGCTAATACTTCACCTTTAATCTCCTCTGTAGTACGTTGCTCAGGTTTTGTACCGTTAACTAAAGATGATTCTTCAGACGTAGCGAACTGAACAAACTCTTGGTTGAATACGACTAATGTCTTTCCTCCACGACCGGATTTAGACTCGACATCGCATACTCCCATCTCCTTTAGTTTGTTTAACTGCGTGCTAATAGTACTAACAGACTTACCGACAAGCTTACCCATCTCAGTCTTAGTCATTAGTACCGTCTTATCGATTGTTGTTTTAGCTATTTCCGTTAACTCAACAAGTAACTGGTGACAGCTAACACCACCGTTTTTAAAGAACGATGTGTTAATATAAATGCTTTGGTTCATAGTAGTTTCCATGTTCTCTTCTCCTTATTATTTAGTTATACACCCTAGATAGATTTGTAACATAGACAGTATAGCACACTTGTTTGTAATTGTCAAGATGTTTTGTGAATTGTCTGTAAAAGGACGTATTTAGTTGTGTATAACTATTATAACACAGGATTAAAACTCGAGGTTTTCCTCGTCCATGAACTTCTTGTCAAAGTAGAATTTACCCATAAGCTTGTCCACTACTCCGTGGAAGTAAGCGAAGATAGATTTTGTGAATCGTGTACCAGATTTCATTTTCATAACTAACTCTTTAAGCGCGATGTAACCAATGTGGGCTTCCTGCTCTTTGTTGAATGCTGCTGTTGTATTGTTTTGTAACACTACTCTCCATAGCTCTTCGATTGTTTTCGCTTTAGAGAAATAAGAGTTTGCTAGATTAGTGAAACGTGGATTTACCCAGTGAGCTACAAATTCCGCACTCTTTAAGTTGTTTAATGTATCTTCAGTAGAGCTATTATTATTACGTTGTTTATATGTTTTAAATGTATTTGTTTTAAGGTCTTGAGTAGTTGTTTTTTTAGTCGGACATTTAACAGGTGTTTTTGCAGGTTCCTTGTTGGACTCTTCCTCTTTTACGATTGGTTGAATTGTAACGATATTTGATGTCTGTCTCATATCTGAAGGGCGCTTCATATCGTACTCCTTTACCATACCTAAATCACGAAGACGAATCATTAATCGTTGAATCGTTTTATAGCTAACTTCTAAAATCTTAGACATAGAACGTTTTGTTAAAAAGCTCACGCCGAAGTACTTGCAGCTATGCTCCTTAATAATCATGATAAGTTTCGATAAGTTCTGTTTCATATCCCCGCGGATATCCAACTTCTTAATTTCGTCACGGTAAACACGAACTACTTCGTTAAGCTCGTCCACTGATTTGAAAGTTACTAAACTATTATATGTTTCTTCGCATGCAACTAACTCTATGTTTGTCTTAGCCATATGTAACATCCCCTTTGTTGTTTTTAATATATTACGAAGTATATAATAGAAAAAGAGAAATAGCAACAACTATTTCTCTTAGTAGGACAGTTACTATTAAAGTTTTACTAGCTTCACATCGAACTTTTCTTCTTTGTATAGGCGCAAACGCTCTTTACTGTGGGATTTTAGTATCCGGTGAGTCATGTCGACAAAATCGAAAATTACAGTTTGGTTTCCGTCCACTCCGTTAAGACGAAGTCCACGACCGATACGCTGTAGAATCTGTCTCATCGATTTACCACCGTTTAGTAAAACCATACATCCGATTGAGTTGATGGAGATACCTTCATCGATAATGGTAGAAGCTACCAAGAAGTGGAGCTCGTTACTATCAAATCTAGTTAATAATTCGGTACGCTCTTCTAATGTAAGCTCCCCATGAAGGAATCCAACTTCGTAACCTTTTTCTTGCAACATTGCGACAGCTCTGTTACCATGTTCAATATGAGTAACTGTGAGAACTACTCCGGCTCTCTTTGCTTCGTAGAAGGTAATTGCCATCTTGACACCTAGTCCAGTACGGTAGTCATTTTCTGCGATACCAACTTTGTAGGCTTCCAGATAGTTCTCTGCAAGTTCGATGTTCCGTGGTTCCTTGACCTCTAATACTCGGATTCTAGGTTTAGAAGAAATACCTCGTTGAATCATCTCGTCATTCGATACTTTCGCAATAATGTTACCAAACAGTGCTTCTAGTCGGTGTTTCATGATTACGTCTTTAGGGTCAACAGTACCAGTTAAACCGATTCGATATTGTGCATTTTCCATAGCTAACACATTGTTATACCAAGTATCACCTTTCGCACGTTGACACTCATCGGCGATTAGTACGCGTACAGAGCCGACAAAGTCATTAGCCTGTTTCCACTTATCGAAGTTCTTCTTATTCTTCTTCTCTAGTACTTTCTCGAATTTAACTTTGAATCCCATAAGCTCCATCTGTACTTTAGCTTGTGAATACGTATTATCGTAAGCTAGTACTGTAAGAGCCTCTTCAATTTCTAAATCATTCTTTGTTTTAGGCGTCCAGTTCTTCAAGAAGTTTTTAATAAGCGTCTTTGTATTAACTGTGCCAATGAATCTAGGAGCAATGTCTTCACTCATTTTTTTGAACATTCGCTCTTTTGTTGTTAGTGAAACACCTTTCTTCGGGTCCGATAAAGCAGATGCTAAAGAAGGGCTCATTGCGAATACTAGTTTCTTATCCTTCACATCAAATTTACCCTCACCGACTAACCCTGTTTCTTTAATGTCAATACCCAAACCTTCACAAATAGATGCTCGTGCTTGCTGCAAGATATCTTTTGAGTGAACCATGAAGCATATTCTTTCGTCTCTGTCAAGTAGTGGTTGAAGTATCTTGATTAACCCTGTTGCTTGGAACGTTTTACCTGCATTCGTAGCTAGATTAACAACTCCAGTCTGTTCTGCTAGTGACTGTTTAACGGAACCGTATTGATAATCATGGAGCGTTAACACTTCACCTTTTTTAATAACTGTAATTTCCTCATCGATAGAATCTTGATGGATTAGCGGTGATGGTCTATCATCTTCAATGGTATATGTCAACATCTTTATATATGTCTGCATGTGACGAATACCTTCTAGGAATTTATCAAGGAATCCTGTAGGGAATTTATCGTTCTTCATATCATAGTAATCTGTAATTCCATCCCAATGACCTAGCTTGTAAACTCGTGAGTGAATTGCTTGAGGGTCCTTTAATCCAAGTTGGTGATGCATGTAATCTCTTACTTCATCTTGTAGTTTTACGTTATTCTGGAAGTCTACTGTTGTGTAGCTATTACCTACCTTAATTATCATTTAACTCTCTCCTCTTCTTTTGTATAAATTAAGTATAGCAGAGTTGAAAATTATAAATAAAAAAGAGTCCACTAAGTAGTGGACTCTTTCATCTTTCTCATCATTTCTGCTAGCTCTTCCTTCATCTTCGCCACGTCTTCTAAGTCTTGCTTAAGCTTGATAGAATTGCGTAAATCTTGGTTCTGCTGTTCAATCTGTCTTTCCATCTCAGCGGTTGGTACAAAGACCAACGCGCCGGATGCTGCTCTATATTCTGACATGTTATTCCTCCTATGCTCTTATTCTTTGGATTACAGAAGCAGTTAACTTTTTAACACGTGGTCGAACTAGTCGGTTAGGTGCAGTCAACTCTAGTTTGTAGCGGATTGCCTTGTACGTTTTCTTATCGCTTTCTGGTTTACCATCTAACTGTGTATCTAAATTAACAGTGTATACAAATCTGTTAAACTCTTGGTTATCTGGCTCCACCTTGAGATACGTATCTGGGATTTGAATCCACTTGAACGAACCATCTGCGTTAAGTGCACTATCTAGCTGCACGTATGGAGTAACTTTCGTGTTCGATGGAAGACTTGCACTGTATGCTAGAGTCAGTGTATCGAACGGAGCTTCCGGTTGTTCCGTGTTAAGAGATGTATACGTAGCTTTCTGCTTACTTACGAAGTTAACAAATAGTAAGTCATCCATAGATAGCATTGGGGAGATATATCTATTTGTCTTGAATGTTGCTCGTAACTTCGCCTCTTTCACTAGGAACGGTGTAGGTTGGCTCGCGTAGTTTGCTAGAGGTAACCACTCCATGCTGTTGATATTGCCTGAGCTGTTGGATGGTAGAACCTTAACTTCCCACTTACAACCTGTATTGTCTGGTGTTAGATATGATGCCATTAACAGTAGACCGTTAGAGTCAATATTACGCATCGTATCAAACTCAATTGTAGGGTCCTTATCTAAGTTAAACTCTGCTGAGTAAACCTTGAACTTCAAGTCTGTTGATTGGTGAACTGACCAAGATACTGCGTTAGAAGAACTGAATAGTACGCCGTTAACGTATGGTTGAGATGTTACGACAGTTCCATCTGCAATGTTTGTTTCACCCATTGTAGCTGTCCACATGTTGTAGTTCGCACTATCTGTAATGAATACCACACAGTAGTTAACTCCAGCTTCAACCATTAATGGGTCATCTAGTGCAATCTTTGTTTCTACTAGACCAGTAGATGATACGTTAATCTGGTTTGGTTTTAGTACACGCTCTGCGTAAACTGTTCTGTTCGGGTTACCGCCATCCGATAGTCCGCGAATCTGCATGATGATAGGTAGCTTGTCATCTTTTGTTGCGAAGTAAACGCCGATAGATGATACAACACGTGCAGCTGGGAATACGAACGATTGTGCTAATGGGTCATATAACTGGAACGTTACGTGAGTACGTGTAATCGTATCAGTTGTAATCTTAGCTGTACCTTGTGCGGAGAATGTTGTGATAGCTCGTCCATCACCAATTGGTTTATTCGGGTCACCTTTAGCATTCGTAATTACTACCTCACGAGTACCAGTACGGATGTTTTGTGGAATCTTAAATGTTCCACGGATAACACCTTCAGCATCTGCTCGAGCTGTACCTGCCATACCACCAGTGTGTCCTGTATCTGGAGTTACTGCTGCTCTCACACCATCGAACATGATGTAGTAGTCAGAGGTTAATGGTGCGAATCCATCTGCTCTAAACTTAACATCAATCTGACGCATGTACTCAATCATCTCACTACGAGTCGTTTGAGCTGAACTCCACATTTCACCTTCTGCCTTATCTGTCTTAGACCAACCAAGAGATGCCTCGTTCCACTGCGCGCCTCCTAGTAAGTTTGTGTTATCTACTAACCACTGGTTGTAGTCATTTAACTGTCCGAACTCCCCGTCTCCTTGGTGAGCCCACCAACGGTTTATGTTCGTAGTTGTAAATTCTTCATTATACAACGTAACACGAGATTCGTCAATCCAGTTATCAGCAGACGGAGTTAATGCAATTGTACCGTTTGCTTGGAATACTTGATATGGGTTGACGTTCATAGGACTAGTCGCAATGTTCTGAACAATTTCTGCTGTCTCTTTAAACGGTGCAGTAATGATACGACCATTAGCGCCCCACGCTTTAGCATTAGACTCGTTCTCTAGGAAACTAGGTCGAATCTTTTTGTCATCCGGCGTTTCGGTAGGGATTGTAATATGCGCATCATCAAAGCTGTAAGATACATCCGTCAGGTCTTTATCGATACGAGAGAAGTCTGTAAATGGGTCTACGAATATTCCACGTAGTCTTAGTGGCTCTTGTCCTTTTTGTGCTACACGTTCTAGCGCTAGGACTGCTTGGTTTGCCTCTACATGCTCTAGTCTAGCTTTCATTAACTGTAAGTCTTCAAAGCGTAGTCGCGTTACTGCTGTGTTCTTAACTACTGCTTTCTCCGAGTCTGGGTAAATATGGATGTTACCTAGCTTTAGTGATAACGGGTCCAAGTTACGAGGGATTGTCGCTTGTCCTTCTTCAGCTGGTTCCCCTTGGTGAACATGTACATTCCCTTTTGCGTCTAATGCTACGATATCTTCCCTAGATAATGTTATCTCGAAATCGACACGAGTGATAGCATTTGCAATTGGTTGTTCTTTGATGAACGTGATAGTTGTTGTTCCGCCGATACCATTCGCATTAGCCTTGTACGCTTGTGTGTAGTCTATCTTATCTGCAAGAATTTTATCGTATGTGAAACTTGCTGTGTAAGCGGTACCTGCTGTTGGTCGTTTAGGGTCTGCGATTGTTTTTCCGTCAACTACTTCTCCCGCTACAACCCAGTGGATATATGAGATACCACCACGAGTAACGAAGTAGTAATCTTGGTTATGCTTATAGGTTACTGTATTTGTTTTTACAATAGAACCTTCACCTTTGATATTCGTGTATTGGTTTGGTAGTGCATCATCATCACCTGTAGAAGCCCTTGTCATAGCCTGTAATGGACTCTGGTATTGAGATGACATGAAGTTTATCTTGTTGACAAACATGCTGTTTAATGTTATTGGCTTATTCGGTTGTGTTGTATAAGTAGAGTTGGTAATAGCTGTCGTGTGTCGCTCTTTTGGTATTTGTATAAGAGTAGTAGATGGTTTCTCTACACGCCAACCATTAACGTGAGCCACACCTTTATCTACTACTAGAGTGATATAGTTACGTGAGCTATTCGCTGGCTCTTCTTTGATGTACATTTCGAATCCGTTAATCTGATATGAACCAAGCGTCTCACTATCGAATGTAGCAATTGCCTTATTGACTAAATCGGAATCTGGTGTAACAGCTTTTGTGAATAGCTGACCATCGTCAAATACATAGATTGTAGTTGCGTTAGGGTCATTATACGTAAGCTCTACTTTCTCTTCTAGTCTATCAGCACCTTCCGATAGGTAGTTCTCTACATCTTGTGTCAGGTCTAGTAATGATGGGTCCATTGCTGCGGTAATGATTCTAGATGTTAACTTAACACCGATTTCTTCGTGACCTTTACCTGTGAACGTTTTTAACTCCTGTTCTTCGAATGTTCTAATCTTACCTGCAAGATATAACTTACCTTTACGGACTTTAATACCCGTAATTGCTGATGCAGGGTCAGTTGTTGCACGTAGGAATTGGAAGTTCATGTCATCTTGGATGGAGCCATCTTTAAAGATGCTATCGCCGAGAGTACCTAAATAGTGATTCTGGATGGATTGCAGCTCATTTAACTCAGATTGTTGTAAGGCTTTGTCACCTTGGAACAGGACCTGAGTCCTGTTCTTAGTGGCATCGAATCTATCATAGTAAGGCTTATCTCTGTAAATGTTTTGAGGCATATGTCAATCTCCTATTCTTTCGTTATTTTTATCATAGATTCATGGATGATATCTAACTCGTCTATGCGTTCTTGTTTGTTGTTACCTTCAATATAGGGGATATCGACACCCTTATTAATCATGATGTTTCTTAACTGAACTGTCTTGTTAAGATTCGTAGGAGTATCAACAAATCGTATGCGTCCCATTGTCCCTGTTGCGTTTGCGTTAGCTTGTGTCTTGAACGTGTATCTTTTCCACTCTTTAGTTATGTTATAAAGAGGGCTGTTCTTCTCGTAATAGCCATTAACCCAGAAGAACATTCTAAGGTACATTTGAACGTCGTCGTCATCTGTTCTCATATCAACAGAGATTGTTACGTCGTCTCCACCTTTGATATCTGTCCATACCTCGTTGTACGACCCTAGCTGAAGGAATGCATCTCTTGGTTCGATACACTTAAGCTCTCCGTATCCTTGTGCTTGTGTATACGTACACTTCGTAACTCGAGACTGACGTGGCATGTTGAACAATGTGAACACTTCGCTGTCTCCATATGGGAAGTTAGTATCTACGTTACTATTGATTACCTTGTTCTTGTTGTACGATGGTAGATACTCTGCGATTCTATTCGCTGGAGTAAACTTAGATAGCTGTTCTGGAGTCATTACATCTTGGAATCCGCCTTCTGGACTAACGTTGCCGAACTCGCTAATGTACACTCCGCGATAACCCTTGTTGTCTAGCATTCCACCTTTTATGTTAGCTGAGTAATAGATGTGGTCAGCCCCCTCTGCATTTATCTTATCTTGAGGAATCATATACCACTCTTTATCAGCGAACTTAATTTTCGGGAATGGCTTAGGTGAATTAGGATTAACTTTAGCTACTGGTATAATCTTCTCCATTCGCTTATAACCTATTATATCATTATCTACTAATGTATAATATGTGCGGTCCTTGTTATTAGCTAGATACGTAATGAGCTCTTGAGTATCGTATAGATGACTTGGTGCGCCTATATCTTCTGGTGCTGGTTTCCAAGGGTCTTTAATATCTTGACCAGCGTAGATAGATGGGTAACCGACATATACGTAATCACCGAAACATTGGATGTATATACCAGCTGTCAACGCTTTATACACTGACGGGGTTAAGATGACCCAGTTGTATATTCTTCCTTTGAAGTTGGTCACGTTGTCTGTACGTTGCCACGCACCGTAATACTGGTTCGGACCTTCGGTAAATGCAGCTTGAATCTCGGTACCTACTCGGTTAGAACCATTACCGAGATTGATAGGCTTAGCGTTAACTAGTTCAACATCTACTGCGATTGTTATTGGCTTACCTAGATGCGCCTTGATGTCAGGTGATACTGTATACGATGCGTTCTGGTTCATCGTGTACTTGCTTACTAGGTACTCTTCCGGAGCTTGTTCATAAGGCGGATTTAAGTTTACTTCCGGCTTCTTAATGAGCATGTAGTTCGCGAACTGGAACTTACATCCGGCAGGTATTGATGGAGCCTCAAATCTAGCTCTAGATGCTTCTGTTAACATTCCTGCTGTGAACGTTGTTTCTACGTAGATACGTTGCCATTGGTTTGTTGCTTTGGCTACTGTCACACTGTTGTTAGGTGCATATTCCCAGAAAAGCTGTACATCTTTGGAATCGGTAGAAGAAAGACCTAACATACGAACGTCTGCGCTCAGTATTACCTTATCTCCTACTTTGACTACATCTCTGTCGTTTAACGTGAATGTCTTGTATCGTAATGACCCCCAGTTAACACTAGTCTCGGCTATTAACCCACCATTGTAAGTTTCGTTAGTAATAACCGTAGAGTTACTCTGCCATATGTTTAGTCCTTTATTAGGTTCTGCTGCACCATATGCTTTACCCCAATCTTTTGTCCATAACAGTAAGTTTCTGTTCTCGCCTTTTGGTACCGAACTTGGATTAGGTAAAGATAGACCAACACGTAGTTCACTGTACGTTAACTCGATTGCAGCTCTTGTTGTAGTTGCGTCGGTGTTACGTCCGCGTAATGCTAGATTGATATAACCATTCTCGTCGACAATAGAGTTTCTCCATTCTACCGGAACGTCTATTCTGTAATCAGCGTTGACAAAGTTTAGCGTGTTATCTGTATTCATTGTCTTCAGTGGAACCCATCTCTTTTGTCCTACGTTATAATACGACATCTCAAATCCGGAAGAAGTAGTGCCGCCTGTAGTTAGTACACCACGGGCAATCATTCTAAAGGCTAAATCAGATAGAAGGTTCTTCGATATCTGTACTCGACCTTGGTGGTCATCTACACCTCTAAAGATATGTGCACCTATCGACTTTTCGATAACGTCCGGAAGGTAGTACGATGCCATGATAAACGGTGACTGTGTTGGCTTGGTTACATCTTGCTCAACAGAGATGTAAGTCGTGTCACTGTTAGTCTGCAACTTATCATAATCGGAAGAAGGTAGCGGATTCCAAGATACATCATCAGGAGTAGGTGTAGTAGCGAATCCAGATGTAGTGAATATTGTTGTACCTCTTTTGAACTCAACACGTGTCGTGAATAGGTCTGTCTTCAACTCTGTTTTTACATCTGTAGCTGTGTGTGGAACACCTGTTACTGCGATATACACATACCCATCTTGACAAATGTATTTTTCTACGTTATCTGGAGTTAACACAATTGCATCATTTATCAATCCTGTCTGAGAAGAAATGATAATCGTATCTTTCTGGTCCCAATCATTACTTAAAGCGTCCCACCTACGTGAACTAAAGTACATGCGGTTACTCTCATTTGCTGTAGATGATATCTTTACTGATACTCTTAGGTTTCGGATAAAACCACGAATATACTCTTGCTTTTCTTTTACAGTAGGTTTGTTGTTAAAGAAGTTAGAACCATATCTATCCGTGAACACTTTGAAAATATCAAATTGCATGATTTGTGACGGGAAAGATAAAAGTGTACTACTAGAAGGTGTGATTAACTCTACACCATCTGCTGTCTTTAACTTATCTAAATCTGGCTGCTTATACCAGTCTGCATTATTTAGCGCCCAATAATCACCCTTAACTACCTTCAAGTTAGTAATTGTTACTGTCCCATCCAAGTAGTCAGAACGAACACCAATACCATTAAAAGGTACGTAAGAAAGAGGTAGATAGATTTTCTTTGTAACTCTACCTTTTAGGTTATTCTTGCTAATAGCTGTACTAGAGAATAATGGATACGGGTTAGTTCCTTGAAGTCTAATCGACGCTCTTGAATCTATTTCAGCATTCGGGTCTTTAGGTATAAACTCGTAATCATATGCTATAGTTACCGTGTTGTCGTCTGCATCTGCTGATGAACCTGCAACGAAAGTAGTCGCTACTGTCGTCTGGTTAGCAAGACCCGTAACGGTATATGAGATAGGTGACTTAGGTACAAGTAAATTAGTACCTCCTATAATGTCTGTAACAGGTACACCAGATAATGGGTAACTTACTGATTGAGCTGGAAGGTTTGTAAAGTTATTGGCATTTAACGCAGTTGGAACCTCATCATATACGTCTAATCTAGCTCCTTTTAGTGTTACTGTCCCAATAAGACCTCGTGTAATAAAGTTAATCCAAACCTTATCTACAGTTCTATTAGGGTCAATGGTGTAATCAGACTCTAGGACTACGTCCGAGTAATTAAAGTCTGGAATCGGGTCGATTTTACCTACACCGTATTTAGGACTATTAGTAGGTAACTCACGACACTGGTACCACATGTCAACTCCTGTTGTATACTTAACTCGAAGTTCCATGCCAATCCAGTATTGCGTACTACCATCCCCGTCAGTTTTTATCTGTGTAATGTCTTTCATAAGGTTAAGTCGCATTTTAATACGACGCTTGTTAATTAGCTTAGCAGTTTCTACAGGTAACTCAATCTGCTCAGATGCAGGGTTAGCTGTTAAACTAGAATGTGTACGAGAGATAGTTTTAGTAGCAACATCAGCAGGGAATGCAGTTGTAGTACTTTGTAACGTATTAGTATTCGTAAACACGTTTCTTGGGTTCATTAACGTTGTCTTCTCTGACGAAGATGGTACCATACCAATACCCGCTGGTCTCCACATCTCTAACCAGATGTTTGATTTCGTAGCGTAGTTGCGGCTTCTAAGAATCTTAGCTTCTTGAATTGAATAGTCGGAACGTTTACGGTTAGGGATTCGCGTTAGCTTAGCTGTAATACCTGCTGCTTTAAACTTACGAATTTCATCGATGATTTCAATTGGTACGTGCTTAGTGAATCGCACATCGATAACAGCGGATGTGTAGTAACGACCTAGTAAGTGGTCAGGACCATTTAACTTCGACTTGTTTAAAAAGAATACGTTCTTGAATGGTTCATAGATTTCCACATCTGCTTCTGGGTCATCTAACCATTTCTCGATAGCATCTTTAATTGAGCCGATTGTTCCGCGCTCTGTTAGAATCCAGTTGATGATACGGCGGCGATAATCCTCGTCTACTTCATTGTCCTTACGGAACACACCGAAGATATCTCCGTACTCATCTAACCATTCCCCTGTAGCAGTTTCTAGGTTCGCGTCTGTGATTAATGACATAGCGTCTTTCTCTGCATCTGTAAAAGCGTCCTCTATAGAAGTAACGACAGCTGTGTGGCTGTCGTTAACTTTACCTAACATTGATTTCCAAAGTGGATGTAAATATTTAATAAAACTCATATATGCCCTCCTATTTTAAGTTTACTTTGACTGTACCTGCTCGGATTATCTCGCTACCTTTTGTTAATAGATTGGAAGGTGGCTTCTTGTATATGATATCGTAAACTAATCTTTTATCTACATCTTTAATTATACAAGATAAGTCTGTCATGATAAGGTCTTGGGACACCTGCATACCATTTAGATAGTTTTCAATAGCGAATCTGATACGGGTATTTAGAGCGTCAGTGATAGCTGCTTTTGGTTCGATGATTACGTCCACATCAACATCTACGGCTAATCGTGTTACAGGTTTTACATCTACTCGAATACCTGCTGCTCGATAGTTTTCTAGAGATTTTTCAATAGCTATCTTAACGTTATCGGGAAGGTCACCATTGTTATCATGCGCGTATACGTTAACCTTACCTGTTAACTCTTCGATGTACACTCCAGATACTGCTGGTACTAATCGTGTTCCGTACTCTAACGCTGGTTTCGTAGCTTTACTTAATGACTCAATATATTGACGGAAACGAGAACGTAGTAGTTCTAATGGCTCCTCATCTTGACCAGTCTGTACTGCTGATTTATTCGTAGACGATTTTATATTCGTGATAGGTGTAACCATGATATCAATCGCATTAGCTGGTACGTTACCGATTGTTCCGGATTGTGTGCAGAATACTTGCACGACAGCTGTAACAGCTCCTTGAGGAATGTAGTAGTCTTCTAGAGTCTCATATATATTTGCATACTCTGGATAACTAGATGTGAATCTTGTACCTCGAGGTATCGGCTGGATTACTTGTGTCGGGTTGTTAAGGGTAATCGTAATCGGCGTGTATGCTTTCTGTGGTAGCTTACGTTCGAACCCGAAAGAGCTGTATACGCCCTTAGAGATAGCTTCTAATAGATTCTCCTCTGTCATTACATAGAACGCCTCTAACTCCGTTGCAACGGCTTCGTAGATAGCTCTAATTGCAGAACCGACTGAGAAGTCATTTATCTTATCGGTAGATGTTAAAGTCTTGTCGACCATCTTTCTATAAATTTGACTCATACTTTTAAATTTCATGTTGACCTCCTAGTTTAATAGTGATATGATACCACTAGTGTTAGCACTTACGGCGAAGGTAAAAGCTTCCTCTGTCGTAATTGTGTATATTGACATTTCTACTGTAAGTGTGTTACTATCAAAACTGTTAGCACCTCGCTCTACATGCTTTACCCTTCCATCAGTACGAATACAACGTTCTATCTCATTAACCGCACGCAATGCAACTTCTTCGGTTTTTTTACTCCCCATGATATCTGCTAACACGGAACCATAGTTAGGGTGATTTAGATAGCTACCCTTAGGTGTCAATAATCGTATTAGTAAAGATTGTTTTAGATTCTCAATACCTCTACAAATCTTTAAGTCTTTCTTGTAGCTTGTACTAGCAGGATGACTTACGTCCCATCCATTTCCGTTAAACCCTAATATCTCCCCGTCAAACCCAGCAGCCCCGTTATCATCTAGTGCTGGTAAAACATCGATGTCCATACCTAATGTGATATCGTAAATGTTAGTTGCGTTAAATTTATCGCTGTATCTCATAGATGTTAATACTGTAGCTCTGTTTTCATCATTAACTGCAAATGTTAATGTGTCACCTACAGTTAGTAAATGTTCTGGATTCTTCATTTTCTCAGCCACCGTATTTACTATGTACGGATATCTGAGTTTATTAAATTCGGCTAGCTCTCTCCATCTTTGTGCATCACCTAGTTTGTGTTGTGCGATAGATTGTAGAGTATCACCGCTTGCAATTATCTTTTCGATATACTGTGCCAATTATCGCACCTCCAATCCGAATGTTGTCATTGATTCTACTTGATTCTCCATATAACCAAACGATAGTTCAAATCCTCTAAATGCCTCAATCATGTGGCGATACTTACGTTCAGTAGATAGATAGTCTGTGATGTAGTTTACATTCTCTCTAACTCGCATAAAATCTTTTCGTGTCAAGTATGAAATATCAGAAGATTCACTCTCTAGTGTGTAAAGGATAGCAAAAGCTTCTAACACAGTTGATACGATTAGCGTATACATCTTAGAGTTCGTGCTAGCTAAATCGGAACTCCTAGTTAATGCTACTACTGTCTTCTCATCCACATCTAACGTATTCGTTGCTATTTGTTCAGCTCTAATCTTCTTCAGTACTAGCATTGCTACAGCTGATAACGCGAATGTAGGCGTGTACAACTCAGATTTAAACATTGGCGCATCGTTCATTGTGTTGAATGGAATCACACCGTTTTCCATCGGATAGACTCCGGAACAAAATGTGACTAGCACATCCGGTTTAGATTGTACCTCTTTCATATTAACTCCACCTTCCGTAATACCCTATACTGTATCCAAGTCCAGTCGTACCATAGTTATACGCACCACCGTTTGATATCTGCGGGTTTACTGTTGCATTATCGTTCTTTGGATTGTAACTTCCTCCGTTACCTTTATTATATACGTCATCTCCTACAGAGCCATCACCAGACGGTCTAGTTGGGATAGGGACACTTGTCTCTCCATTAGGGAAAGGTGTAGGTAGTTTGGGGTAGTTAGGAGATGGTCGATAGTTACCGGAGTCGGGTAGTGTTGGGAATTTATTACCAATCTCTGGATTTACTACATCAGCATCTGCTGGTTCTGATGATGCTCGTATGATTATGAACTTCATACTATATCGATATAGTAATGGTGACTGTGCATCCTGTGAAATGGTAATACCTTCCGGTGCTAGTGTTACGACGTGACTTTCATCATTCGTAAAGTTATGAAAGAAGAATTCGTTTTTTGATAGCTTACCATTACCTCCAGTAGCTGAGAAGTCTGCAATGAAATTCTTCATCTCTTTAATCTTGTTAACACCTCTATCGGATGCTTGACCTGTAGGATTGAATCCTGTCGTACCGGAGATTGTTAATGTAGGGATGTCATCTTGGAAGTCCTCTACAATAATACGACTCTTTGTTTTTAATGCTGTCGTTCTATGTGGTCTCGCTTCTTCCATCGACTCAGGGTTTAGTGCGAATCGGAATGTTCGACCGCCCACTTCAAAGGCGATACGCTGTAGTCTAGATTTACCATTAGCAATAGTCATTTAGTTTCCTCCCTTTCTCGTTTGTAATATAGCAGATAAAGAAAAAGAAGGAGGCTATTTGCCCTCCTTCTCTCCCTCAGATTCATCAGTTGTCTCTGCCGTATTCTGTAAAGCGTTATACATCTCAATCAGGTTTTGGTTCTCCTCCACCAGCTGTCTCACCAGAGCCTGTGCCACTAGGTTCTCCTTCGTTAGTTCCTGTACCTTCGCTTCCAACACCATCAGGTAATACTTGTCCTGTACTTGAATCTGCTTCTCCTGCACTATCTCCATCTCCTTCTACATTTGGATTAGTCGTAAATTTATACCAGTCTAACGCTAGAATCTCTTTTGTAGAATTCGACATCATGATAGCTTCGTTCATTCTAATCAACTTCGTGTCTAGCTCGTCCTTATATGAAATAATCATTTCGAATAACTGTATGAATTCTTCTCTTGTGTGAGTTACTACACCGGAGTCCTCCGTGAACAAGTCTACGGATTTCTTATCTGTTGTTTGCATTAACACACGAATACCAATCATGTCAACTTGTTTCTTTATCGTGATATCGTACATTCGAAAAGTTGCTGGATGAAAGAATCCTGACTCAAGCACCGTCCGATGTATCTCTTTTGTCTCTGCAAGTTTAAGAGATTTGTGAACATGTAGAATCATGTCCATGGTTACCTCGTTAAATGTGATACCAAAATTGCTAGCTAGGTCCGATACAATCATATTCTTAAATTCGTATGGCAAGCTTTCATAACCATTGTACAAAAGCTGCTCTTCATACGGTCTATTAAAATTCACATAAATCACTCCTTATCTTGGGTATCTTATTGGTGGTACTGATGTTAGTTCATATGGGTCAGCTTTATATGTCGTTAAGTAGAATCTCATTTCACCTAGAACTACCTTTTTAAGCTGTGCTCTTATTATAACCCATATCTTCTTCTCAAAGTCTATCGGGTCCATCGTATCTACTGGATACATATTAACATAAGGTGTATCTGTAGGCACATATGACCATCCATTAAAACGTTAGAGGAATCCAGCCTCCATCATATACACATTGTATTGTGAAAGAACTGTACCATCGTAAGCGTACATATCTGCTGTTAGTTTCGCCCACGCATCCTTAATTGTAGACTTTCTGTTATTATAGTCGAACGGCACCTCATAATATTTCTTTAATTCTGTCATTTTATTTCCTCCTCTAATTTTGTAATACGTGCATTTGCTTCTTGCAGACCTTTCCATAGAATACTAGACATAGCATAATCCTTGATTGCAGTATCATCATCATTTGTCATGAGACTAAGAGTTTTGTTTATAAGGACACCTATGTCTTTTTTGAGTTTATTATGGTTAGGCTGTCGATATTCATCTTTATAATCATAAGAGTAAACGTTGTTGCTATTTATGAGACTTGTTGCATCGATGTCAAGTAACTCTACATGTTCTTTATACTCTGGTCTAGATGGGTTTGCACCTGCGTTGTTTGAGAATATGTTTTCAAAGTAGGCAGTCATTCTTCCGCCATTGTACGCGTTAGTAAATGCCATCGCGCCGTTAGGTGCCATGTTAGACGCATTTCTATTCATCTTGTAGTTAACCCCACCGAGCGTTATTGTAGTAATATTAGGGTCAGCATCTGCTAGTAAAGGTATGAGTATAGCAGCATTGTGACCTGTAGATGACTTCTGGAATACTCCCCACGTATTTTGAGGTTGTACTGCATCTTGCGCCTTGATATTACCAAACTCGTCATCGTACGTACCATAAGGGCTGTACGAGTAGAACTTACCACCTAATCGAATATCAGGAAAGTTACCTACCTGAGAGAAGATAGTTTTGTCATTCATCATAACTCTATCATCTTTTATCCGAAATGAAGTATATTGGTTGTTAGCTGCTGATGGATTGTTCTCTGCACCAGTTTTCGGGAACAAGATAACTTGTGTCTTTAAGTTATCACTAACGTATGCTGCACCAGTTACCTGTAGCTTGTTCTCACCATTACCTGCAACAGGAATCATGTTGACACCTAGTGACTGTGTCTTAGCATCCATGAAGGCAATAGGAGTACCTTTGTTCAGTATGAACTTACCTAATGAGGCAGTCGTAGAAACATCGTCCTGTATCGTCACCTCTATTTCATAGATTTTATCTACGTCAAACTGGATGTTAGCTAATACGGCTGAGTATGTTCCGTTGTTAGCCGTTAACTGACCTAGAGTGGTAAGCGGACCCCATGTTGATGAACCTAGTACTCTACTACGATACTGATACTTAGATATCTTGTTCATATTCGTTGCGCCTATTAGAACGGGGGAATACGCACCTGTAGCAGATACCGTTGTAGATATTTCGAAATTATTCTTACGCATACCAGTCGCGGATACCGTTGGTGGAGCATAAGGTATCATCGATATGATTCTATTTATCGGTGTTGACATTCCTCTTGAGTCTACTGCGTTGATGTTACATGTTGTATTTGCCGCTGCATTAACTATACCATAGTTTACAATTAGGTCACCTGTAGCAGGGAACTGATATGATGATGTTACACCATTTATTGTCACATCGTAACGAACGATACTAGCGCCGAATTTAGCTACTGCTTTACTTGCTGCTGGAACTTGTACCTGTACGGTAGATTGTCCTTGAATGATGTACGCACTATTTTTCGTTACTCCTACTGTTTTTGCATTAGTATCTACTATTGTAGGTATACCTGTAAAGTCTGGGTTGATTCCTGCCATTCTTGAGATGTTAATACTACCATTAGAGAATGCTGGCATAACAGTATTACTATTGAGAACAACGCCTTCACACATCGTGTCAACCTGATACGTTACGATTCTAGCTACTCTATCGGGCATGGTGTCTGTCGCTATCTTTTCCTGTTCAGCTTGAGTAAATGTTATGTCAAAATTCTCACTAGCATTAGTATGAATCTTTCTAAACTTTGCTTGTTCGGGTGGAGGCGGCGAACCTGTTCCGCCATTGTAATTCATATGAACACATACATGGACTCTGTACTGAAGTCTACTGTCATATGAGCCGACCCTAGCTCTTATAGTTTCATTGACAAATAGCTCCGGACATGCTATGAATCCTAAGCTAGGTCTATAATATCTTCCTTCTGGACCCCACTTCTTACCGCCTACCTGATTTCCGTTGGCATCATATGTTACTGCGGTTGCCCAAAGTGCCATCTCACTCCTATTACCTAACGTTTGTGCTAGTTTCTGTCGAAGAGCGGGTACAGCACTGTAATACGCTCGTGAACCTACATTTGTCTGTGTTTCTATTAACACATCTTGGTTGCTTGCATTCTTTGCCCACAATTCAACTGTGTGACGAAATGTACTATTGTTCACATTCAAGTCAATCCAGATATCGTTCGGTAATGTTGCAGACGGTTGTGATGATACAGTACTCTCTCGAGCTATCTTATCCGCTACAACGTCGCCCCCATTATTGTGTAAGGAGAATACATCCGAGTCCTTACCTACCGATAATCGGAAACTTAAGTTACCACTAGCATCATGAGCTTGTTCCCATGATGTACTAAGTACCTGTGTACCTATTCCTCCGTTAGGGTTTGTAAATGTAAAGTACTGTGTATTTCTTGCTTGCTCACCGAATGATGAGTATAGCATAAAGGTAAATGTACCTTTTGTTGTGTAACCACTATTTGTACGATAGAAGTATACCGAAACGTTAATCTTACTAACGTTTCGGTCAGGGACTGACCAAGCATCCCAATAACATCTACCTTCTACATAGGGGTTCGTTGTACCTATTACAAAAGAACCACTTGCCATTGAATAACCTCCCTAGTAGTTAGAAATAAACGCCCATCCTGCGTTGTTAGGATTCTCAACACGTAGAATCTTAATAGGTCCCATGTTTATCTCGTTTTCGGCTCTTAACTTTTTAGTCCAAGTCTCATCACCGTCGAGTCGGAATATCTCTTCTGGTTTACCGTCTCGGATATAATAACCTGCAAAACGTTCCGGTGTGATGACTGTGTACCCAATTTCTGTACCATCCTTGTCAACCTGAGATACGCGGATACCATTTAAGTTCATACGAACGTTCGTGTTGTAGTTCTCCCCTGTAGACATTGTCCACTTGATAGGTTTTTTTCCTATGTTAACCATTATACCAGAAATCTGTGCTACGCATTTAGGGGAAGCAATTAACACAAGTCTAACCTTACTATTTGTTGGAGTGAACTCGAAGTAAGAAGGCATGAACCCGCTGTGTTTAATGCTACTGTTGTCCGCTAGCTGACCTCCGTTAATCGTAGCCCAATCCGCATCTGATGTTGGATTATCCTTAGTTGTTTGCTGTATCAGGATGTTGAATCTGTAGTTACTATCCCCTGCATTCATCTTTTGTAAGAAATAACTTATCGTGTACGGTTGGTTAGGGATAACGTTGAGCACTTGTGCTATTGCTGTCCAGTTAGTATTAGGCGATTCGTTAAACATGAATCCGCTAGTAAACCCTAATGCGTCTAATGCGTTAGTTTGAATGTTAACTGGTTGCTGGTATGCGGGGTTAATCATATCGTCCCAGAAAGTGAACGTCTCTTTATTTAATTTAGCGCTCATCGAACGGTCAAACCCGATAGAGTTTTTTACGATGTTCATACCACCGGATGAGTAGAATGCAGCTGTCCATTGTCTATCTAACTGTTCAATCTCGGACTTCTGTACATAAGGAGTGAAGTCGATATTTTTCATCGCTTCTTCTAATTCACGCTTACGCGCCTCCTCACTACTCTTTAACTCATCCTTAGTCGCTAAATCGGTAAGGTCCGACTTATCAGCCTTAGCTTCTACATCAGCTACGCTTGCTTTATCTTGTAGACCTAACTCATACTCACGAGAACTAAATACAACACTCTTGATAGAGTCTGTCTCTACTTTCTGCTCTGCGTTAGCAATACGTCTCTCAAGAACAGGTATAAGGTACCTAGTGTCCTCTTGTGCGGTTGCTAAGTTAATCCCGTACATAAATGTACCGTCTTTGTCATTAAACGGTGGTGTCCAATCTACGTACGTGTAACGGACTACTGTAGGCGATACTTTCTCTGGGTCACCGATTAAATCGATAGCTCCTGTGAACTGACATGTAGAATCATAGGGTAGTGCTAACTGATACACAACTTGCCACTGTTGACCTGTTTGTTTTGTTCTTATAGGTGCCGCGACTTCAACTGGGCGCTTGTATTCTCCTGTAGAAGCGAGTACACCTTTGTTCATAATCGCTTGGTCTTTTTGAACGTAACCGATTGGAGTGAAGTTAGGCGCTGAGTTATCGGAACCAGAGTAAGTATTGAACGTGTACGTTACAACACCTCCTGTAGTTTTCTGCACTGGCTCACCTTGGAACATTTTCCATCCACGCATAAAGAACAATACTTCTTCGCCCTTTACTTGGTATGCGGGTGCAACGTTCATTTCCTTCGCAGATACAAGGAAGGACATGTTTGCATTAGCAAAATCAACCTTGAACTGGTTGTACTTAGTGAAGTTACCAGATGCCAATCTCTCTAACTCTAGACCTTTACCATTAGCTAATCGAACCGTACCATTATTCGCCATCGGTCTACTAGCGAAGTTATTAAGCTGTACTTGGATGTATCGCTCTGTAACTCCGTTTTCATTAGGCAATTGGACGTTTTGGTTTTGGATAGCAAGAGAGAATCCAGTGTCTAACAGCATATCTGTAAATTTGTTAGATTTAGTTGGTGTACCATCCTCTGTCCAATGGAAATCATCGTAAACCGAACCGTTACCGTGGAACACTTCTTGGATTGTCATGGACGAACGAGCTGTATCTGGTGTGCCATTTTTAGCTGTATAGAATGTAGGCATTGTTACACCTGCGATTGCTCTGTTACGGTTAAAGTAAAGATACTCACCATCAGCTCTTATCTCTGTAGGGTTTGTAGAGTACTCGACAGTCTCCAGTGTAGTGTTCGTTGTTAGCATGAAGTTAGTTACTGTTACAGTACCTACCACATTGTCTAAACGCAGCTGCAAGTCTGTTATGCCTGAGCCGTTACTTTGTGCTATGTTTCTCTCGGCTAAGTAAACACCAGACATGTTACTTGGAGAGAATGATATCGCAGGTGCTATTTGTGTCCAAGGAGCTCCACCTAGTTGAACATACATCGAACCTTGTACAGGATTGTTCCCATCCTGAGCGATTGACCAATAATAGCCACAGATGAACTTACCTGTATTAATTAGGTCTAGACCGTCTTGTTTAATCGTATACGGTTTGACTGTTTGGTTTGTTGAAGCTGCACCATTACCTTTAACCTCTACTTTGTTTGCTGTTCCATACGCGTAGTTCACACCACCAACCTGTAAGTTGTTCTTCGTAAATCCTTTGAAACTTGGTAAAGCGATTGTTGTTATCGGAGCAGAAATAGATGTAGTCGGAACTCGTAGGTCTGTTGTTGCATGCTGACCTGTTTTACTAATGTTCTTGATTGCTGAATTCACATCTTCAATACGATTATCTGTGTAGTCTTTCTGCTTTTGCTGCACAACTACCGTTAACGATGCATAAGCATTCTCGTAGTCTGCCCACGCTTTATCCCATTCTGTACGCTTAACATCCATGATTACATCAGAAGTTGTATCCCATGGGTAAACTGTGTTTCGACCAGCGCCTGTTTTAAGGGCTCTCAGATACGTTCTAAGTGCATCGTAAGTTGTAGTTAAGCTTTTGTATGCTGCATCTTGGTTCGGGTCCACAGCGATGTCTCTAGCTTGTTTGCGTAAAGAGTAGAATTGACCTTTACCCCATGTGTCTGCGTCTAACTGAGCTGATGTCTTCATGTCCTGTGTACCAAGAAGTGACTCACCTGTAATGTCTGCTAACTTAGTTTTAACTAATCCACGCTCAAAACGAGTTAGATAGTTGTCATTACCAAGAGCGTCCATGTTCCAGTTGGTGTTATCTGAGTCACGCTTTGTATCTTCTGGAGCTGGAACCCAGTCAGAAGGGATAACCCCTTTAACAACCATATGAGACTTAATTTCTAGTTGTCCTCCGGCTCCAACATCTGTAAAGCTTGTCGGTTCTACACGAACAGTCTTTGATGTACTGTTAGGGTCGTTAGCTGTATCTAAGAACAGTTGAGTTACAGGGAATGTTCCCCATACCATTCTCCACTGCTGCGTAGCTCTAATCGATACAGGTGCTCCAGTGACTGGTTTGCCATCTGTCTCTTTATCTTTCATTTCGAAACCAATTGTACCAGTACCACCATCCCTATTATCTGTTACATACAATCTAATAGGTACGCCTTTATCAGGACTAGTTCCACCTACTGTTCGTACATAACACACGTAAGTAACCATATCCCCAACATCTAGTAGACCACTGCTAGCAAGCTTACTAGATTTGTATTTCACTCCGCCCCATTGACTTTGCGTATAAGATATCCATGTATCTTGATTTGTAGCGTTCTGTGGTGAAGGTTTAACTCCTGTCTTAGGTGGAGTTCCTGTCGTGTCACCAGACATAACCCATGCGCCTGATATATTGCCTTGAGGTGTCGAGTTGTTAGGGTCTGTTGGATTGTTAGAGTTCTGTGCGCCATAGTCACGAGAACCGATTAATAAGTTACGGATGTTAACATCGAATCTATTAATCTCCACCCATTTGTTTTGCTGCCACATCCACACGATACCTGTTCCACGGTCATACCATAAAGCACCTTCACGTGGATTTGTTGGCTCAACATTACCTACTGTGATATCTTGGATGTTCGCGATTGTAACACTACCTGTAGCTACTGGAGGATTCTTGTAATCACAGAAGAATGTTGCTCTATCAATTACGTCAGCAGCATTAATGTTGAATGAGCGACCAACATTTTTATGAGCGTTATTCCAAGCTGTATCTCCTGCTGTGTTGTTAGAAACGCGAGTCCATATGAAATCAGCAACAGCCACTGTACTTGTCACATCTTCAGTACCTTTAGTAACCTTAGCTGCGATTGTAGAGTTAACGCCACCATTTACGAATATCAAACCGTTAGATGATGTTACTTCTACCTTGTAGGGTAAGTTCTTAACTGTGTTATCAATCTGAGTTTGGAAATCGTCTAGTGCTGTAGCTGTCTCTTCTTGTGTCTTTTCTATCTTCGTGTTCAAATCGATGAACTGCTGTGTCACTTGCTCAGAACTAACTTTAATAGATACCATGTTGTATAGATGAGTGATTACTGCGCTTTGATGTAATGATTCTTTGTTCGCGTAGTTTACTGCGTTCTCGAATGCATCAACAATACGCTGCTCGTAACTAGCATCAGCTGCTTTATCCATCTCCGTTAACCAAGAAGTAAGGTCATTTAGGTATGTTTCTGCGGCAGTTGAGATGTCCTTTTTATCTTGTGCTGTTAAGTTACCATCTTGGATAGCCACCATCACAGTTGTCTTCAGTGCAGTGTGGTCAGAGTTAAGCTTATCGTACCACTTCTTAACAGCTACTTTCTGCTCATCAGTTAAGAATGGGTCTAATAGTACCACTTGTGCAGCGGCGTCTAATGATGCTTTCTTATTATCTATGTCATCTAGTAATTTTGTAATTTGTAATTTGTTAGCATCTGTTATAGGGTTCGTGTTAACTTCATTAGCAATATATTTTACTAGGTCTTCAATAGATTTTTGTAGATTATCTTTACTTTTACGAGCGCCATCTTTCATGTCTTTAATCTTAGCTTCAATCTCAGCAGTGTCGATGAAGTATGTGTCTTTCTCTACTTTCGTTTCAAGACCGCCTTCAATCTCAGACATTGTAATTTTTAATAAAGAGAATTGATTATTAATCTGTTTTATGATATTCTCTAACTCAGGGGATATACCTCCACCAGAACCGCCGGAACCGATTGGCTTACCATTAACCATTACGCCCTCATCAGTAATCTCCATTTTCGTCTTAGGATTCTGTAACACTACGTTACCATCCTTAAGAATTTCGATAGAAGATAAATCACTAGACTCTTCTTCTGGATTCTCCGTATCATTCTTCTTAACGATTGAGTAAGAGCCATCTGGTTTTAGTTCTTGGTACGTAATTCCTCCACCACTGATATGACGAGAACCTAAACGGAATGTACCATCTGCTTTCACGAAGAAAGTTGTACGATGGTTGTCATATACACTTTGGTGTACGAATAGCATTGTTGGTGCATCAGGAGATTCTGGTTCAATAAGCTCTCCGTTTGCATAACGAGAATGTGGAAGGTCCATGTAATCGAAATGCGCATCTTGTACGTACATGTTTTCTTGGTCACGGTCTGTTGCGATTAAGAATGTCTTACCAGAAAATGTTACTTCACGGTTACCTCTACCATCAATGTTGTCGTAAGTCATAGATGGATATAAATTGAAAGTATTCCAGAGTTCTTGCTGGATAGACTCGATTGAATCATCAGCTGATGTGAAGTCTGTACGTGTTAATTGTTGTTGGTCATCCGTTTTACCGTAGATGTTAATTACGATTGGCGTGTCAACTTGTCCATCGATGAATCCGATTAGGACACGGGTACCTACAGTTACTAATGTTGTAGAACCGTAGATGTTACCGTTAGCTGTACGACCGGACATATGAGTCGGAAGCATAGCTGAGTACTTTCCGTTATCGTTAGGGTTTTTAGCTGTCGAGTTGTTTTCTCTTACTGTGATAACGTCAACTGTGTTGTATTTATAGTTAACTTTTACGACATCAGCAAGAGAGAGAGTAACAAGATTGTTACCCTCCTTGTATTTTCGTTTCATTTCTTTACCGAGTTGTGATTGGAATCTCATTGTTTCTAAAGGTTCAAATTCTACCATATTTCTCATCCTCCCTTAATAAAATTAATTATATCACAATCATCCAGTAAAGCGTCTGATGTGTCCATTAAACACTCGCTGCCAATATGAACTAGTGATATCCTCCTCAGTGATTCCCTTATCCTGTGAACCTATGAAACGATTGTTACCAGTATAGATTACGATATGACCATCAGACTTATACGTATCAAACCATATGATGTCTCCCACCTGAGCCTGAGCCAATGCAGCTTTCTTATCTCCTCCGCGAGGACTGATAAGTTGGAGTCTTGAGTCCGTCTTTATTGTGTCTGTTGTCATCCCATGCTCTCCACCTTTGAGGTCGACACCATTTAGGTTAAATATCCACCAGATGAATGATGAACAGTCAGTCTTGATTGGAGATTTAGTGAATGGGTTACCACCGGAACGACCTCCACCGAATACATAGACAGATGGTTTAGTTGTCATCTCTTTCGCGATAGCTACTGCGTTCATTGCTACTGGTCCACCTGCAACAACTCCACCTGTACCTCCAGTGTTTCCTCCTTGTCCTCCCCCAGCCATCTGTGCCTCTCGAGCAGCTTTCGCTTTCTCTAGTAATGTAGCTAGTGTATCCTCCCCTAAGTAACCGCCTTTGAAGTCTTCCGATTTACCCCATAGGTTTGTGAATCTACTAGCTCCTCTATTTTGTAATCCTCGAGTAACACCGATAATAGTAGAGTAACCGTTCGTATAGCTAAACTCATGCTGTATAGACTCAATATAGAACTCCCACTTAGTCTCTTGTTCGAAGTCTTCGTAATATAGTTTTGCGCCAACACGGAAGGCGGGGTTACCTAGTACACGAATATCTCCTGAGTAGAAGTTAGGATTCTCGCAATACCAATTATACAGTCTGTCAGTGAATGCTTTTAGCTTTGTGCTATCTGCTGATTTTTCATTATTATTTGACTGGTTGACATCTCCAGTTGCGGATGATATAATCTGTTTATACTTATCGGGATTAAACTGCTCATTCGCAATCGCATCTATGATATTGTTTGTCATAGACACAGTCATTGATGGGAATTGTGCCTTCAGAGAAGCGGACATCTCGGACTTCTTCTTACGGATAGTCTCCTTATCCATGAAACCTTGCTGGTTGATGTACAGTAACAGTTCATCATAGGTTGGTTGCTTAGCAGTATTCCCAGTATTGTTAGCGGCGTTACCAGTATTCACATTACCGCTTTGTGCTTTGTTAGTAGATAATAAATATCTGTTAGAGGCATCTAGTCTCTTGTATCCGTACTTCTTAATAAGTTCCGGATGGAAACGAGGATATACCCCCAAGTCTAAACTAGTAAACTCCGCGATGTTTGGTGCATCCACGCAATATACTGAGAAAGCTTCGTTATCATTTCTACTGTAAGACTCCTGCAACACGATATCACTCGTTATCTCGTAAGAATGCAAGGCTTCCCATTTGTCCTTGTCGAACGGTGTCGGTCTCATTAAAGCAATACAACGACCATCTTTAGTGAACTCGAAGTACAGTTCATTAAATGGTTTAGCTACAATGTCTTCTAAGAACTGTCTCATAGAACCTTGGTAGTTTACGAATGGTGATGGGTCTTGTAATGATTCATCAGATTCCCAACTCTTAAACTCATGAGTGAAATAGTCTTGTAGACCTGTTCCATTTGCGAATTCATATTGCGCATATTTATACAAGAATCTATCCATTAGCTCGTTACCTATTCCTGCTGCATTGTTACCAGAGAACTTCAGACCTTGTTCTGTTCCATCAGGTAACCATCCGATATCAGGGGAAATAGATGCGAATTGTTGGATTACACCGACTTGGAAATTGATTAATGCCTTTGTCATTGCCTGACCAGTTACACGATAGACAAGTGTACCGTTCGCATATTCACCGTCTTTCTTGATATCTGATATCAGTCCGACCATTATCCACGGATTATCTGGTACTTTATCAGTTACATCTGGTATAGCTTTGATACGTATTAGGTCGTTAGGTCCGACAACTTTATCCCACTTATCTTGTGCTGTTACAATTAGCGAGAAAGCAGGGCTATCATCTGCCATTGCGTTTTTAGTAGATAGAGATAGAATTGCATTGTCGAAGTTCTTTGTCGTTAATGTTTCTCCTGTATCGTACTGGATTTCGTAAGTAGTATTTTCTGTAATTAAATCAACCTCTATACGAGGATATCTAGTAACTATTGTAGTCATGTATTTTCCTCCTTTTGTATACTACTAATATAACAGAAAAAGGATGGGTGAGCTATGCCCACACCACCCTATTAAGCTATTGTCATCTCCCTAGAATAGAATCCTAACAAGCTTCCAATATCTTTTCCTGCCTTCTTCATATCCGCGCTATTCTTCAGCTTATCGGATACCTTGTCATCTCCTCTTACGTTGACGTTAATTGTGGCTTGGACATTACCGCTACCGCTTCCCTTAGGAGCACCAGCCATGATAGAAGCAATGTTTGGAGCCCACGTAGCATTCGTTGCGTAACCTGCTGCTTTCATCTTATCTAACGTGGTATTACCTTTACCATAGTACTTCTCAGATATCCACTTAGCCCCACCCATGATTCCTTTTTCGGCAGCCGAACCTGTTCCGTCTTTGAATTCATAGGCACTTGAGTACGGACTGTCATCGAACGCGCCAATTCCAAAGAAGTTACCTTTATCTCTAGCAATCTTAGAAGTACCCCATCCAGACTCTTCAGCTGCGTGAGCAACTAGATAACGAGGGTCTAAACCGTACTCTTGTCCTGCTTTAAGGAACGTAGCACCCATACCTCTCATCATAGAGCCTTGAGGGGCTTTCGAGTCAATCCATTTGTCAAGGTCTTCTGCTGTCAGGTTTTGGTCTGTGAATCCTAAATCATGCTGCTGAAGGTTGCTTGAAGACCACTTCTGACCATCTGCTAGGAATTGTAACTTACCACCACCTGTGAAGCCATTTATACCACCACCAGCTCCAGCAGTTCCACCTCCACCTACTCCCATGATACCATTCTGTGCTCTAGCCTGTGCAAGAATCTGCTCAGCTCGTGTTAATACACGTTCGTACATAGAAATGTTTTCACGTTCGAAAGATAGATTATCTCCTTTCTTAGATTCATTGGCTTTCTTGGTATTCGTGTTCTCCTTATCAGTCATTGTCTGGATTTGATTCTCTTGACCAGAAGATATGCCTAGTTGAGATGCCAAGGCTCCGGATGAGATTCCTAACGCTGAAGCCATTGAGTTGATTTGACTAGCGTTACTCGCACTTACACCTTGTGACATTTGTGATTGTAAAGATGCGGTACTAGATGCACCAACTGCTCCAGTAGTACCTGCTGCTGCGGCTAAAGCTGCTGCGGAAGCTGTCGGGTCTTCTTTAGGTTTACTATCGAACCATCCACCTATCGTTTCACCGATACCAGAACCAGCCCAACCACCTGCAATAGCACCACCGATACCTCCAACTGCTGTACCGATTGGTCCAAGGAATGACCCTACTGCGGCTCCGGCTGCTGCACCACCAAGAACACCGCCACCAAGTCCACCTACTGCGGAACCTACGGCTGCACCTTTCTGTTCTTCTGGGGCTTGCATGATTTCATTAGCACCCATAAGGATACCAAGAGGTAGCATTAATTTACCTGCGCCTTTCATGACGCCTTTACCAACACCTGCAAGTTTACTTCCTCCAGCTGCTGCGCCCGCTGCTGTTCCACCTGCGGCACCTGCTACTCCCGCTCCTATTTCTCCGGCTGCACCTGCTGCACCAGCGGCGCCCGCTGCACCAGCTCCGGTAGCTGCGGCACCAACACCACCTCCACCGCCGCCGCCGCCTCCACCGCCGCGACCGCCTTTCTTACCGAACTTACCTGCTACGCCTCCTTTTAGTAAACTAGCTCCTTTGAACATGATTGCTGAACCTGCAACTGCTGCTGTGAATGCTACTACCGCTGCGATTGCTGCGTACATAGGGGCAGGTAATCCACCTAATGCTGCGTTTGCTTCACGTAGTTTGCTACCCATGTCGTTTAACTCAGTAGACTGTTTAGCCGTAGCTGCTTCAGATGAGTTATCAATAGACGCTTTAGAATCTGAGTAAGCTTTATCACGTTTAGCGGATTCAATGGAACCTTCTTTCAAACCTTCCTTCATAACCTTGTCAATGTTATCTTTTGTTAGGCTCTTAGGGTCCATACCTAACAAACCACCTGCTTGCTGTGAAGACATATTGACACCCATTCTAGATGCTAACGTCTGTAAGATTTCGGCTTGTTCTTCCTTATCTCCAGAAGGAGCTTGAGCTTTAGCTGCATCGATAAGAGTGGTTAAGTTATCAGGGTCGGATATACCTTTCTCCATCTGCTTACGTAATTGAGCTCGACCTTTTAGTCCTTGATACTTTGTACCTTGACCAAACAGTACACGCATTTGTGGGTCGTTGAATCCTTCGCGGATACCTGTATCAAGCTGTTCCATTAACGCTCCACCTTTTGAACCTTGTAAAGAAGATACTCCAGTTGCAGAGATGGTAGATTGTAGACCCATGGTTCTCATCATTTCTTGGTTCGTAACTGTTCTGTTTTGTGACATAGAAGTTAGGATACCGTTCAATGCTTTAAGTTGGTCTTTCTCACGACCTACAGCACCAGATTGTTTCATGGCTCCAAGGAAGGCATTTTGGAACTGTTTCGTTTGGTTACCATCTACACCACCAGAACGATAAGCTGTGTTGAAGAAGTCTTTAACATCATCGGCACCAAGACCAGTAGCTCTAGCGAATGTCGCTTGACCAGTAGTAGCTGCTTTCATATCTTCAGCACCATGATAACCATTAGCAGTTAAGTAGTTTGATTGGAACTCCATCATCTCTTGTCCCGTGAATCCTAGATGATTACCTAAACCAGAACGCATTGTTGCTGTACGGTTCGGTCTCCAGTTTGCACCTACTGCACCTGTCTGCTGTCCTACGTATGCCTCATCCGGTCTCATAGCTTTACTGTGGTTACCACCATCGCTGTATAATTTACCAACTGTAGCAGTAATTGCTCCACCGATTGCTAATGCGATTGCAGGAGCACGCTCATACATCATACCTCTCATCGTACCACGTTCTGGTTTAACAGTTACGTTAGCATCTAGTAGAGATTGATTGAACTTGTTCATGTTAGCTGTAGCCTCATCTAGCGAGTTGTTTAGCTTCTTACGTGCTGTTAACTCTGCATCGATACCTTCCAGCTGTCGCATTAACTTCTTACGCTCTTCACCTTCACGAGCAGTTAAACCTTTCTTACTATTTAATCTATCTAACTCTTTACTGATACCTGTAGCTTGACCAGATAGTTCTAGTACTTTCGCACGGTTATCTGTCTTTAATCCACCATAAGTCTGTTGAACCGTACGTCTGTCTCCTGTGAAGTTAGAGTACTGTTGAAATGACATATAACCAGATGCAGATGCTCGACGAGATAAGCTCTCCGAACGTCTATTTAACTTGGATATCTCTTTCAACTGCATTAATGCTTGGTTTAATCCGTTTGTCGCCTCGTTCTGACCGGATAAGAACTTGTCTACAGCCTTTTCCATGTCTTCACCTGTAGACTTGTTACGACCCATCATAGACGGTTTAGAATTACCTTGTGAATCTTTACGATTCGTTTTCAAGTTCTCGGTATATTGTTGACCTCTGTCTACCATGGCTTTACGGTGATTGTCGAATTGTTTGTTCATGGAGTTCATTTGTCGTTCCATGTTCTTTAACATCTGACCGAATGAATCTGTAACCTTACCACCTTGAACTGATGTCTTGGCATTGTTAATTACTTTACTGTCATTAAAGTCCTTACGGCTTACTTTACTACTATGTTTGCTAAGGTCTTTTAAAATACGTTGCATCTTCTGGTACTCAGCATTAACCTCTTTTGCTGCTTTTAATGTAGCAAGCATTTCTTTCTCTGTACGGTCTCCACCAGTAGCATCGATGTCTTTATTTAGCTTTTGTAATTTAGAGAGTTCAGCTTCTAACGACTTAATACTCTTGGCAGCTTTACCGACCTCAGCCTCTACATCGAAAATATACTTTTCCCTTTTAGCCATTTTTCCACATCCTTATATCTAAAATAAGAGAGGGTTACCCCTCTCTCTAAAGAACATCATAATCGTCATCGTCTTCAAATGCTGCGATTGCCTCATCCATTGCTTGTTTGTTGAGCCTGTGCTCTTCATCCATAACAACTTCTCCTGCGCGCTCGCGGTCATCAATGAAGTCTTTGTTAGACGTTGCACCTGATTCCAACTCTCTCGCTCTTTGTTCTGCCTTAGCCAACTGATTCGCGATATGGTTAGATACTTCGGCTTCACGAGAAGTCATTCCACCGTTTTCTAGATGTTCATTGTAACCTTCAATACCATCAAACTTACCTTCTAGGTCTGCTCTGTCCTTAGCTGCTGTCATCGCATTAACCTGTCTAGCAATCTCGTCCATATCATGACCGTCTTCAACCATTTGCCACTCACCAGCAGCTTTGTTCCAAATCTTGTCATCGAATGAACTATCAAAGTTTTCATCTTCAACCTGTACGCCTCTGCGAGCTCTCTCAATAGCTTTTGCATCTTCCTCTAATGAGTAAAGCATCAACTCTACTTGTGCGTCATCTAAGGCTAAGAATCGGGGGTCTGTAGGTGGCATGTTAAGTGTCTTGATAAGTACCCACATGTTTCTCATATATGGTTCCTTAGCTAACTGCTTTAGCCCACCGTACTGTTTGACCTTACTTTCGAAAGGTACTTAGCCATTCTGCAAAATCGACACCGATTAAATACAAGATGTCTAGATTGTAAATGTTCTCGTCCTTTTCTAAATATTCTGGTAATTCTCTTCCGCAAATTCTTAAGATTGCAAGAGTCTGATAAACGACTACGTAGTATTGGGATGAGTAAAGGTTCATACCATCTAAGTATCTAGCAGTCTTGGCTTGAATCTTACCACTCTCAATTGCGTTCGGTGCTTGGATATGGACCGTAAACTCAATGTTGTATTCTGGTAGATTGTAGTGTTTGATGAACATATCGTTTTTACCGCGCATGATTCTATCGATAAGTTGTCGTTTCTCCTGTGCTTGTTCCTCTTGGACCTCTTCACGTGTCAACTCTTTGCTTTCACCTTCATGTACTTCTTCATACTCTTTAGTAATTTCCATAATTATACCTCCTGTTTTATCTTCTCTAATATAGTACTTATATAAATAGTATAACAAAAAAGACCATCTCTATTGAGAGACGGTCCCTTTACTAGTTTAAGATTGTTACTTTTACTGTTCGTACGCCCCAGTTACTAGACTGAGATTTAGAAGGCATTAATACATCGATTCGATTTCCTTTGATAGCTCCACCAGTATCTGATGCAATTGCTGTTCCGTATCCTTCTACATGAACTTTAGAGCCTAATGGAATTACTCGTGGGTCAACTGCGATAACTTTAGCCGATGGATTTGCTGTTAAGTCAAACCCTGTAGCTGTTAATACTCGTCCACCATATGTTCCGCCATTCTCGGATGGGTCAGCAGTATAAGCTGTTGCTTTCACTACGATTGTTTTACCTTGTGGTGTAGTCTCTGTGTAAGACTCATCTTTTACTTTCTTAGGTTGCGGTTGATTTAGGTCACCTTGTAAGTAACCTAGTAATTGGATGTTCTGGTTAGCTGTTCCTTGGTAACCTGCAATACCATATTGTGCTGCTAGATTACTACGTGTTCCGAAGTCATATGATTCTCCTTTTGAATGTAGGAAGTCTACTACACTAGTACCTCCTGTATCAGCACTCGCTGCTCCGGCGCCAAACAATAATCCTGTACCTAACACCAAACCTGTTAACGTGTTCCTTAGTTTTTTCATCTCATCAAAACTCCTTTGTTTGTTTTTGTCCTTCTTAATAGTAATATACCGCACCAAGTTAGATATTATATTAATGTAACAGTTTTGTAATATTACTGTAAAATCATAGAAAAAAGAGGATGCCATGTGACACCCTCCTGTAACTTAGATGATACTAATGTTATAGTCTTTATAGAATACTGTTGTACTTTTAAAAATCTCATCGTATCCATCGAACATTCTGATTTTGAATATCTCTGTCTGCTTGAAGTTTATTAAATCGGGCTGATGCTCGGTGACACCGAATAGTAGTATCTCTTTTCTACTAGGATATAAAGTTATTAAAGCTGGTAGACTAGGATGTGGTTTCTCCACGGTATATGTGTCATACTCGTAACCTTCTAATCCTTTTTCTATCTCTTGCCTAATAGTGTCATCCATCTCTTTACGAATCTTGTCTGTTACTTGGTTTACATGTTCGTGCATCATGTCTGCATAAGCTTTCAATGTTGGGTCCGGTGTAAACTCTTCCACTTCTAAATTAAATCCAATCTTTTTATGTTGCATATAAATCTCCTCCTCTTTGGTATAATTTGACTGTAACAGATTTATACTTTTCTGTCAATAAAAAAAAGAGACCTCTTAGAAGTCTCTGTTCTCTCGTGTTCGTGCAATTAGCTCTCTTACTTCTCGTAACGCTTGTGCTCTTTCCATATACTTAGATTTCTTAGCATCTATTTCTTCATCTGTGTAATAATAATGCTCTCTATCCTTTTCTGCTTCTCTAGCCCAGTCATAACATAATCCAATCCAACCACCACATACTTTATAGATGAACTTAACGTCATCCTCTAAGTTCTTTTTCTTGTTCTTTAGGTCATAGTTCTCAAACTCTAAATCAACAATCTTGCTGATTTGCTCCTTAATTGTCTCGTCCTTAATATTCATCATGTTATCCACTATGCTTCCTAATTTGAATTCTGTCATTTTAACTACCTCCTAATATTTGTTGAGGTAAGCTTACCATGGTAGTTTTTAATTGTCAACATAAAAAAATAGAACCCCGAAGGATTCTATTAGTTAGAACGAACGTTTGCTGATGTTAAGAAGTAGAAACGTGCGCTCTCTGAGCTGATTTCACCTACAGATACAGTCTCGCTGTAAGTATCGATTGAGCAACCGCGGTATGCGATTACTACCTCAGAGGTAATGTTATCATATAGAACGATGTCCATGATATCCATTTGTAATACTTCTTCACCAAGAGCGGCGAAACCTAATGCAGCTAAGTTCTCCTTACGCATACGGAAACGGTCAACTGTTACAGTACCTTCATATCGTAAGTAAACGTGCTCTTTAGGCATGATAGAACCAATCTCGTAAACACCAGTTGTACCGAATGAACGCTCTGAACTGATTGACTGTGCACGAGCGATTGGTACGTTTTTAATCATGAAGTAGACGGTATTTGCGGATTGGACAGTTTGGTTAGCTAAACTTGCCATTAACAATCACTCCTATAATTTATTTAGAAGGAACCCCGAAGGGCTCCTATTAAGCTTGTATTGCGTTGTCCTTGTAGTTTAAGAATACGTTGATGTAGTCTAATCCACGAGTTGGCTGAACACCGACATTGATGATTGCTGTGTTACCATTGATGATTACTTGTACATCTTCTGGGTTGTAAGAAACGATTAAGCCGCCTACTCCAGTTTGTTTGTCAAGGAATGACTCTACAGCGTTTTTGATGATAGAAGCAGAAGTGTTACGGATACGTGTACCTATGAAGCTATCATCTAGCATCATACGAATATCTGTAGCTAAGAAGTCAGAAGTTTCACCTAATGACATTCTGTTCTGTACTACATCTTCTACGTTGTTGTAAGTCGTTGGGTCAGATACGATACGGAATGTAGAGATGTCACGATTACGGATGTAAGATGTCATTACTACACCAGATGCATCTAACTGGTCTAACTGGTCACTATCAAACTTAACTAGTAATTTCTCGATGTTCATTTTCTTGTAAGTGATAGGTGTTCCGATTTCTAATCCAGATGCTAAACCTGCGATTTGTGCTGCGTACATGTAAGCTGGAAGCTTAACTACTCGACCATCCATCATACGACGTTCTACAGAGTCACCGATTAAGCAAACACGAGGAGAACGGATACCAGCTTGACGTGAACGAAGTTTGTCGAATGACTCACCTACGCCACCACCGACGAATCCGCGTAATTGGTTACCACCAGTAGACTCGCTGCGTAAGAAGTGTGCTAATTCTGCGTGTACGCCTTCACTAGCTGTTAAAGGAACGACGTAGTAACCACCACAGTTAGCGATTTCCTCAAACAATGTATCCCATCCACTAGTTAATGGTTTTGTTTCTCCACCAGCTAAGTACGAGATAGCAACTGTTGCAGGAACTGTTTTAGCTCGGTCGATTGTAGCGGATACGTACGGGTCAGTTGCAAGTACGTTCTCTAAGTCGGCACCGATTGCAGTTACAGCTAAAGCTGGAGTTTCTTTTACTTCTGTAGACTTTAATTCATCTAAGAAGTCAGTTGTGATGTTTTTGTAACCACCAACGTTGTTCATAGTTGCTGTGAAGTGTGCAATGTTGTTAATGTCCTCTACAAGAACGTTAACGTCGCGGTAAAGACCTTCACCTAATGGAAATGAACGAAGAACTGCTGCTGTCTGCTCATCTTTACCTTCTTTGATGATTAACTCTGTTGATTTCTTGTCAGTATTTACTTTAACTTCGATTGACGCGTACTCTGCACCAGTTTCTGGTTTATGAGTGATTGAGAAGATGTTACCTACGTCTTGGTAAGTGTTTTGGTAGCGGTCTTTAACGAAGTAGACTGTAACGTCTTTACCTTTCGTTTTAGCTCCACTGATACCTGTGTGTTCTTTCATCTCGACTTGGATACCGTTAGCATCGGTACCATATAACTTAGAAGTGAATGTTAAACCTTCTTGTGTTAAAGTCGCTTGTTTTGCATCGTCAGAACGCATCGCATAAATCTTACCTGCACCACGAGCCTCTGTAGCTGGGTTCCATGCGATTTCGATTGCATCGACAAGGTCACCACTACGGAAGAAAGTACGAGCTTGTGCTAAGTTTGTTACTTCTTCGTATTTATGAGGAACGCCACCGTCAGCTGGACCAATTAAGATAAGTGGTTTTTCACTAAGGGTGTTCGCTGAACGTAAAGCTGTTGAATCCACAAATACCTCAGTACGTGGACGTTTTCTATTGTAACCATATGAAAGTGCCATGTGTTATTTCTCTCCTTTTCTATTATGAGTTTTGGTAAGCTTTAAAAGCTTTCTCGAAGTCGTTAATGTCGTACATATAGTGACTGCCATACATGTGCGCTTTAAAACCTGCTAGGTAAGCGTCTGACACCTTGTGAGTGCCTTTTGCCATGTTTAGATAATCATCGATGTAGACTAACGATAGAGGTTGTGGCTTCTTAGCTTCCGATTTTATTTTCTTGGTTTCTTTAACTTCTTCCTTAACTTCTGCCATTACATTTTTCCTCCCTGTTACTTAACGTTTAATTTATTTTTAAGGACGATGTTTTCTATTCTTTCTAGAATTGGAACGTCCAGACTGTATGAAGTCGTATACGTTACTATTGTTTCTCGACCGTATAGAATCTCCGGTGCTTCAGTACCATCCTTAGAATTTAATTCTTCCATCTGACCGTACCGTATGCCTTGTAATAGATGATTGGTTTGTTCTTCCGGTTTACTACGCATGTAGATAAGTACGGCTTTCAAAAGTAGGTCTAAACACCTTACTGTGTCCATGTTGGTTGAGATAACAAGGATGCTATAATGTTCGGTAGAAGTGAAACCAGAACGAACACCAAACTCACCAACTCTATTAGCCTTTATTGATGCCTCGTTATACCAGACTGTGAATCCTCCTAGTCCTTCTAAATCAGGAGAGTAATTGAAGTAGATTCTATTACCTTCGCAAACTATATTATCCTTATCTGTAAAAGTTACGTTACTTACGGATTCCATAGATGCTACAGGATGTTCGACTTCAAAGTACATTCTCTCATCTGAGAATATCTTCACATCACATACCTGCGACCTCATCCTTACTTCGGGATTATCGTACGTACTCTCCAGATTGTTCAATGAAGTGTGCGATTCCTCTCCCTCTCGTAATGAGATGTAAATCGTGCCTTGCATTTGCTGCTTTGTCTGCGGCATTGTATAAACGATAGGTATTTCTTTCGGTGCAGCTTGTAAGTATTCATCGTAGACATAAGCCTTGATGAACTTATTTCGTACACTATCTTGAACCTCTTTTAATAGTTCCTCTATAATATAGCGGTTGTCTAGGAGCATTCCTAATGTTCGTTCTATCTCACTTTTAATGTAAGTATCTATACTTGGTAACATGAAGTTCCTCCTTTCTACATATTCTTCATGTTGTACTTCATGAGCCTATTAACATTTGCTACGAACGTCTTTGATGTATTAGCTACCGTTACTTTATCTCGGTTAACTATCCAGCTAGTAGGTGATGAGTTATTCGATACACGTCTAAATGCTACATAATCATGTCGACCTTTACCTGATGCAATCTTTGTGATAGTATTAGATTTAGGCTTATAGTTTAGTAGTGGTGCATCTGATACTCCTCGGTTATCGTACAGGTAATCAGATATGATATTAATCTTCTGTTGTCCACCCATATCGACTGCTCTTAGTTGGTCATACATTCTTCGGGACATTCCACGAGCTTTTCTTCTAATCGGTACATCCAAGTACCAACCACCATTCTTACTAAACTTCCTTTTCGGACTTTTAGCGAACATTGGTTTCAAATCTACTACTCCCATACCTGTTAATCGCTTCTCAGTAACCTCTAAGTATTTCGGACGTTGTTTAAGTTCGTATCCTTCCGGAAGTGACTCGGAGAGCTGCTTAGCTGTCGATTGTAGGGCTTGCTGCTGCAATGCCTTGCCAATGTTGTTAAGAGCTCTCGAAGTATCTTGTCCGCCGCGTAGGAGCTTTGGAACCTTCCTTGGTTTTCTTGGTTTCCTAGCCAAGGTTACCGAAGAATCCGTTCATGCCATTTGTGTTTAGAGGTTTCTTGGAATCTAACTGTTCTCTAGCAACTTCGTTAGATACACCTTGTGAGAATGCTTCTTTGTCAATAAACAGGTCTTCACGCTTAAGCAATAGCTTCTGGTACGTGTTATGTTGGGAGAAGTCCATATCACGTGCGTAACGATGTTCTTTCAATAAATCAGCTACAAGATATCTCAGTGTTGTCAAGACATTAAGGGATATATTTTTCCCTATCATACTCGCATCTGGATAAACTCTGTTAGTCTTGTAGTCAATACGGAAGTGTGTACCTTCAAATATCTCACCATCGATGCTCATAGCCAAGTCTACAGATTGAACATCGTAAACTAGGTATAGTCCATTTTTGACACGCTTGTCGGTTACATCGAATAAGATAGACTGTGATAGCTTAGCGTTAGGTACCGTTATTCTATCGCGGAATGCAATACGTTGGCTCCGGTCTGGAGTACCTATAGCGGTTCCTGTATCGCTTATACCAAGGTCATCATTGATTGCGCCTTTAGCTTGTGATTGAACCATCATGGTCATCTGTACTGGTGGTCTAAATGAAATACCTCTACCGTGGCAGATTCGACAAGTAGGGTCCGGCTGAGATGTATCCTTGTCCTTACACGGGCAAAGAAATGACTTTTCCCATAGCACTTTTTGTGAGAATGTGTCAATATGCTGGTCTAAGTCCGGAAGCCTATTTGTTGCTTGTGCTATCTGCTGGAGCATAATTGGCTTCTCTGCCATGTTTTATACCTCCTTAGATAATTCCTAAGTTTACTCCGTAGTGAGATTTTAACCCTTTGTATAGGTCCTCTATATCTCTATCTAACTGAGATATATCTGCGTACGCTCCACCGTACATAGCAGACTGAGTTGTATTAATCTTCTGGAATACACCATCTATTTGTGTTGTCATCTCAGCGATACCAGCACCAACGATAAGTCTTCCCCATTGTTGCAGGATTTCTTTTAATGCTAGTTTAATAACTAATGTCCATAAGTCAGGAGACAGTTCCCAGTCCTCTGTCACGCCTCTCCGTTTAGGTGGTAACAGTCCAGCAACATATTCTACGTGGAATAGCTGTGGTGCGTACTCTCCGCCTACTAGAGAAGGTATACCGGATATCATAGGATAACCTGAGTAGATGTTTGATAGACTTAAATTCTGTCCCTGTGAGGATAGTAACATCGTAGGCATTAGCTCTACATGACCCTCTAATGTATACACTCTCCACCATTTAGGAGGATAAGAGAATACTGTTCCTCCACCATACTCCATTCTCATCTTCTCTAACTGGATTACAGGGCGCTTACGCGTTCGTATAAAGTTATATGAGTCAAAGTCATTACGATAGAAATCGGAGTGCTCTTCGACGTGTCGAGGGATGATAACGATGTCAAGCATTTTCTCTGCTTGTGCAATACCTTGTTCAATCTTAGCTTCATAGAATGCATCCGGAAGGAATTCTCCTGTAGTTGGATTCTTTACGTCGATACCAAAGTGGTTTAGTTTAACCGCATCAACTGTAAACCCAAAATCAGCTAGCGTCAGTTTATCTACATCAGCTAGCTCGATTCGTTGTTTATTATTATGTTGATACGGGCTGCCGCTTTCTGGTTCTACTAAGTGAGCTCCCATATCAATACCTCCTTATTTTTCTTCTTTAGGTGCAGCTTTAGCTTTAGGTGGTGTCTTCGGTTTAGCTGGAGCCTTAGGCTTCTCAGGTTCTGGTTCTGTAAACTTGTAATCTGCTACGGCGGATAATGCACGTTCCTGTTCTAATGTCAAGCCTTGTGCGATACCATCCTTATCGAAGTAGACATCACCGAAAATAGTTGCCGTTGTGTAATCACCATAAAAAATACTTTTTAACATTTACATTTCCTCCTAGTTTAGATATAATAAAAGGAGCAGAAATTTATCTGCTCCTATTTAGTTGTTATTCAATTGTCATCGAACTATTCAATTAGTTTCTTAGATAACTAGTTCCGGTTTCGTTTGGTGTACTATAACACACTCGTAGGTTTACTAGTTATTTAGAAATTGGCACTATGCCTTATCATTATTTAGGTGAGCAACGTAACCGTTAACTCACACGCCTCGTGGTATCTTTCTACTCCCCCAAGCGGGAGCTTACCATCCGATTAAGGACGGTAAGTTACATCAGCAGCTAAAGCTGGGATGTATTGAACGTTACGGATACGAACCCATTTCTTCGGAGCGTAAAGAGCTAAAGCGCCGTACCAAAGGACTGTGAACGTAGTTGTAGCATTCATTTGAGCAAGTGGTAACTTCATCATTGGAAGTAACTCTAGTAAGCTAAGAACTTGTGGAGTCATCTCACCAACAAACACATCAGTTGTTTCTGGGATTGTTTCATTTCGGTCGATTACTACTAACTCATCTTGGTCGTTACGCTTTGAAACTGGGAAACGAGCGATTAAGAAGTAGTGACCTGTTTCGTTACCACGACGGTATACAGAGATGAACTGTGGTGATGCTTGGTATAAGTTAGCTAGTTTAACAGTTAACTTAACTTCGCTCGCAGCTTCTGCAACTGTAGCAATAACTTCTTGAGATGGTAATGATTCTGCATCGTCAGAGTGAACTACAACTTTGTAAGCTTGCTCTTTGATATCTTCCGGACGGAATTTACCTTTACCTTTTGCAACTGTAGCTACAACTGATGCTGGAGCTTGAGGAGCGTTAGGCTCAATCATACGACCTTCTACTAAGATATTATCATTCTCCATGATTGTTGAACCGTGAAGTGTGATAGCACCACGTGTAGATAAGAATTGATTGATAGAGAATCCAGTAGAGAATCCACCAGCTTGTGACGGTTGAATTACACGTTGACGGTCTAATAGATTGTTAGTGAAGTCCGCTTGCACCCCAATCGGCATAAACGCATCTGTAGCGCGACCGTAACCTTTACCAACGATAACTGCTGCTTTGTTTAAAACTTCTTCAGTTAAACGTTTACCAGCTAAGTCAATTACGTTTGTATCCTTGTCAATTAATTTACCTAATCCATCAAACTCTAAACCTGCTTGACTATCATCTTCAGCTGATAATGCTGCATCTCCGTAAAAAATACCCCACTCGATAGATTTTGCAATAACAGAGATTGCATCTTCTGTCAAGATTGACATTGGGTCAGCGATGTTGTTCACAAGACCTGCTGCGATAGATTGTTGTTTAGTGTCAGATAAGAACTTCATCTGTACTGTCTTTTGGCGGATGTTAGGGTCGTTGATACTAGCTACCCCTACCTCACGCACGAAACGAGAATGACCTGTTCGACCATGTTGATTAAATACTGCATACTTCGCAACAGTTGAATTTACTTGTTGCTTATTAATCATTGGATAAATCGTGAAGTCTGCATTGTCGAAAGCAAGCATTTTCACTTGGTCTTCTAGTAACTCACGGCGTAACGCAGCTGCATTTTGTTGCGTATCTGGCGTGATACCTGTACCAGTTGTAAACGATTTGCTTACAATCTCAGCTAACTGGGCTTCAGCTTGCTCAGGCAACTTAACCTCTTTTTCTTTTTCTACTTTTACTTCAGTCATTATTTTATCTTCCTTTCAAAGTGGTTTATGTTTTATTCACAATATTCTAAAAATTCTGTTTCCTCACTATAAAACTAGTATATCATAACAAGAGGAAGTAGCTTAGGAGGAGTCCGCTACAACCTCTTCTGTACTTAATATAACACTTAATACTACCTGTTTCTAATTAGTAGCGACCATCTACAATTGCTTTAACAGCGGCTACATCTCGGTCACTTGCATAACCGCCCTTAACACGGTTAACTACTCCGAATAAGAAACCTTTTTCTGTAGGGTTTGCTTTACCTGCGTGAACATAATCGATTACAGCGCCTACATGGTCAGCAGCCTTAAATACTACTTCTTCAACTTCCTCTTCTACCTCAGCAGCTTCTGGAGCGTTAGCAGATTTCTCAATATACTCTACGCCTTTGCCATCTAAGTCTTCGTCTTCATTAGCTGATTTAGCAACAGCTTCTGGAACAACTACAACTTCCTCTTCTACTTTGGTTTCGGGAACGTCTAGTTCTACTTTACCTTCGTCTTCTTTAACTTCTTCAACAACTTCAGCTTCTTGCACCTCTTTAGCTTTTAACTCTTCAAAGTGCTTAGCGATATTCTCAATCATTGGTAGCACAGATTTCTCAATACGCTCTAATCGCTCTGCTACGTTCTCTTGATTCTTAGCAACGGCTGTAGTAGACTTGACAACTGATTCTAGGAACGTAATAAACTCTGAACCAACTGGTAGAGCTTCAGCAGACTTGGCTACCTTCTCATCTTTTTTCTCTTTCTTTTCTTTCTCTTTGTCCTCATCTTCTTCGTCGGATTTCTCTACATCTTCTTTTTCATCTTCCTCGTCCGACTTTTCAACTTCCTCCTTCTCCTTATCTTTTTCTTTCTCGTCTTTCTTGTCTTCTTTCTTAGCAGATTTTTCTACAACTTCCTCTTCTTTTTCTTCCTTAACCTCTTCCTCTTTTTTCTTATCCTTCTCTACTTCTTCAACCTTTTCTTCTTCTTTCACTTCGACTTCCTCCTCAACTTTAACTGGGTCTGGAACAACTACCTCTGTTTGGGCTAATTCCATAGACTTCGTTACCTCTTCAAGTTCCTTGTTTAATCCTTCAATCGATACTGTCATTTTATAGTCTCCTTTAACATTTTATTTTTGACTGTTTCTAAGGCTTCATCTCTCGACATGCCTTTTGATAGCTGTAAAAATAGAACTGCACTTTCTGGTTTATTTCTTCCCATGTCATCTAAGTGTCTACCAATCTTGCTCCATACGTCCTTAAATTCTTTATCCGACTTACCTTTCAACGTCCACGTTAAATTGTAAAGACTTCTAGCGAATTGTTCTGGACTTAGTGCACCTGCATTGATAGAATCTTCCGGTGTAATTGCGTAACCTGCTGTAAACGATTTAGCGAAGTGCTCCCATACCGCGTTAGGGTTAGCTGGGTTTGTCGTTACTGCCACATTAGTAACACGTAGCTTACGCATAATGCGAGGGTCGTCTGGGTCACGCGCTAGACAGAATCCCTCAACTGAGAATCCTAGTGTTCTAGGTACCCCAGAAGTTTTAATGTTATTTGCTAAGTCCCACATGCTTTTAGCGTATGGGTTCTCTTTGTATAATTTACATTCTACATACAATCCGATTTCTTCATCGATGTATGTTCCATCTGTCGGGACGCCTACTTTGTAAAAGTCTCCTTGCTTATGTTCATAGTTAATGTATCCGTGATTCATAAAGTAGGAGATATCGATTCCTTTAGGGTCCACAATATCGTCTTGTCTATCTAAGTGTTGTGTTGTCGCGTATCCACGTAGATACCAAGAGCGCTCATCAGGAGAGTCGTCGTTCTTTTTAATAGATTCTTCGATATCAATCGGAACGAACATGGTAAATGCTCCTGTGTGTTTGTCAACTAGTGTTTGCATCTCTCGTCTCCTTTCTAGAGGTACTTCCCTTAATATAGCAAAAGTACCTCTTTGTTTGGAGTTTTATCTAAAAATTCCGACAACTTTGTCTTTAATATCCCACACGAGGTAATAAAGTCCGGCAGCTATAGTAATGAAAAACTCAAAAGCGTTATCGCGCATTATTTCTTACCTCGCTTTGCATCTTCATTTACTGTTGCCTTATTCTCACTCTTACCACCCTGCTTCATGGCAGTTCCGGATTTAACGCCCTTCACTTGTCCATCTTGCTTAGGTTTTCCTGCATTACCGTTAACGGCATCAGACTTACCATTCATACCTTGCTGCTTCATCTCGGACATCTGTTTGTCATCTGACTGACCTTCAGCTGCTTGCTGCTGGGCAATCATTTTCTCTTGCATGATTTGACCTTTAGACTGAACATGGTATGGACTGTTGATTACATCTCCGCCTTCGATTGCGCCGTATCCTAAGATAGCTCTTGCCTCGTTGAACGTTAGCCCAACTTGAGTACGAAGTTCTAGTAACTCTAGCGCTTCTTTCTCTGTAGCAGCGTCTCCGCCTACGAATTGGAATAGGTACTCATCACCGAATTGTTTGATGATGTATTTGTTGATTGTATCCTCGATAAATTTAAGCAATGGCTCTAAACCTTTGTCACGAGAGATACGATTCTTCTCCTTAGCAGATGTTTCGTTTAATGAGCTACCTGATGACCCTGTAGCTCCGCCTCGGTTAGGGAAGTTAATCTCAGATGGGTCGATTGCGAAAATACTACACATAACGTTGATAAGGTAGTTTAACCATCTTTCGAATTCCATATCTTTAGACGACTGAGTCATATTGATGAAGTTTACATCTTCAGCAGATACAACTGGAATCTTCCAAGCTCCATTTACACCAGAGAACATTGATTGCCATTCACGACGGAATGACTGTAATGCAGAACGTGATTGTTCTTGTCCTGTTTTAATGTGTAATAAGCCCCTTGTCGTCCCGCCCTGCGCGAAGTAACGAGCATTAAATAGTTCGGTATTCTCATGATACTGAAGATGCTGTAAGCATATCTCTAGCTCGCTATAACCGTATCTACCAACTGTGATGTCGGTCCTCGGGTTGTGCACCTCCCAAGCCATCTCGTTAGACTTGAATGATGCTACCTTTTGGCTATCGATAATCTGTACGTATTTGTAAGCATCTTTACCTTTAGGTAACTTACCCTGTGAATCTACAGCGGTATAAATGGTAGAAGCATCACGTGCAGCAAATCTAGCTAACTGCTTTTCTTTGTTGTAGATTAATTCGAAGTTAACCTTATCGTAAATTAATCTGTCACGTGTTATCTTCTTAATGAACGTTCTAAACGTGTCTCTCGTCAAGTCTCCGTTGTCTACGCCCGTGTACTCTAGGAAAGTCTCAATCTCTTTAATCTTGGCTTCCTCCGCCTTGCTAGGGTTCTTTAACGGGTCCTTAAGGCGAACCTCGTATCCTACCCCTTTAGTTGAGTATCGCGATGGGGTACAGAACATCGATACCTGATTGACACGTGTGTTTATGATAGCGTTGACGATAATATTCTTTCTGGACCATAACTTAAGTGTATCTAGTAATCGGTAATCTCCATCTCTTGACGGTGCTTCTTTATAATCTGGGTTGACAGTCATCGATGTTAGGTAGGGCTCTTCATAACCTTTCGTTCTACCTATATCTTTTTTGTCTCCAGATTTAGATACCACTTCTTGCTCTAGTCCGTTAATCATGACTGAGAATTCACCCATGTCTTCCGGATTTAAAATATCCATCTTTGACAATGTGGTTGGCTTCTTCTTTCTAAACCACTTAAACGGATTCATCTATTTTCCACCTTTTCTATTATTCGCTACTAAAAATCTTCCTAGCGTTCTTTACATCGTAGTAATCAGATAAAACAACTTCCCCTAAACTATCTTCTAGTTTAACTTTAGACTCATCATCGTCTGACAATCCTAAAAGTTTATATCGGTTATTTTCTAGGAATATATAAACGGTAACTTGTTTACCGCCTAATAGTTTATAATACGTAACTACTTCAATCCAAGAATAACCGCGAGATAATAAAGTTTTAGCTGTCTTCCATTTTGCATCAGTTATATGAATTGACAAATGGTTACACCTCTATCTTGTATAATATAATGGTTACTCGTATTTATTAATTATAGCATTCTATAAGATTATGTATGGTTTGTGGACATAAAAAATGAGCACAGCGTGTAGCTATGCTCATCCCGAAAATGGAATATTTGGTTTAGGGCTTTACCGTGCCTTCCTTCGGTGGAAATCGTGTTAAAGTAAAATTGTACTTGCTCCATTATCTTGTACTTTCGTACTAGGCAGGGAACGGTTAAAGTCTATCTTTGTAAAGGAGCTATTCGCTGTAATATCTACAAACTTAGATGTAGGTATTAAAGAGATATCCCAAAGCATACCATCGAATCGGTTATGCTGTCCACTTACTTTTAAAACTTTTGTTGTTGCGGTAGATGGCTGTAGTTGAAGATTGGAGAAAGTATTACCACTACATTCGTTCGGGATTGTCTCACTGCTGTCAATCGTAATCATTTCTACACAGTCTTCAATTGATATCTTATCGAAACGATTTGCGTTCACCCAAGCCATTCCGGTAGCTGGAGCTTTAGCTTCTAGTTCAATACCTTTTCTTAAACCTACTAGTTTGATGTTTGATGTATCTACGAATGAAATCTCATGGTCAGTTCCTCCAGAGTAGAATCGGATACCAACACCTTTATGAGAACCTGTCCAGTTGAGAACGACACCATCTTTTATAGATGTCTTATTCCATGTATTGTAATATTTATTTTTACCATCAAGGTAAAATACGGGTGAATCGAAAGTTGGAGCATCAATAGCTATGAATGGATTTGTAACAGAGGCGTTGCGCCCTATTAGTAGTACAGGGAAATTACCGCCAATAACTAATCTTGAACGATAGCCAAACAGTAACTCTACATCATTTAACAAAGTAAGAGATGACTCTAGGTAATAATCTTTCTCTTCTAGCATGACAGTCTTTGATGAAGATGTTGCTACGGCTGCTGCATTGATGGCATTCTGTATCTTAACAGCCTCAGTAATCCCACTAAAATCCTTCACATATATCATGTATTGCCCCCTTAAATAGTTTTAGTCTTACCACTTACTAATATAGCAGAAAGTGGACATAAAAAAACCCTACCATAGTTTACCGGACTAATAGTAGGGAAAAAAATAACCAGAGGGGTTGTTGTACTAATTACTAGGACTGTCATAACGGTGACTGTCTATAATAAGTAGTACGCATACAAACAATAAAAGGGTTGAACAAACATGTTACCGCATACTTGTTCGAAAGGGTGTATAACAAACAAAAGAAAAAAGTGATATCCGTTCAGTCGGAGGAGAGAACATTGATATCTAGGGTTGTAAGGGGGAGCAACCCTTACACTATCCATATACCATTATCTGAACAAAAAGTCAACACACATTGTAAATTATTTTATTTATATTTGACAAAGGTTATTTACTTATATAAAATTAAAACATACAGCTGAACCGGATGTTTATGTTTTACGAATTTTTCTATATATTATATTGTTAATATTATTTATTAGTTAATAAGTTATTTAGTATATATATTATTAAACTATATATAAATAGAAGACTAGTTAAAACATAAACCCCCAACTACGTCGGTGGTTTAAACAGGATTATGAATATAACAATAATATAATATATTTATTAACAAACAAGTAAATGAACAGTATCAGATTAGGTTTACAATATGTCAGTTAGTGTACTATATATTACATCAAATCTGGATATTAGTTACGTGTTTTAAACCGTTGGTATGACTGGGTTTGTAAGGGTTTTTTGTTAATTTTACATTCTTTTAATTACACTAAAAAATACACTAAGCATTACGCCTAGTGTATCAGTTTGTTAACGATATATAACTTTGAATGACTGGATATTACGTGCGACGATATAAGTGGAATCTGTTTTAACGTTCGCTTGTTTATACGCTAAAAATACTGGTGAGTTTGAACCGCGAACTGCATTACCAATCGTAGCTTCTGGTTTGTCAACAATACCAGCTGTTACGAATAAATCATAGTGTAAGAACCAAACCGCACCGTTCTGCATCGTTACTTCTACATCGAATTCTCTCATTATAAAAAATACCTCCTATTTATTTGCTAAACTAAAGATGTAACTTAATAGACCACCAAGAACAACCATTAACGCATTTTCAACCAAAGCTCGTTGCTTATCACTTCCTTTCTCACCACGCATCTCTACCGCGCTAAGTTTCTGATTCAACACTTCAATCTTATAAGCTAGCTGCGATTGTTTTTCCCCATTAAGTGCTACACTCTTATCTAACTCATGAACAATATCTTCCAATTCTTTAACTACCTCATTCATTTCATCAGATGTATTAGCGTGGTCTCTTAAAATTCGTTCAATCTCTTTAATCTTACTCTCTAAATCTACAGCTTTCATATAAACCCTCCATTCAAGACTCAGTTTCCGTTCGTTATACCTCCATTATACCACGTACCATTCAATCTACAGCGAGCTAGACGTGTTTAACACCTCCTTTTTCACGAGAAGTCGTCAGTGAACTAACTATTACCGTGGACATAACTCCGTTTTTGAAAGCAACTGAGTCGTACTTCTGCGCGTTGAAGAGGATGATATCTGCTATAATAGAGGTATACACGATAACAATGAACGATAACGCTTTTACCGTCGGCATCAACAGCCTAAAAACAACTCCACGATGCAGTATAGAAGCTGTTACGAAGGACATGTACGATGCAACCACGTAGAAGATTATCGTAAAGACGATAGCTAACACTGTGTATAGCATACAGATACCTTCTTCCTACATTCGATGTGTTTAATATAGCGGTTACTTTTGAAGAAAATACACTAACTTCTATATTAGAAACAGTAAAAATATTTCTCAATGGAGGTTATTGTCAAATGTGGGGTAAACATACACGAGAGAAGTTTATTATTATGCTAGTTTCACAAGTTATTGGGTACGAAGCAGTGTACCTGTTTGCGCAACATCACTCAAACGTACATGTAACTACAGCCTTATCTGTAGGTTCGGGTGTTGTTACAGCTTGTCTCAGTCTATTTTTATATGATTTAGCTATTAAGATGGAAAACAGAAGAATACGAGACAGATTAGAAAGTATCGCACATCAACATAAAATTTAGGGAGGATTTAGAAATGAGAGATGTATTAGAAGAAATGTTTGAATCGGTACAGGATTATGTGGAAACAAATTTAATGGTCACACTCGACGACCATAAGGAAGAAATCACACCTGCATACACGATTGGAAGTAAGAAAGTATTAGATGTAGAAGGTTACTGCAAAATGAAAAATGATTATAAACATGTCTTGACACTTGTTATGACAAAAATGGCTGTAGATTACTATCACAAACCACATTTCCAAGACAAAGAACCTGATACTGCTAGAGATATTTTTCACAAGTATGTTACAGATTTAGAAAGTGCTATTGTTCGTGAAGGATTAAGTTATACAACTGAGCTGCTAGACCACTTACTAGCTGAGATGGTGTTAGAACTTCCATTCACATATGCAAACGCGCTGTTCAAAAACGAGGAGACTTACGAAGAGTATTTAGAAAATGTATTACCTGCATATGAGCCGTTCATTTTATTCTTAAATGCAGAGTAAGCAGCAAGTACTAAAGAAAAGGAAGTACCTGTTCAGTATCGCTAAGACACGGAATAGTTTTAATAAAGGTGATAAGCGAGTACACACTCCTCGCATATGCTCTGCTTGCGGGAGAGCCTTAGCTGAGTTCTCCCCAGAAAAGCAGAAATACGTAACGGCAGTCACACACTTCCATTGCAAAATAGAGTCCTATATATCTCTAAACGTTTGCAAAGATGTCCAGAGCTGCTACAGGTACCTTAAAAAGAAAGGAGAACTAGAAGATGGCAATGGTGGATAACATTAAAAGAAATATGAAAACCAAGAATAACTTATTTGATGCACAAGAGGAACTTCGTCAGAGCCTTAACTTAGGATTCTCGGAGTTGATGTTACAGTTCGCTAACCGTGTACAGAACGGCGATATCAAAATCGATAACGTAGCAGATGCTGTACGAGCGTTCGGAGTGTTCAAAGAGTTGAATGGTATCGAGGATGTAATGGCTGGGCAGAACAAGTCAGGCGCTTTACCAGAGCTTAATATGCGTCAAGAGAAAGTTGTGGATGATTTTGTTCGAGAAGGTACGTTAATCAAGTCCGATGAGGATGGAGAAGAAAGAATCGACATTGGTAGTTTACAAGATGACGATGTAGCTAAGATGATTCGCGACATGGACATCGCACAAAATACAGAGAATGAGGAGACGTTCTAATGCAAAAGAGACCTTGGCATATAGACATTAACCCAGAACCTGTTTATGGACCCATGAGAGTCGTTAAAAAGTCTCGTGCTATGGGACTTAGTGAAATAAAGTTGGAAGATTATAATGTGTTAGCTAAAGAGCGAGGTGCAATATTTAATAACGTCGTTCTGGGAATACCGTATGATAGGAAGGAAGATTCGCAATGTCGAACATCACAGGAGAACTAATACAACGAATCGCTAAACAAACTTTCGGAAGGACAGACTTGACGAAAGAAGAATTAACGTATATACTAACAATGGTAAACTGTTCTTCCTATTTATTGAAGAATCATAGTGTTAAGTCACATCCAATCACATTCCACGTATCAGGTAAAGATGCTGCAAGGAAACAGGCTCACCGTCCTTGGCAGGTAGACATCATCAATGATACTCACCCCGATAAAGCCGTAATCAAATCTCGTCAGTTAGGTCTGTCAGAGGTTGGTGTAGGTGAAATGATGCACTTTGCGGACATCCACAGTTACGCAGGTGTTAAATGTCTGTATACGTTCCCGACGAACAGACAGATGAAAGACTTTGTATCTACGCGTATAAATCCGTTACTAGCTTCCGGATACTACGGTTCTATCACGGACCCTTACGTAGATTCACTAGATAAAAAGAAAATTAGAAATAGCTTCTTAATCTTCCGTTCTAGTTCTAAAGCAGCAGCGGTAGAGGGTATCGATATTGATTACCTTTCTATGGATGAGTACGACCGTGTACCAGCTTCAGCTGAGCAGTCTGCTATCGAGTCGATGGCATCATCTCAGTTCAAGATTATGCGTAGATGGTCAACGCCAACTGTACCGAACTACGGTATTCATAAATTGTTTGAAGAGTCTGACCAACGTATTTATATGCACAAATGTGATGCATGTAACTACACACAGGAAATAGATTACGATTTAAACGTAGAATGCCTAGACCCATCTGGTGTCGATACACTTGCAAAGACAGTTCGAGATGGTACGTACCGTTTTATCTGTCAGAAGTGTAAGGCTCCTTTAGATAGATGGTATAACGGTTTATGGGTTCCTCGATACGCAGACCGTTCATTAAACAACCAAGGTAAACGAGGATACTTAATATCTCAGTTAAATGCAGTATGGTTATCGGCTGATGATATTAAACGTAAGGAAATAAACTCGGAGTCAAAGCAGCATTTCTACAACTACGTTTTAGGATTCCCATACCAAGACGTAGCGTTAGCCGTTCAACCAGACGACGTGTTTAAACACAAACGTGACTACCTTCCAAGAGCTTTAACTAACCGTGGAGATTACCGATTCATCTCTGTAGGTATTGACTGGGGTAATCGTCACTGGGTAACTATCCGTGGATTTAAAGATGATGGACGTATCGATTTAATCCGTATGTTCTCTATCGAACGTGCTCGTGGAGTAGCTAATATCGAGGCAGACTTATGGCAGGTTATCAATGAGATTGCGCCGTATCAACCCGATATTATCTGTGCTGATATCGGTGACTCTGGTAACTATGTGGACAAGCTAATCCAGCACTTCGGTGAAGGTGTTGCTTACGGTGTTAAAGTTAACCCTAACCCTCGTTCAACAGGTCAAATCGTTCCGGTATGGTCTGAGAATAGAAACATGGTTACAGTTGATAAGTTAACACAGAATAAGAAACACATTGCCGATATGAAGATGGGTCGTCTAGGATTCTATCAAGAAGAAGACCAATTACTAAAACTATATTTAGAGCATTGGCAAAACGTAGTTATCCGAGATGAGCAAGATGAGAAAACAAAAGAAATGTATCAGGTAATTATGGACAAGGGTCCTGACCATTTCGCGCAGTCTTCTGTATATTCGATGGTTGGTATGGAGCATGTTCTGGAGCCGTACATCAAGAAGACTTTCGAAAATGCATTCGATTACACAGCGCTAGATGTTATGGGAAGTTCTGCCAAACCGGATATCTTCGAGAAGGGCTGGTAAGTTCTGCTATATTAGAAGTAATGGAACCATGACTATATGTTATGGTTCTTTATTTTATAGAAGGAGGACTACAGTATGTCTAAATTAGTTAGAGATGAAATGTATTACAATATGTATATACCAGAAGGTGACACTGGAAAAGGTAATGATGTTGATTTAACAGAGTATTACAAGAAACCAGAAGTTGATGACTTACTAGGTGCAAAAGCAAATAAAGCAGATATGGTGACTGAGTTAGGAAAGAAAGTTAATACAACAGACATGACAACTGAACTAGGTAAGAAAGCAGATAAGAATACAACGTACACCAAAACTGAAGCAGATACTACATTTGCTAAAAAGACTGACATGACAACTGAGTTAGGTAAGAAAGCGGATAAGAATATAACATACACAAAGACAGAAGTTGACAACCTTTTAAAAGCATTGTCTGATAGAGTAGCGGCTTTAGAGAAACCTGCTGGTTAATCTATTAGAAATAATGTGAACCTGCCGCTATATTAGAAGCAGCCAAAAATAGAAAGGATGATTCATTGATGAATATCAATACACAATACTTGGTAACGGACCCAGAACGCTTGAAAGTTATCGGACCTAACTGGATGAATCCTACCGAGATTACGTTCCATAACACGTATAACGATGCATCAGCTTCAGCAGAAGTACGTAACGTTCGTAATAACTCTACAGGTACATCATTCCATACAGCAGTCGATGATTTCGAAGTTCAACAAGTCGTACCATTTGACCGCAATGCATGGCACGCTGGAGACGGTACGTACGGAGCTGGTAACCGTAACTCTATCGGTGTAGAAATCTGTTACTCTATGAGTGGTGGAGAGCGTTATCGTAAAGCTGAGTTAAACGCTATCGAGCATATCTCAGATTTAATGGTACGTTTCAATATCCCAATCTCTAAAGTTAAGACTCACCAAGAGCGTAATGGTAAATATTGCCCACACCGTATGTTAGATGAAGGTCGTGTAGGTTGGTTCAAGGCAGAATGTGAACGTCGTGCTAACGAGAAACGTAACGGTGGCGGCGGTACACCAAACCCAGAACCAAAACCAGACCCTAAACCAGAACCTACTCCAAAGCCACCATCTGGTGACTACGATTCTAGCTGGTTCACTAAAGAGACAGGAACTTTCGTAACAAATACTACAATCAAGTTACGTACAGCACCATTCACAAGTGCAGGAGTAATCGCTACACTTCCGGCTGGTTCTACAGTTAACTACAATGGTTTTGGTATCGAATACGATGGTTATGTCTGGATTCGTCAACCACGTAGTAATGGCTACGGCTACTTAGCTACTGGTGAATCTAAAGGTGGTAAACGCGTGAACTACTGGGGTACATTTAAGTAATAGATTAAAAGAATCCTTCGGGGTTCTTTTTTTTTGTAAAAATATGTTGCATTTAATAGATTCTCATGTTACTATAAGTTTGTAGCAAGGAACACAAACAAAAGGAGGAGAAACAAATGATTAAAGTAAATGATGAGTTAGTAGTAGTTACAGAGTTTCCTAATAAAGAAATTCTATTAAACGGCGGAGCAATTCAAGCGGCAGCGAGTCGTACTGATATTCCGGTTATTGAGTTTAAATACGAGGATAATAGTGACTTAATTAACTTGATGTTCGTTAAGCGTCATCTAGATAATCACGGTATCAGCGATAAAATTATTTTGAAAGTGAGATACATGCCTTACTCTCGAATGGACAGAGAAGAAGGTAACTCAGTATTCACACTTAAATATGTAGGTGAGTTTATAAACAGCCTAAACTTCCATAAAGTGATGATTATCGAACCTCACTCAAACGTAACACCAGCAGTTGTTAATAAAACGTTGTCGGTATTCCCTACTAAAGTTCATTTCATGGAACAGACGCTGAAGATTATTAACTTTAATAAAGACGAAGATTACTTGTTGTTCCCAGATGCTGGTGCAGCAGGACGATACAAGGACCTAAAAGGTTTTAAAACTTTAATCGGACATAAAGAACGAGACTTTACTACAGGTAATATCACAGGATTCTCGGTTTTAGGTGATATGAAAGCTGGTAAGAAAGTACTAATTGTGGACGACCTTATTTCTAAAGGTGGAACATTCGTAGGATACTTTAATGGAGCTTACTCTGGTGCAGCGGTAACAGCTAAAGAGATGGGGGCTAAATCAGTATATCTATTAACCACTCATTGTGAGAAGACAATCTTTGACGGTGAAATCCTTAAGACAGACTACATTGACGAAGTTTTCACATCGGATTCAATGCTAGACGAAACAGATGTACATCCTAAATTAACAATTTTAAAATAGTAGTTGACTAGATTGGTAAAAGATGCTAATATAAAAGAGTAGAAAAAATAAAAAAAAACCGAAAAGAGGAATTTATTATGACAGCAACTAAAAACCCTATGTTAAGAACGGATTTCTATAAAACAGGACATGCTCCACAGTATCCGGAAGGAACAGAGTACATTTACTCTACATGGACGCCTCGTTCTAACAAGTACATGCCTTATACAGATGGAGTTGTATCTTGGGGAATCCAAGGAATGATTAAAGAAGACTTAATCGAAGCGTTCGAGTACCACTTCTTCAATTTACCAGAGATTGTAGCGGTTCATCAGTATACTAGAATCCTAAAGTATTCATTAGGTGCAGATAAGGCAGACGGAAGTCGTATCGCAGAGTTACATCGATTAGGTTACCTACCAGTTCGTATAAAAGCAGTTAAAGAAGGTACTGTAGTTCCATTACGTACACCTATGATGACAATCGAAAATACTCATAAAGATTTCTTCTGGGTTACTAACTTCCTAGAAACTATTATTTCTAACCAGTTATGGCAAGCTATGACATCCGCGACGATTGCGTACAATTACCGTAAAATTATGAATGAATTTGCAGAACTAACTATGGTAGACCCAGAACAAGTTAAATGGTTATTACATGACTTCTCTATGCGCGGAATGGGTTCATTACAAACTACAGAGAAATCTGGTTCTGGTCACCTACTATCATTCGTAGGAACTGACAGTATTCCAGCTATCGTATATCTAGAAGAATACTATAATGCTAATGTAGAGACTGAGTTAGTTGCAGGTTCTGTTAGCGCTACCGAACATAGTGTGATGTGTGCATCGGCAGATGTTAATTTAGACGAAGAAGAAACATTCCGTAGATTATTGACTGAAGTGTACCCTACAGGTATCGTGAGTGTCGTATCAGATTCATTTGACTTCTGGGATAACGTATCACGTGTACTACCTAACCTTAAAGATGTAATTGAAGGTCGTGATGGTAAACTAGTAATTCGACCAGACTCTGGTGTGCCGGAAGATATCTTATGTGGTGACCCTAATGCAGATAACGAGTGGGCGCGTATGGGACTAGTAGCATCATTAGCTAAAATCTTCGGATTCACAGTTAATAGTAAAGGATATAAAGTGCTACCACCTTGTATCGGAGCTATCTATGGAGACTCAATCACTTATGAGCGCATGCAAGAGATTTATTCTAGATTAGTAGCTGCTGGATTCTCAATCGAAAATGTAGTACTAGGAGTAGGTTCTTACACTTATGCATACAACACTCGGGACTCATTAGGATTTGCGATGAAGGCGACTTGGGCGCAGGTTAAAGGTGAAGAGAAATTAATCCAGAAGAATCCTAAAACGGATGATGGAACTAAGAAATCTAACAAAGGTCGTGTAGCTGTAGTTGAGCGTGATGGTAAGATTGTTACAATTGATAACATCAGTATCGACGACGCACCGATTGAAGGAGATTTACTAGAAACTGTATTCGAAGATGGTAAACTAGTTCGTGAGCAATCACTATCTGAAGTTCGTGAGATTCTAGCAAGCTATACAAAATAATATGAGCCCTATGGGGCTCTTTACTTTAGGGGGAGCAATAATGGATTATTTTATGAGTGAGGGTAATGCAGCTAGAAGATTATTGAGAGAATGGGACGCATATGGACGAATAGTAGTAGCTTATGATTTTGATAACACAGTATACGATTACCATCAAGAAGGTCACGACTACAGTGAGGTTATCGAATTAATTCATGAACTTCATGAAGCTGGTGCGTACCTTATGGTATATACGGCACGACCTAACACAGAACTGTATAAGGTTAGCAACTACTTAAAAGAAAATATGATTCCGTTCGATTCAATTAACAAGATGCCGGATTTCTTACCGTTTACCGAAAACAAGAAACTATACTATAATATTCTACTAGATGATAGAGCTGGGTTGAAAAGTGCGGTAAATATTTTAAGAACAGTGTTGACTGTTAGAGAATTACGTGGTAACATGTAGTTAATGAGGAGGAGATATACATGTTATTCAAATTTATAGTAGAGAGTTCAAATGGAAAGAGTTACGAGTTTACTAAAGCAGCAGATACAATGAAAGAGGCTGAAGGTAACATAGACTCAGAGGCTCATACAAGAGGTATTATAGGAGAATTAACTGTAGTAGAAAGATATAACTACGAACTCGGAGGTAAATGGACAAGCCTAGAAGGGGAACCTTTTGAGGATTACGATATTGTTGAACAAGCATTAACAGAAACTGTGGAACAAGAATATGCAGAGTACATCGAACCGGAACCGTTAAAAGAGGAAGACGACGGTCAGTTCTCATTATTCTAAACTATGCTATAATAGAATAGAGGTGATAAAATGAAATTTGTATTAGGAATTTTGGAAGTATTACTAGTAATCTTGCAGATTATTGTATGTGTTCCGTTACTACTAGTTATGGCTTTAATATCAGTAGCACTCGTTCTAGGAGCTATCGCATTCGGTCTAGTTTTGGTGGTTATTGCAGCTCCTTTCGTTTTGGTTGGAATGGGATATGACTATATTAAAGAGAGACTAAAAGGAAGACGTTGATGTGTCAGGGTCTTTCGATGTCAATTATCTTATAGTGAAGGTTATAATAATTGCTTTACTAGGGTACACACTCGTGCTGTTCTTCGGAGTTAAGAAATCCGTAAAGGAGCACAAAGAAGAAGTAAGATATAGCGACTCGATAAAGAAGGCTATAGGAAAGCTTAGTGAAATTAAAAACGAAATTAAAGGAGACGATAACATGACAAAATTAGATACAAAGGTAGAAGGTATTAAAAATACGATGAGTTTAACAGATATCGTATCACGAAAAGCATCTGTAACTCAGTACGGTGAAGTAATCGACCTAGTAGCGCAGCTTATTAAAAATAGATTCGAAAACTACCAGTTCACTTTATACCCATCTACTGATGAGGAGAAGGTACCACACTTCATTCAAATTATCAGTAATTGGCACGATGACCCAGAACTTCACAAGAAGATTTTCGCTAAAGGTATGGATTATGGCGTTGACATGAAGATGCTGCAAGAAATGTTCCGACAACACATTGCTGATGGGCATGTAATCGATTTAGGCGGCGATGTAGTAGTTGTTACTGACGACGGGACTAACTCTAACCCTACTAATCTAAGCCCTATCCAGACCGGACTAGAAGGCTCTGAAGTAGCTGTTATTATTTCATTCGTTAAGAAAGAACACTACAAAGAATGGGTTAAGAATACATTCGAAGAAGAAGAAAAAGTTAAAGAAAAACTACAATTGGTGGTGAACAATTAATGGAACTAGGTAAAGAGGTAACCGAAGAAGTATCATCCGCGATTGAAGAGGTTAAAGTAGAGAAGTTCCCCTCACGACGAACATTCTTAGAAAATTTCATTCTATCAGTTGAGAAGTTTCAACGACGAGAAATACTAGGAGGTACTGTGCTTGAGGGTGCAGTATTCCTTCCTGCTGAGCTGGTCCAAGCTAAAGATAAAGAAGTTGTCAAGATGATGCAGACAGCTAAGCGTATCAAAGGTACGGACGAGTTGAACACTACAGTTAGCCTAGAGAGTAAAACAATCCCCGTAACAGCTGGTGTAAGTGTTACCGGAATTGAGATTGTTTTCGGGTTCACCAGTGACAGTGATTTCGATAGTATTCTCAAGATTGCTAGTCATTACAAAGAGAGAGATTAGTTCTCTCTTTTTTTTTATATAAAAGTATTGACATACCAACTCCTTTAGTGTATAGTAAACTTATACAAAAGAAAGGAGATAAAAACAATGGCTAGAGAGAAAAATACACATGTAAAGGAGACCAGCCTAAGATGTAGTGAATGTAACCACGTTACACGACTATGGAGAAGTGGAGGTCGAATGAAAAAGAGAGACCATACAAAAGACCTACACTGTGTGAAATGTAATAAAACAACGGCACATAAAGAGTTGAAGTTGGAAGAGGAGATACCAGCTTGGATTCTTGAATTTCAAAAGAGACAAGAGGATGAGAGAGGGGATAGGTAACATGTTGAAGGTTACTAGTGAGTTATTGGATATTCAAGTTAAAGAGGCGTATAAATTACACGGGGTTACAGATGTACAGAACGACCAAACGTTCCGAGAGTTCATTCAAGAAAGTGAGAAAGAGTTCGGTATGGCACCACGAAATCTAGATTCACTAACAGATGATGAGTTAAACAACTATAGCGACTTCTTGGACGAGTTATGGAACAAGTAAGACTATTAATAACTTCATTTTTATGCGTGTTCTGGTTGTTTGTGAGGGATATGAAGAAAAGTCCTTTCTTAAGCGGCTCAGAATACGCTAGCAGTTTTAAAAGAGCATCACTCACCTGCTGGTTATTAGGTCACTGGTGGTTCCATATGAAAACGGAACAAGGTTATTATTCAAGACACAAAACATATTTTTGTCCTGTATGCGGGGCTAAATATTTATATCATTGCTAAAGGAGCAAACAAATGACAACATTACAACAGATTAGAGAAAACGACGTAGATTATTTAACGAATGCCATGTTTAAGGATGTATTAACGCATGGTGAGCGGAGAGAGGACCGAACTGGGACAGGCACTATTAGTCTATTTAATGTAAATCACACATTCGATTGCAGCAATAAGTTCCCTGTAGTTACGAATAAGAAAGTACCTTTACGCGTAGTATTCGAAGAGCTTATGTGGTTCTTAAGCGGAAGTACGGACCTTAAGTGGCTGCTAGATAGGAATGTTCATATCTGGGATGCAGATGCACATCGATTCTATCAAGAACAAGGTGGAGAGTTAGATTTTGATAGTTTCATAGAGATGGCTAGTATCTACGGATTCGATTTAGGACCTATTTACGGTAAACAATGGACTGACTGGAACAGTGAAGGGTTTAATCAAATTGAATGGGTTATCGAAGAGATTAAGAGAAACCCAGAATCAAGACGATTATATATTAGCGCATGGCATCCAACAGCGTTCAAGAAGGCAGCATTACCTTGTTGTCATGTGTCGTTCCAATTCTATGTGAGCAACAAAGATACTTTGAATCTTAAATTTTCAATGCGTTCTAACGATTTATTCTTAGGTTACGCATTCAATGTAAGCTCTTATGGGTATCTATTATTCTTAGTAGCTGCTATGACTGGGTTAAAAGTAGGCTCGCTAACGTATGATGCAGGGGATGCACACATCTATTTAAATCATTTAAAACAAGTAGAATTACAGATTTCTCGTAAACCATTCCCGCAGCCACAACTTATAGTTAACGGTGTGAAAGAGAAGATTACAGATTACAAGTGGGAGGACATGGAATTTACGGAGTATCAACACCATGAAACTATTAAAGGTAAAGTATCGGTTGGCGAGGTGAAATCATGACAACTAAATTCGAAGATGACATGTTAAGTCTATACATGTGGATGGACCGTAGAGCAAGAAATGGTCATGTAACTAAAGATATGGTAAAGTATATGCTAAAAGAGTTCCAGACGGCAATTAAGCGAGATTTCCCAGAAGAGATTGCGAAATATAAGGAGGAAACAAAATGAACAACGTACAATTATTGATTAATGAATTAAAGGACATGCAGATACTATTTGATAAAGGGTTTATGAGTGCAGCGGAGTTTGACCGTATCAAAACCACGATTAATCAAGAAATTGAATTAGCGGAGGTAAAATGATGAGTTATAAAGACACGCATCACACATTCGAACGATTAGGGATTAAGCATAAAATCGCGATTACAGGACTATCTCGTACAGGTAAATCGACAGCAGCAGATTACCTTAGTGAGATGTACGGTTTCTATGTGTATGACATGAGTGATGACTTAAAACTAGATTACGATGAAGACGCTAGAAGAGGTCCTTATGAGTTTGCATACCATGAAGGAAAGCCACGAGAGGGCTATCAGTTATTCGGTCAATTAAAGAGATTTGTTCACGGAGACGATTACTGGATTGATAAGGTACAAAATCGCATAAGTCGCGATTCGTCCGCTATCCAAAATAGAAAATATGAGACTGGTGCTGTATCGCTTCGAAATAACCCGCATCAAAAGGTTTTATTAACTGGTCTTAGACAGCCTAATGAGTTCGAATACGCTCGCGCAAATGGATTTACTATAATTAGACTAGAAGTGGACGAAGACATCCGTATCGAGCGTATAAAGGCGTCTGGAGAGGTTGTGGACGAGAAGACTATCAAACATGAGACGGAAGCTACGTTAATGAACGAAAAAGTAGACTACGTGGTTAAGAATAATACAAATAATCCAGAGAATATGATTGATTGGTTAGACGAGATTGCTAGAGAGGTAATTAATGGAGGGAGATTCTAATGAGTAAACGTGAAGAGCTAGAGAACAAGTTGTCAGACCTTAAAGAAAGTTTAGAAGTATCGGAAGGCTTGCTAGACGATGCAGATACGGAATGTAATGAAGCGGAGTATGAAATCGAGAGTTTAAGGGAACAAAAGGCAGAACTAGAAAGCGAGTTAGAAGAAGTCGAGAATCAATTAGACAATATGAGAAGTAAACTAAAAGATAGTGAAAGACAATATACGCGAATAGAAGAAAAGGTAGATAACCTAGAAGCGGAAATAGGTGAAGTGGAGTATGAGCTAGAGAACTTAGAAGAAGAGTAAAATCTTCTTCTTTTTTTTATATAAAAGTCTTGCAATCTATAAATCTATGTGGTAAGATTAGTTCATACCAAACAAGGAGGAGATACTAATGGATACAAGAGCTTTTGTGGTGTTCAATGAGATTAAGACATGGGAAGTTGACAATGGTGAGTCGTTCATCGACCATTACGGTTACAACATTGACGCTCCTGATTTTATGGAATGGGCATTAGAAAAGAAACTGATTACTGAAGACCAGTTTGCAGCTTGGGAGGATGCTTATCCATCATTAGAGGCGGATGACCCTAATTATTACATTTTCACAGACGACGAAGATGTTGCGTGGGCGTTAGTTGTCGACCCAGAACGGACAGAAGAGTCAGAAGATAAAGGTCTAATCTATTTATCGAATTACATTGCAGAACGAGATGAGTTACTAGAAGAGTTTAGAGTTTTCATCGACGAGGAGGAACGGGATTGATTATTAGCAGCATCGTGGCACGAGACAGAAATGGTGGTATCGGATTAGATAATAAACTACTAATCCACCTACCGAAAGACCTAGCGTGGTTCAGAAAGCAAACGATAGGTAAGGTAGTTGTGATGGGTTCTAAGACTCATCTATCAATTGGTAAGTTCCTAGAAAAGCGTGTCAACGTGGTATTAACTAGGAATAAAGCTTTTGTACCACTAGATAAAGATGTGATTGTGTTCCATAACATCCATGAGATGTTGAACTACTTTAAAGATGAAAAAGAGATTATGGTTATCGGTGGAGGAGAGATTTATAGACAGTTTGCTCCTATGGTGAACAGACATTATGTGACAGAAATCGATGCGCTGTTCGGAGCGGATACGTTCTACCCTCCATTTGATACAAAAGTGTACAAGCGCTTCTTCAACAAAGGAGAGACTAGAGAAGTTCATGAGCATAATGGAATAAAATACGAGTTTGCAATTTATAAAAAGGTGGATTGATAACATGGCATATATTGACGTTAATTTCGGACATGTAGAAGGAAGTAGATTTGATAGCGTAGTTGAAGATTTAGTTTACGAGTTCGGATATGAGGGTGACGCGTGGGACATGGTTGTCGCTAGTGGAGACATGGAGATTCTAGCAGATTTCTTAGCTAGTGATGGGCTATCAGTAACACTAGATGGTGAGGACGTACTGTAATGGGTACTTTCTTAGAATTGGTAGGGGCTGTCCTAGAGCTTTTAGGGCTCTGGGCAGCGTCACAAGATGAGGAGGACAAGTAATTGGACATCAAAATCGGAGATAAATATAAACTTACATCGGATACGCACAACATCATTATCAATGAGAAAGTTGTTCCGGTACAAAAGAAAGATGAGACGGATGCAGCTTTTGAAGAACGTAGCAAAATCGAAAAGTATAGCGCGACAGGGTATCATGCTAACCTAGAAAAGGCTTGTTTATACTTAATCGATAAAGTAGGTAAAGAGGATAAAGATACAATTCTAACTCTGGACATGCTGGTCCATGAAATTAGACAAGCCAAAGAAGAAATAAAAGAAATGGGATTATCCTTAGAAAAGCCTTTACAAGAATAGCAATCTATGATAATATATAAATTATAGAAGGTGGTGATGAGATGAGTAAGACAATATAGTTTCACAGACCATTATAAACAATAAAAAACTCGGAGGTAGTTAACATGAACTTAGAACAAGTTAGAGATTTACTAAAGGATGTATTAGATGGCGGGAGAATGACAAAAGAGAATAAAGAGAAGTTAGCTGAGGCTTACCACCAAGTTAACGAAAAAGTAGAAAAGAATAAATATCGCGATGAGCAGCGAGCTAAGGGTGGAGAATTTGCAGACTACGGAGTATCGGCAATCATTAAAGATATGACAGGTGCAATGAACATCTTCAATAAGTATCCTAAGGCTCACAATTGCGCAATCGATGACGTTAAACATTTAGATGGAATCCGTCAAGATATGTTCCATGATGCGGAGTTCTTACGTAAAGGGAAGACAGTAGAAGAGAAAGCAGCTAAATGGGACGAGCTAGGACGAGCAGCAGAGCGTCGTCGTGTAGCTAAGGAACTGATTGAAGCAACGAAACCTATTAAACTATTAATGGCTAAATACAAGAATAATGATATTGCTAAAGATATGAGAGATTTATTAGCCCAGCTACGTAACATTGAAAAGATTCAAAGTGAACGACAATATGAGCCTCGTGTACTAAATGAAATGGAAGAAGCATTTGCACAGGCGAAAGGGGTGAAACATTAATGGGTAGACTACTATATACGATATCGGACGCAGTAGGAACTATATCAATATTCCTAATGGTAACGGAAGGGTTCAGTTGGACGTATCTTATAGCACTCCTTGCATCGGGAGTTATAAGCGCATTTTTACCATATGAAGTTAGAAGGGTGGAATACTAATGACAAGACATGCACGATATAGACAACTAGGTAAATGTACAATTAAGCAAGGAACAATCAACAGCATTATGTTGCGAACACCTACGATTGAAGAAAATGTATTTGTATTTAAGAACATTGGCATTCTAGTAAAATCAAACAAGAAGGTGAGACCATGATTGAGTATAACACAGCAATGAAAATGAAGGTGGGAATGATTTTAGTAACTGTTCTATATTGTACGTTTAGTTTTATAGACACGCCGTATCAGTACAGATTGGCGATGTTCGGTCTACTAGCGTATCACCTATACCTATTTTGGGAACAATATGTAATTCTACCAAAAGGAGCTGGAGATAATGTTTAAGGTTCACGATAAAGCGGTAATTAGGTTCTATAAAAGATACACTGGAGCAACTTATGTAGATGGTAAAGTTGTTAACATTGACGACGATGTCATAGTAGTTCATGTGGATAACCCTATCAAGAAGGAAGGAGAACCAAAAGTTAAATCGTTCTTCTTCGATTCTAAGACACTAGGAGAGAAGAATTCGCGAGAATGGGATTCAAGATATCCTATGGATTACGACACGGACCATGATAGAATTACTGTAGAGCTTCTAAGCAAAAAGGAGGCTCGTAAACACAAATCTAAATATGTGTTAATTCATATGAAGAACGGAGATACGCTATCTATGTATCATGAGTATGAGTCTAGCATTGAACAGTTATTAGAGGATGATAACAAGACACTAAAATTCTTCAACTACGAGTTCACTAAATCATTTGTGATTCGACTAGATGAAACCATCATGTTTGAGGAGGATGTAAAATGAGTGCTGTAGGTATAGTTTGCGGACTTAATATTCTAGCGATTATTGCTTGCTTGTTCGTACTATGGGCAGAATACGATTACTTAGAAACTACATCTAAGATTATGATGCTAGCTTTAGCAGCTACGAACGTTATTAGTCTACTAATAAATATGGGGATGATACGATGAATAAATGGTGTAAGTGGTTCGGTCATAAACGAGGGGAAGTGTTACCGTGGAAGCCAACGCCTTTAGGAGTATCTAGAGGTTATGTGAAGGATGAAGTAGAAGTACTATTCTCTATAGAATCACATTGTCCTAGATGTGGAGACAAGATAACAGAAATTAAGTGGTTCAGACTAGAGGAATGGGAAAGACGATACACATATAAAACACTAGGGTGCGAATTTTTATTAAAGAGAAACTTAGATTAATTTCTAAGTTTTTTTATTTTCTCTTGTAATCTATGGAATATTATGCTATTATTTAATCATAAGGAGGAGATACAACATGGAATTTTTAGAGATTGATTTATTTAACAGATACTGGGTGTTCCACACGGTAGAGTACTACCCAAAAGGAGACTTAAGTGACATTGTGTTTACGTCTGAACATTGGATAGATGTGGAACGACTGCTAAAAGAACCAGATATGGAGACATTGCAAGATTTCGATTTATTCTTACAAGACTATAACATTATGGTGTTTGACTCGGAAACGAAAGAGACGTGGACTCCTAATGGAGGTTGGACGGAACATAGACCTAGAACAATAGAAAAGGTGGATTATTAATGGCAAAACATTCCTTGACATTTTATAACAACGGTGTTACAGTAAGGAAGTACGGAGGAACAGCATCAGATGTGGATTGGTGTCATAAAAGATTCCTAAACGGACAAACTTCGGACCCGTACTTTATGGAAGGTAATCTAGTTTTAGTTAGAAAACAGAATGCTAGAAAGTATGTTTGCGGTAGATTCACAATAGATAAGGATGGAGTGATAACAGATGTTAGCGACAAAGGAAAGACCGAAACGAATGGAGCCAAAATTAACATCACCTGTGGATGATGAGTATTACGTACTAGTACTAAACGGGAGACCTTATGGTTCTGGTCGTATGGATTACATGAAGGAGTTGATATGGGACAGGCTGTTCTGCTTCCCTAAGAACAATGATGAATTTAAAGTGTTGACAAAAGAACAAGCAAAGAAGGAGTTTATCTATGTCTAGAGAAAAGATTAAAGTTGTCGATAAGAACGGATTAGTAGGTTACTATTTTCACGAGGAGCTAATGTCATTCGGAACACTTTACCAAGGTTGTGTAGTACAACTCCAGAAGCAGCCTTATGTAGTTGAGATGTTAGAAGTAGAGTACATGCATAACATTATAATAAAGGTACGGAGGTTAGGACGATGATTAGAGAGCACGACAGAGTATTCCTTATTGATTCGGGTATGAAATACGAAGGTACTATTGGAGTGGCTACCGGTAACGCGTATAGAGGCCATGTATCAATTAGGTTTCCGCATACTAAAGAAGAAGGGTTATTTGAACTAAGTAAAGTGAGATTACTAGAGAGACCTTTCCTAGAGTTCTTCGACGCTATCAAGATTGCTGAGGAAGATGATGTACTAGTTTGCGAGTACGCTGGATACCAGAACATCGTGTGCGATGATAGATACGCGTTCACATGGGAAGAGAGCCAAAAGACAGTTAAACTTGTTGGTGAATTTATCGGTATGAAATGGAAAATAGCCATTGACAATTAAAGATAAGTAGTGTAATATATAACTATAAGGAGGAGATAATATGTTACAAATCGTAGATAACGAAAACAATGAAGGTACGTTAACAATTACAGATGCAGGAGATAGGCTTAAGTTTAAGGTTAGTGATAATAATACGGACGGGCAGTATTCTATTAAACTAGGATATAAGAAACTTAAAAAGCTATCGGACAAGCTTACTGCCTTTCTAAACGCGGATGAGAGCGATATCGAAGATGGTACGTCTATTATTATAGAAAAGAAAACCAAGTTCTTAGAAGTTGAGATTTCGTATGTAGACCTTGGATTCGTAGTAGGTACTATGGATGGTAGTAGACAGGGTGATTGGGAAGTTCTCACGGTTCAGCACCATCATATCGAGAGTATTGTCAAAGAGATTGATGACAAGTTGATTTCTCTGGAGGAGGATACACTTCATGTTTAAAATTATAGATACGACATTAGAAGACGAGTTCATCGAAGGTAAGTTAACTAAAAAAGGTAATATAAAATTAACAGTTATCGGTCGAGAACAGAGTGTACATGATGATAAAATTACATTTAAATTCAAATTTACTAATGAATATACAACTAGATTTGTAAGACTACTAGAGCATATTTCATTCGGCAAAGTTAGCGAAGATATTATGAATAGAAATACATTCGATTTCATAAATTCGTATAATGGTAGCCAAGTTAAGTTTAAGACACACGTATCGATGACAGGAGATACAATCATGGTAAGTGTAGTTGAGGACGTTGACAGTGTAGCTAAAATAGTGACGTTATCGATTACGAGAAAAGATGCACAAGCCGCAGTTAACGCAATCGATACGAAAGCAGATGAATTATTAAAAAGAAGATACAGACAATAGGAGGATTTATAATGGATAAGTTAATATCAATTGTTTCTAATGGTGTGCATGGCGCGGATAAGGACAAGCTAAATATCGAGTATTATCATAACAGTGAACGAGTAACGTTTTCTGTAATCGAGGATATTGGTAATATGCATCCTTATGAAAAGAGCACTAAGTTGAATCACAAACAGTTAGAAAAGTTTATCTATAAGTTAACAAAAACAACAGAAAAGTTTAGGGAGAAACTAGACGACGATACGCAAGTACGTGGCGCTATCTCTGTAAAAGAGAGATTTGTTAAGAAGAATAGTAGAGCGTCATTATCTGTTTGGGCTAGTGGTGGTGAAATTGGGGTAGGTGTAAACCCTAATAACGCAACATGCGCGGTAATGTTTATGACAGTCGATAAGGCAGAGGATTTAACAATGCAGTTAATCGAATTAGCAGAACTTTTAGAAGGAGGAAACTAATATGTTTATTATTCGCGATGTAGATTACGATGATTCATACTTGAGGGTTGACCTAGCACTAACAGGAATTGAGTTTAAGTTTGTGGATGGACCAGAAGAGGACGATGAGCTAACGGTAATCCTAAATAACAAGCAGCTGCAACGAGTAGTAGATATCTTAGAAGGTAGAACTACTAAGTCAATCGGTAACTATGTAAAATTACCTCAAATCAGTGAAAGAGAAGAACTAGATGTGTGCAACCTACGTTCATTTGAACAGCATATGTTAACACTAGAAAGAGCAGCACTAGGCGTAACATTCACTCCAGCAGACAAAGATTTACTAGTATCATTCATTAATCATTATCTGGAGCAATAACATGAATATTACTAGATATAACCATGATGACGAGGGAGAGACTATTAAATGTCTCTTCTTCGATACAAAAAGATATAGATTACTGTTTGCATTAGCAGAAACACTGTGGTATACTAAAATCATAGATTTGAAGAGGTATCATTACATCGAGTATAACAAACAAAGAAAAGAACTCTTCATATTCAAATTAGCGATTAGATGGGGGAGAAAGAAATGATTAAGAGTTTCGATTTTAATAGTGATAGTGAGAATATTTTCGCAACCATGCACCTACGACTAACAGATAAAGGTAAGTTTAAGTTAACGATTAGAGAGTATGAAACAGAGGATAAAACAGGTAATAACAGAAAACAAACAGCGGTACTAGATGTGGCAGAATCTCATAAACTTCTATACAACTTAGAAAAGAAACTAAACGAGTACGCTCACCGTGCATCGACAATGACTATTACTAGAGAGTACTACTCATCAAATTATCTAGAAGGCGTATCAACTTGGATGCTAGAAGATAAAAGTATGTTCGGTATGGCGACACTAGACCCAGTAGATATTCACAATGTGGCATTCTTCAAACTTAGAAAGTTCCAAGAGGTAATCGATGCGGTTAGAATCATAGCTGTTCGACAGGAGGAGATGTTACGTGCCAAGACACTCAAGAAATAGACAGTTACGTAATATTCACTCTATTATGGCTACTTGCGGAGGAACTATCGAGATTCGACACAATGTCGAGAGTGTGTTCTTCATGGATATGGATGAATCGTATGTGGAAATGCCATACGTGCAAACAACTCATAAAGAAGTACGTAAGCCGAATTACCGTATCAGAAATACAAAACGATACAAGATGGACAAGCTAGGAAACGTCCTACGAACTCCTAAGTCTACGTATCTATTCGGGGAGGTATATTTTAGAACGGACACACGTGTTTTCTTCTTCAACAAACCGAAACCAGATGCACATAAAGTAGAGATGCTAGATTGTAAGACCGGAGAGGATATATTTTGATTACGGTAGCTATTACTCTACTAATCATCGTAGGTGTGGTGATGGTTGTTCTGGGATGCTTGTTTAAAAGTGATAAGTTGTCCCAGACATCCGCTATAGCTGCGGTAGGTTTTGGTCTAATCATATCGTGCTGGTCTATGTTTCTAGTATTAATGATACTAATATTTATTCTAGGAGGAGATATAAAGTGAGTCAGTTATCAACAGTAGATGCCGTAATGTTATTCTTTCTAACGTGGGCGCAAGGATTAGCGTATATAGTATGCGCGTTCATGCTCTGTAAGGGGCTTTACACGACGATACAGAAGCTTTGCGAGAAACGTAGTCTAATTAGTCGGGCTGGATGGTGCATTCTATTAATCGTCATCCCAGCACTATTAGGCTCCACACTATGGCTGTGGTGGGAATTCTTAGGGATGAGTGCAGCCGACATGATTCAACTATATCAAAATCATAAAACTTCCTAACGGGAGTTTTTTTTTTTGTAGAAAAGTGTTGCAATTATAAAACTAGAATGGTATACTAAGAGTAACTTAAAGGGAGGTAATAATAATGACAAAACAATGGAAATGTGCACACACAACGTTAGGAACTAACAACTATGATATTCTTAAAATTAAAGTAAGTAAGAAAGGCAAACTGATTATCGCTATTGGGGAAAAGGAACATAACAACAAAGAGAAAGTTAAGATTACACAGAAACAGGCACAAGAGCTGTTTAGTGGTATGGAAGATGTACTAGAGCATGGACGATGCAATGTAATAGATGTGAACGATGATAAGCGTATTGATGTAGATTTCATCAATTGTCTAGGAACGCCACATTACTGTTTCGGTATCGAATCAGAGTACGACTTCGAATCGGTTCACCTAGAGAAGGTACAATTCGAACAAGTCTATGAGCAAATCCGACACTTCGGTATGGAAGGAGAGTTATTATGATTGGTCCACGTAAGATGTACCCATGTGAGCATAACACAGACTTTAACAATGGTGATGAATTCTTAATTGTAGGTGTAACAAAGAAAGGCAAACTATCTCTTGTCCACGTAGATAAAGATAGCACGGAACACGTTAAAGTCAATATCCAAGTTAAAGAAATACACAAAATAGTAACAGGACTTAGGGATGTTGTAGAAGGAGATTGGAAAGCGTTCCAGTACGAGAAAGAAAAAGGATACATTAACATAGAACGAGCAGACTGTACAGATGATAGACAACACATCATCGTACTATTAGAAGGAAAAGATGAAAACATGGGAACAGCCCATCTATCTCAACGTAATGCAGAGGACCTATTAAAAACAATAGAGAAGATTTTGCGTGATGGGAAGCTGTACCCGTAAACCGATAAGACGAAATTTATAAACCATATTTTAGGAGGAGAGTAATATGTTTAAACTTAAAAAGAAAATTAGATTTTCATGCATGTTCAACGATTACGCAGATAATCAAGATGACTATTTAACTGTTACAGAAACAGGTAATGGGTTTAAATTTAAAATAGAGGATAAACGAAACAAAGTAAACACAGTAGTTAAGTTACCTTTATTAACTGGAATGGAAGTAGGAGTGGCACTTCATGCAGCATTAGTAGGGACAGAGGAAAAGAGATTTGGTAATCACAACAATAACTGCTTATGGGTACGTGATACAAAAGTACGGAGTAAACCCGCGATATCTATCCTGTTAGCAGACGATAACAACTCGGAGAGTATTTGTTTAACAACAGCAGATACGAATAAGCTGTACGACTTTATCAAGGAGGCGTATAACAATGGAATGGCGTAATTGGAAACCGCGCTTCTATAATGGACAAGATGTATACATTATTACTTGGTTCGGTTATGAGTTGGTGATTTCTAAATGATTCTATTAGGGCAGATATTCTTTGTTGTATTTGCATGCTTTGGATGGTACGCAATATCATGCACGGTAGCATTCTTATTCATGTATCTAATGAACGCCTTCCAAGGTATGAGTTCTACCGTAATTGAAGATAACGATATCGCGGTCGGTGGTTTTATTGTGTGGATTATATCAGCAGTAATTTTATGCTTTACAATTTAATAGAGGGGTGTTATAATGACTATAGGAGAGTTAAAGAATTATATAAAGGATATGGATGATAAACTAGACTTTATGGCATTCGACCATAAGACAGGAAAGTATACGTCATTCTCGTTAGTTAAAGAGGATTACAGTTTAGATATCGAAGTGAATATACTAGAGGAGGAACGATAATGTTAACAATTGAAGCTACTAGAGACAGTAAGTATAGCGATACAGTAATCGTGACAACAGAAAGAGAGAATGGTAAGTTGATGTACGGATTATTAATAATCGAGGATAGAACAAAAGAAATACAGTATGTACAACGAGCTATGATGAACGAAGGGCAATTCTTAAAATTGAAGTATAACATCGCACAAATACTAGATAACAAGGTTAAACTAGAAACAGAACTTTATGCAACTAGACAAGACAGAAGTAAAGCAGTATCAGTTATACACTCATCTAAAGAACGACTAGGTATCGCAATCACACCACGACACGAACTAAGTGCAGTAGCATTTATGACGCATGCACAAGCAACAGAATTACTAGAATACTAGGAGGGGTAATATGAGTATCCGTAAAATGATGATTGAGTTTTGCTATATGAAGATGAAAGAACTTGGTGACGAGTACGTAGTAGGGTTTGAGGAAGTTAGTACAGCAGAGTTATGTAGCATGTATAATCGATACAAACAAAATAAGCGACTAGGGTGGGTGTGGTAGTATGACAAGACATACACGTAACAGACAAAGACGTCTAGCAGCAGAAATGGAGACAGGTTTAAATCACGATTTCTTTATGAAGGACAAGAACCTCACTATAGCTAGATATAGAAACGCCTTAACTGGTAGAGAACTGGATGTTACATTTAAGTGGATTCGTACAAAGCGACACAACTTCGTGTACGATGAGGTTAACGGTATTACAGAGTACCTTGTAGATAAGAATGTAATTTCTTGGGTGTCTAGAAAAGGAGGACAGTTGCTAAAAAACAATATGAACCCGAAAGGAAGCTCAGTTATGTCATATAGAATAGGTACAACAATATGAAGGATTATCTAGACATTAAAGAGGAAGTGTTAGTTGATAAGATAGCTGCTGTAAAAGAACAAATGGATTTATGTACTGACAAAGATGTTAGGGCTCACTTAATAGAAATCAGAGCGAAACATCTTAGGGAGTTATATAGAGTCATAGAGAGAAAGGAGAGATTTAGACGCTATGAAGACTACACATGTTAAGAAGCTAATACTAGATGAATTCGAAGTAGGTGCAACATATGATATCTGCGTACAAGACAAATTCACTGGAGGTACAATGGATATGTTAGACGTAGTAGTACATCAGGTGTTTGATGATTATATACATGTACAGTACATGACAGGTAAGTTCGCGAACGTATACTGGTTCGATATTAATTTCTTCACATACAAAGGAGTGAATTCTGGTGTCGTTCATTAATCAATTAATTTGCACATTCTTTGGATGTAAAATGGAGCATAAGGGTAGCGTTGTGATGAAGAGGTTTACAATTAGACATCATGTATGTAAAAGATGTAACTATCGCATGGAAGAGACGATTCATCATGACTTAATGATAGACAATAGGAGGGACTAGCATGTTTAAAAGAATCGGTGCATGGTTATGCAAGAAAGGAAGCCACGATAAAGAGATTACGAGGAGTAGCTACAGCTTTGGAATGTTAACAGTAAGAACTAAATGTAAGCGATGTGGTAAAAAGCAAGTATTTGTAAGTAGAGGATAAGGAGGAGTTATAATGAATCCAGAAGAACAAGGTTATTACGATGTCGATGAAAAGAACCGTGTAATATTACGAATCGTAGATGCTAGAGAGCTCAACCTAGTAGAAAGAGGGAGACAGCTAGGAGAAGCTATAGAGGAATGCGTGGCAAATGGAAGAAGTGAGTCTACGTTCCTAGAGATATTCGTTAAAGAACTAGCAGTCCTGCAACATATACTAGGAAGGTTTGATAATCTTCGAGAGTTAGATATAGAAGAGTACGACATTGCAGCTCACATAGACGCATATCTAAAGTGTAACGATGCAGTAGACCAAATTAAGCATTTAGGGAAACACAGCCTAAACCTCTGGAGTGTAGGAGCGGCTTATGAGAAGTTCATCTATGATAAAGGACTAATAGAAGTCTATAAATCTATTTTAGAAGAATTCAATAAAATGGGTTGACTTTCCAATCAATCTGTTGTACTATAATAATATACAAAACAAGGGGGGTGTTTACATGACATACCAACTGAAGTATGACCCATCAGCTAAGGTACGAGAATGTAAGAAGTGTGGTGTAGTGAAAGATATTGAGTCATTCGAGAAAACAGGAACAATACGCCGAGATGGGTCTTACGGTAGAAAGTTTACATGTAGACTATGTGCAGAGGAAGCGAAAAAAGAAAGAAGTAAACGATACTATCAAAACAACAAAGAGCACGTTATCGCTAAGACCGAGAAGTGGAAACGGGAAAACAAAGAGCGAGTGAATGCCTCTAGACGAGAATGGTATTACAACAATAAAGATAGAGTTAAAGTTTACCATAAGAAGTACATGGAAGAAGGTAATGGTAAACAAAAGCAGAGAGAAGCAGTACAGAGATTTAGAGATAAACAAAAGGAGGGGAAACAATGAGACACACACGTAACAAGCAGATGGAGAAAGCAACTAATGGTAGATGGGGTAAGTATATGGACCGCAAAGTTAAGAACATACCTATTGCAAAGTTTAACCTAATCCAACTTAACTTGGACAAGTCCTTCCGATGGGAAAATGAGTTTGAAATAGAATCTGTACACCATAAAGGTAACTATCGTCAACAGAAATCATTCGGACTAGGTAAGTTTAATCCGTTCTACATCTATACGTTTGCACAAGTGTCATTCGAACGAAAAGGTACATCAGAGAAAACAAGAGTATACGTTTCGCACCAAACAAACGGAAGAGTTAAAGTAGAGGAAGTAATTACAGAAAGCTGGTGGAATAATGTACAGTAAACATAAATTCTATTGTCAACATCATAATAATCAAGGTGTTCATGATGAGCTAGTTAAAGTTCACCTTAAGTCAGAGTTTGAGATGGTTGTAAAGTATGAGGATACAGATTGTGAAACTAAGTTCAAACTAGTATTAAACAAACACCGTGTAGAGAGTTTTATAAGAATGTTAGAAGCAGCATACCAAGGAGAAGATGGTTATGAATCTCCTAAGATTGTAATGGAAGACGAAGATACGGAGTTATACATTGAGAATCAAGACTGTGCAGCTTCTATGCATCACGTAATAGCATTTGAAGATGGTAGTCGATACGAGTGTGTCCATCTATCATCTAGTGACCTGTTATTACTTAGTGTGATTGTAGGCAATCTAAATAGGAAGATGAACTACTAATGCAAGAGCTATTCGAATTCTATCTGTCACTAGCAGTTATTATTCTAATTGGGTATGCAGGGATTAATTCCATTGTGTACCTAATATGCTCATATATAAAATGGAGGAACAAAAGATGACTAGACATACTCGTAACAGACAGTTAAATAAGATAGGGGTAACGCATTATAAAATGAATGTAAGTATACCAGTAAGATGCTACCTAGCTATAGCGGAAGGTAATCTAGACCATACGTATAACTACTATGAGAGACTACCTAACTTTGTACTACCAGAAAAAGGATTCAAGAACTTCCATAAAACTGCATTGGAGAGATATGAATGACTAGACATACACGTAATAAACAGTTAAGAGATATTAACAAGAAGTTATATGGGTCGTATGAGATAAACATGTCAATGCCTACTAGTATCATGTATGAAAAAGGTTCTGGTAATCTTGATAAAGATTTCTTCTGGTTACGAAATCCTAGATGCGAAGTATCAGTTGAGCGCTGGAAGAAGAAACGATATAAAGAGAAAGATAGATTTAATATTCACACGAATATCGAGAACTTAATTTTCTTCGGTAATAATGGGTTCGTTAAGAGCAAATACAAATAAGGGGAGATTTATATGACTAGACATACACGTAATAGACAGATGGTAGAAATTAATAGACGTAACCCGCATAAGAAGCTAGTGTTACGTCACGAAATGAGCAGCATCAATGTAACAATGGAGAGTATTTACCGTGAACCTGTAGTATGGGACCTAGACCCTAACTTCCATACAGAACGAGTCACCATTTACATTCACAACTTCTTTAGAGACTTGTTGCCACTAGCGTTACATCGTAAATCGAACAAAGTAGAAGAACGAACTGTAACAGTATACTTCTTCACAAAGAAACAGAGCCATGTATCAGGTGAAGGTAGATACTTTAATAGAATCGTAGGGAGAGATAAACGTGGATTCCGTCATTATACAAATCGTCAGTTACCGGAACACATGCAAGGTATATTTGACAAAGAAGGATACAGACTAGCAATAGCTAATGGAGATGGAACATATTCTAGAACATACACTATAAAGTACACTAGAGAAAACTAATCAACGAGGAGGAGAAACATGTTAGCAATCGTTACAGTACTAGGTAGTATGGTAGTAGGATTAGTAGTCTTCTATCTTATCAGTGAAATGCTACTAGCAGTATTAGAATTCATGTTTAACGTGACAGATGAGACCATGGGTTACCGTATCATAGGCGGACTCATAATAGCGATTATTATATTCTCCTCTGTCATCCCTAAGTTACCATAATATGGAAGTACCCCATAACCAACGTTTAAAATTTTCTGGAAAATGATAGGGGGTGGGTGAATGGGTGTTGTTCTACTTATACTAGGTATAGGACTTTTAGTATTATGGTACATTGTTAATGATGAGATAAATAAAGCACAGAAGGTAAAAGACCAGATAGGGTATAACCCAAGTACGTTCGATGAGATGATGAACTTTATATTCGCAATGGTAACTATCATTCTAACAATCTTATACGGTGTGTGTACGGTATGTTACTTTATGGGGGTGATATAGATGATAACATTATATATGCTTACTACCTTAATTGTAATGGGGTGGGGTGTTAAAGTCATCTGGGATATGTGTGAGGAAGTTATAACGGACCCAGACCCTCCAACAGACGGACAGGTCGTATATATCATTATTATGGTAGTACTTGTATCAATTATGGAAATTGGTTTGTCAGGATTACTTGCAATGTTTTGGAGTATGTGGTAAAATATACTTATAAATAGGTAGGGGGTAGATATTATGGGACTATGGTTGGTTATACTTATCATCGGAGGAGGTAGTTATTACCTCTATAGGTTCGGACAGTACGTTAGAAACGGTGGTATTCGAGCAGACGGAACAAGTGTTCTAATCTGTATTGCTACAGCTTTAATTTTTTGTCTGGTAATTTTTTTCATCTGGGTACTTATAGCAGCAACAGGAATTTTGTAAAATAAAAGTATAGGGGGTGGGTATATTGAGAAGAAAGTTATTTAGCGTGTTTATTGTATCGTGGTTAGTTCTAGCTCCTGCAATATTGTACTGGTATACAAGATAGTATCTAATATATCAAAGTTTTTCACAGTTCCAAAAATTTTAACCTCAGGTAGACTGGGACTAAAATACTACTTGACAAATTTATGGTTTTATGATAGGGGCGGGGTTATACCACATTTAAACCAGTATGTCAAGTAAGCATATAAAAAAATAATTGTCAATAGGGTATAAAGGAGGGTCACCCCTCCCTATACTATTTATTCCATTTACGCAAATTCTCAATCAAGTCTTCGCACGCTCTTTGCAGGTCTCTAATAGCAGTATCCGTCTTATGCTCCTGCTTAACTACGCCGGACACAATAGCGCTAATCCGCTTGGATACATACGTAGCCTCTACCAGTGCCATATCATGCTTAACGCCCTTCATACCCTTGTCAATAAACGTCGAAGCGTCTATGATATGAACGTGCATATGAGCAGGTAATACAATTGAGTACGTTTGTCTAGTCTTATACATATCACCAAGCACCTCAGCATGTTTGGCAATCTGCTCCAGTTCAATAATGGCAAGTTCGATATTAGCGTTCATAATATCCCATCCTTATATAATAGTATTTGTCAAGCGTTAATTATAAGGGGCTTTACGCCCCGACTAGCAAGTGTATACTGATACGGCACCTTCTATATCAAAGTATTTAGCAAGCTTAGTACGCATCGCTTTTGCAGCCTTCAACGCTTCCTTCTCATCGTAGTACGTACCGAAGTATACGCAGAACATATAATCACCAGTCGTGTCATATGCAGAGAATTCGCAATCATATACTTCTTCTCCGTCTTCGTCGTTATTGTATACCATCACTGTATGGTAGTCAACGTCCTCCCATTGCTCGGACATCTCCTCCTTATATTCTGCTTTAATAGCAGTAATATTCTTAACATCATATGGAAGTTTAACTTCTTTAGATTCTTCCTTAACTGGATGTACTAATGACATTCTATCGTTATCTAAGTCAATTGGGAACCAGTCCAAACCATTATCAACCCATGCAATATTACCAGCATCATTTAAATCTACCATTGTACCAGTAAAAGAACGTCCATCTAAAGTTGTAACCATAACCTCTTTATTTAACATATCAATTGTATTCATCATTATAATCTACCATCCTTCGTTATGTATGCTAGCAAGGTGTTTCCCTGCTGCTCCTATAATATCTCATATATCGACTTATAATACAAGCCTTTGACAAAAAGTAATTATATTCGCAATTGTCAGAATATTATATACAGTTAATTTGTCAGAATATAAGATTTACTTGACATACGTATACTATTATGATAACCACATATGCGCACTCCTATGCAATGTAATAGGAGTTTTAAATTGTCTGATAGTCAGAATTATCTGATAACTTCCCATAACATATATTTATCCATTTGTCAAATCTATTTTAAAGGCTCTCACAAGCCCGTACAGCGATTCTAAGCTATCACCTTAGTATTTGTATTGCCTAGCCTCCTAACAGCCCGTACAGAGGAAACAGCCCCTCATCCCAGCAGTACCAAGGGCTCACAAATTGTCAGAATATTTAGTCATCTTATTATTGTCAAAATTGTCTGACTATTTGAATTGTCTGACAAATAGCTCACACACGTTTACCACACATCAACGCAAATGTCAAGTTAACAATGTATTCGAAATAGTCTGATAACTTGAATAGTCATAATTGTCAGATAACTTAACAGCAGCTCCGACCGAAACAATTGTCAGAATATTTAGAATAGCCTGACTAACATAATCGAGTGAATAGTTTGAATTGTCAGTTAATTCTATTGCAGTCTCTTACAATTGTCAGACTATTCATAACATTCACCCTATTCAAACTGTCAGATTATTCATACAGTTCCAAACATTCTAATTGTCAGACTATTTAACGTTCGTATATTATTGTCAGACTATTCATATTGTCAGAATATTAACTCTATTTTCCCGAGGGTTTTCAAATAAATTATCAGACTATTTATACTAATCCGAACAATAGCACAATTCGCACTATTATGACAGTCAGACTATTAGCAATATTGTCAATACTCATACCCTTCTTATTGTCAGAATATTTGCAATACTCTTTTAACTTGACAAATAGCCTCATCTGTGGTATTTATACGAGCTGCTAATTGTCAGAATATTTAGTTAGTCAGAATATGTATAAAAAACTTTTAATTTGTCTATGCTTGTATTATTGTCGTTTGATGTGCTATTCTGTTTAAGCAGGTCGATGCACATTTTGTAGATACCTGTTGTCGTAATTGTCTGACAATTGTCAGATAGTGCGATTGGCTCCGTGGGCGTAATTGCTCATGAGCTAAAAGGACAAGCCATACAGTTGCCTATGCGTTCTAGGGAGCTACTAAGGATTTTCGGCTCTGTTCCAGTGAGCTACTAGGAGTTGCGCTTGCATTCCAGTGAGCTACTAGCAAACCCCACATTATAGCAGGAAAGCCCTCACATTGTCGTGAAGGGCTTTTTTTGTTGTTCTTATACATTTGTACCAGTTAGTTTGTAAAACGACGTGTAACGGAGCGTGAGAGCTCTTAAAACACCTGTACAAGTTTGTAATACTCGTATATATTTGTACACAAGGATGCAATCTACTCTATCTAGCATGAAGCGTATACCAGAGAAAAACCT